TCATCTCCGTCACCTGCTAAAGTTCGATTGGTGTGCGAAGGCGAAGACGTATCTTACATGTTCAACGGTTATGGTACCGGTGAAGATGGCGTTGTCCAGTTTGTTCTACCTCAGATGTCTTCAAGGCTAGCTGAGGGAACTTACAACGCTCGAGTGGAAGTTCTGATCGAGAATCGCTATTTCGCGCCAGTGCAGTTTCAGATCGCCTTCAAGAAAGCATTGAAGGTCATGGCTGAATCGATTCAGGTGAAGAAGAAGCCTTCAACGCAAGAGTTCAAGGTGACAGCAACGCCGATTGTCGTGCAGAAGAAAGAGATATCTGCTGAGAAGCTGACTTTTGAGCAACGTCCAGCGCCAAGAACGCCAAGTGTCTCAGAAGACATTTCTTCGGCGAGAGCTAATTCAGCTTCTACGCTTCGTGAGCGTTATGCTTCGAAGACATCGCCAGATGCTCTAGCTAGCATCAAGCGCCTCGCCCAGCGCTTCTCAAAGTTAACGCCAAGGATTTTCTTTGCACGCTCTGCAGCGAAACTCGTCTTCGCTCTTAGATGCACCAACGATAAAGTCCTTGCACCGCGTGCATTGTTCGCCTCGAGGTGCTTCAATTCGGCGCGCAATTGATGCAACGTGCTGCACCATGACTGCTTGCTCACCAAGCCACTTCTTTGCTAGCTTGAACTTTTTGCAAGTGAGTTCGCTAATCTTAAATGACCCTGGATGGGTCAAATAATTGGGGACGTAACAGAGATACATCGGCGATGAATCGTATTCATCGTATGAGACGTTGATGATCTGGACTTTGATCTGCCTGATCGTCTTGTCCCTGTACCCAAAGTTGTCTTCGATGTTTAGAACCAGCTCGTCGCCAACATTGCTAGCCATAATTTAACTGTACCTCTCTTCAGATAAACGTTGCATACATGAGTTCAACCGGGTTACGTTCAATACATATTCGTAGTGCTAGATCGAAAAGGAAAGTAAAGAATGTCAACGTTTGTGCAAACAATCAGGCCAACGCCTTTTGGATTTTTCGATTCTGATGCTAGCTTTCAGACAGAAGCAGACGGCATGGTAACTTTCGTGAAGAGAAAGCTCGGCGATGATGTCTTGTCTGTCGAGCTGTCGAAGAAAGAGATATGGGCATGCTTTGAAGAAGCATGCTGCGAGTACGCAAGGAAAGTTCACGAGATGAAGATCCAGTCAGAGCTGGCAAACGTGCTAGGCATGCCGACTGGAAGCTTGAATGACATGACGAACCGTTACTTGCACCAGACTCTTGAGTATCTCATGAGGCAGGCTTCGCCGTATGCTTCCTACGCTGGCGTTGGAGGTTCGTACGATGCAACGTTGGGCTACTTTGATCTCGAGGCAGGACGTCAGGATTACAACATCTACACTGAACTAAAGGATGCAGTCTCTGGCAGCGTTATATACACCAACATGACGACAAAGAGTCCAATTCGCATCATTGAAGTCTTTCACATGGAGCCGCTAGCTGCTCAGCACTTTTTGCTTAACGCTAGCAACATCACCAACTTTCTAGCAACGAACTTCAACTACGAGTCTTACGTCAACAGCACCGTGTTCTACGTGCTGCCGATCTTTGAAGACGTTCTTAGGAGAGGGATGCTTGAAGCAGCGTTCAGAGTGAGAAGGTCAAACTACAGCTATGAGATCATCGGTAGCAAACTTAGAATATTTCCGATTCCTTCTACGACTCTTCAGCTGGGTAAGTTGTTCGTTAAAGTTCAAGCTGGTGCATCTGATCCTCTGAATGCAACTGCGTTGCAAGGATTGGATCAAACTATCTACGGCGTTTCCGGACCGCAGAACGTGCCGCTAGGAAACATCCCTTTTGCAACGATCACTCAACCAGGTCGTCAATGGATCAGGCAGTACACTCTTGCGCTGTGCAGAGAGTTGCTTGGAATCACCAGATCGAAATTTCAGTCTATTCCGATTCCTAACGCAGACTTGCAGTTGAACGGTGAGTCTCTAGTTTCGACAGCAAGAGAAGACAAAGAGAAGCTTCTAACGCAGCTGAAGGAATTCCTTGATAATCTGACGAATGCTAAGCTCGTCGAGCAGCAAGCAACTCTAGCAGAAAACTTGCAGAAGCAATTGCGCTTCGTTCCTATGCCGCATGCAATCGTGATTGGATGATGAAATATGTCACGATTGTTCATAACTCCAAGAGAACTTAACTTCATATCAGATATCACAAAAGAACTGATAAAGGATATTGTTGGCCAGAAGATCTACTATTATCCGATCTCAGAAGCAAAGACTTTGACAGTAGGAATCTACAACGAAGCGATCAAGAAAGTTTTTGATAATCCGATAATCATCGATGCTCTTGTCGATTCCCAGTACCAGATTGATACCAAGATCGGAAAGTACGGCGTTGACCAGCAATACAAGCTTGAATTGTTCGTTCAATACAGAGACATCGTTGAGAAAGGAATAAACGTCCAGATAGGTGATTTCTTCTCTTTCAACGACGTGTTCTACGAGATTACCGAAGAACAAGTCATGAGAAACATCTACGGTTTGCCAGAGCACAAAGACGGCGTGAAGATCGTCGGTTTGAAGGCAAGAGAAGAGCAATTCAAGGCGCTTCTCATGGGTCCAACAGATATCTCACGGCCAGAAGATGATGCAGTCCAGAAGACGTTTGAACAGCAGAGAGGTCAGTCGTTGGATTCTCGAGGCGAGCCGACCGGTGATGTAAGAGATTTGGTGAGAGCTGGCGTTCTAGATCCTCCGCTTACTGGAGCTCGCGAGGTTTCCTCGCGTGGCGATCCAGACGGCGTCGGATCATCATTCTACGATGAGGATCCATGACCAACAGATTTAACGCTAGAGGAGCAGTCAATCACGGTGTAGCACCGCTTCCATCTGGGTACCCAGAAGGCCCGACTACGTCCATCGCCATCCCGCCAGTAGGGATTGAAGACGTCGATGTGTCCTTGTTCCAGTTGTTCAACAAAGAGTTGCCGTTGCTAGTGACAGAAGGTGAAGGCACCGGTACGAAAAGAGTACCGATCATCTTTGCCGGTGGTGAGAAGTGGGCACTCATCAAGAAGAACAAGTCGATAAGAGACAAGAATGGTTCTTTGATCCTACCGATCATAGTGATCGGACGTACTAACATAACGCAATCACCAGTCACTGACATCACCGGTCGGGGAATCAACCAGATGACCGGCGAGATCATAGTGAGAAGAAAACTAGATAATTCAGACCGTAGCTACCAAGGTTTGATTAATCGAGTTTTTCTGCGTCACTCGAGTGGGCTTGGTGTGCCAGTTGCGATGGCTGACAGCGGTCAGCTAGCCACTGAGCGCCGCGTCGGCGAGCTCGGGGATGAAGTTGGAATCGTTGCTGATGGCGGCTTGATGGTACCAGATCGCACAAACAACATCTACGAGACGCTTGTTGTTCCATCACCGCAGTTTTACACAGCAACGTACGAAGTTGAGATCTGGGCGCAGTACCGTCGACAGATGAATCAGCTGCTTGAGACGTTGATCTCTTCTTTCTTGCCGCAGACACGTGGTTGGAAACTTTCAACACCAGCCGGTTATTGGTTCGTTGCAACGCTAGCAGATGAAAATTTCACGCCAGACATGAACTTTGATGACATGAGCACCGCGGAAAGGATGATCAAGACGAAGTTTGAGATCAACGTTCCTGCGTACATCTTGGCATCGTCAGCACCAGGCGTGCCGCTAGCTGTGAAGCGCTACGTTTCAGTCCCAGAAGTTAACTTTAGCGTCGGTCTACCGTTGCCAGAAGCAACTGTTAGAGATGGCGTTGATGATCCATTCTTGGGAGCTGACGATCCGACGTTGCCGTTGTCTGCCGTTAGAAATGGTAGACGTGATCAAAGAGAAACTGGGCGAGGTCGTCTGTTCATTGCTAGCGAACAGATCGATCCAAATGATCCAGCTCTTCAAGCATTCTCAAGGGGAAGAAACCCACCTCAGTACAAGAGATACTTGGCTCGTAATTCTCGTGGTGAACTTGTTGAAAGGTTCGTTCGAATCACAACTGTTAATTCTAACACTGGTGAAACAGTCTACTCGACGGGCGTAGACATGGGCGACTTGTCAATAGAAGTGATCGATGGATTAGCACCAATCTCACGCGGTTTTCGTCAAGAACCTTTGATACTTATCGTAGCGATTCCAACCACAGAAGAGAAGATCGATGCCAGAGCAAACATTTAAGTCACCAAATTTTTACGAGCGCGAAATTGATCTTTCAGCTCCGCAGATTGCAGGTCCCGTCGGCGTACCGGCTGGTGTCATCGGAACTAGCAACAAGGGACCAGCGTTTGTGCCGGTCACTGTTGGAAATTTTGATGAATTCGTAGCTAGATTTGGTAATCTAGATCCAAAGAGATTTGGACCGTATGCTGTCAAAGAATTCTTGCAGCACAAGACCGCTCTAACGTACTTGAGAGTCCTTGGTGCGGGAGCAAACGCATCTTCTTCTGACATTCTTACGACTCAAACGACCGGTCGAGTTCTGTCGGCAGGCATGTACTTGAATGGAACGGCAGCGGCTCACGATAACCTTGGTCGTCACAACGGTGCGGTGCAGTTCCTTGCTGCTCGGCACACGCTGCAGACGAATGAAGCTTACGGAATCCCGCTCTTCACTGACAACGATTCTTACACTGGTTCTACTGTTAACTTGATTAGAGGCATGATCATGACACCAACCTCTTCGAGGGTCATGGTCCTTGGCGGTGGAACTGCGGCACCTCTTGGAACGTTCAACGGATCTAACTCTGATTCAGCAACGTTGTCTAGCGGCAAGTTCAAGCTGATCATCTCTTCTACGTTGGGAAACACGTTCTGGAATTCAGACAATAACCCAGGCGTGAAGATCTTCACTGCTAGCTTGAACCCAACTGACGCAGATTACTTTGCGAAGATCCTTAACACGGATCCGGACAAATTCGTCTCTGAGCAGCACTACTTGTATGCTGATTTCCCAGTTGATGATGAGCTAGCAACAGCAACAGTCGTCGGCGTCCTCTCTGGGTCGAATGTCACTTCAGCTAATTCTGGTGATACCACGCTAGCAATGAGGAAAGCGTTTGGTGCTTTCGACACTAGATACAAGGCACCATCAACTTCGTACTTCATCTCGCAACCTTTCGGTGCAACTGAGTACGATCTGTTCAAGTTTGAAGCTCTTGATGATGGTGAATACGCAAACACTCTCTACAAGATTGCAATTACTGATCTTAAGGCATCGCTCGATGATTCAAACCCTTACGGTACGTTCACCGTGCAGGTGAGAGATTGGACAGACACGGACACGAATCCTAAGGTTCTAGAGTCATTCCCTAACTGCTCTTTGAATCCAACCGCTGCGAACTACGTTGCGAAGCTAGTTGGTGATAGAAAGGTTACGTTTAACTTTGATGCAACTGTCGACGCCGAGCGCAGGATTGTCACCTTCGGAAAGTACGATAACAAGTCTAGGTACGTCAGAATCGTCATGACTGACGCAGTCGAGAGGGCACTAGTTCCTCAGAAGACGCTTCCATTCGGATTTCATGGACATCAGCTTCCAAAGACAAACGATCTTCTGACTGATACGTCTCCTTCGACAGCAACGTCAAGGTTGGCGGCATCGTTGGGCGTATCTGTTGCATCTTCTCTGTCTGGTTCCTTGCTCCCACCAGTGCCTTTCAGAGTGAAAGTTACGAAGGGCGATGCACCTTCTGGTGCAGCTTGGCAAGGTCTCCCAGGTTCAACAGAGCTTGTTTTGTCGCAGCTTTACTGGGGCGTTAAGTTCGAAAGAAACACGAATGCTCTGAACCCAAATCTTGTCAGCGAGAAGAACGCGCTGCTTGCATCTTACACGAAGTTCCTTGGCATCGATAAGCTCGATGTTCTGGTAAGCGGATCTGGTGCAGACACGTTCAACAACAACAAGTTTACGCTTGCAAAGGTTGCTTTCTCCAACGGTGCGATCACGCACCTCACTGCATCTGTCAACGAACACATGAAGGAAGCTGCGTACATCAGAAATGGTAAGCTTGATACGTCGAACTACACGATCAACGATTCAGCTATCGGAACGAGAGTTACGCTAGCTACGATCCTTGCAAAGGACACAGCAGCGAACTTTAACAAGTTCTCTACGTTCACCAAGTTCGTCACCTTCATGGGTGGCGGCTGGGACGGCGTCAACATCCTTGATAGGGATGCACGCAGGCTCAACGATAAGGCATCATCGTTCGATGCGGGTGGCGGAGCAGAAGTTGGTTACACCGCACCAGGCCTTGGATTCAATCCAAGCGGTACTGGTCAGCTTAACTCGACTGTTGCGTCTTACAAGACTGCAGTTGATATCATGACTGATCCAATGACTGTCAACACTAACATCCTCACGATCCCTGGTATCAGAGAGACGTTTGTGTCTGATTACGCTATGAAGAAGGTGCGTGACTACGGTCTAGCATACTACGTCATGGACATTCCTTCGTACGATGATGCATCAGCTCGTCTGTACGATGATTCAACAGCACGCCCATCTGTTGACAAGACGGCGGAGCAAGTTGACACAAGAGCGATTGATAACAACTACGCTGGAACGTACTACCCAGACGTATACATCGATGATGCTACGAACAAGCGTAGGGTCAAGGTGCCGGCGTCTGTTGCAGCGATGGGTGCTTTGGCATTCAACGACAGGGTTGCATATCCTTGGTTCGCACCAGCAGGTTTCAACAGAGCGTCTCTTGACTTTGTCAGCAATGTTGCTGTCAGATTGAACGTCTCTGACAGAGATAGGCTTGATGCTTCTAGGATCAACCCGATCGCAACTTTCCCAAGGTTGGGCTTTGTGATCTACGGTCAGAAGACGCTGCAGATCAACAAGTCTGCTCTTGACAGAGTCAATGTCAGGCGCCTCCTCCTAGAAGTCAAGAGAATCATCATTGACATCGCACAGCGCGGCGTGTTTGAGAACAACACGCCAGAAGTTAGAAACAAGTTCGTTGCAGATGCAACGTTGCAACTCGGACTCATCCAGGCGCAAGCTGGTGTTGAGCAGTTCCAAGTTGTGATGAACGAAACGAACAACACGCAGGAAGACGTCGATCTTAACCGCCTCAACGGAAAGATCATGATTGTTCCAACACGCACAATCGAGTATATCGCAATCGACTTTATCATTACGAACAGCGGAGTCACGTTCGGCTGATGGTGAAATTACGAGTTCAACAACAATCTTTCCGCACGTAGTGTGCGGAAAGATTGATACTTACACTGCAGAGGCATAGGATGTCACAGATAAAGTTTGGAAGTGCTGGAGTTTCAGCAAAAGAAATTGACCTATCAGGTCCAGTTGTTCAGCAACCTGTCGGCATCCCAGCCGGCGTCATCGGAACTGCAACAAAGGGTCCGGCATTCGTGCCAGTCACCGTTGGTTCTATCGATGACTTCTACCTAAAGTTCGGCAAGACAGACGGAAAAAAGTTCGGTCCGCTTGCTGTTACTGAGTGGCTAAGAAACGCCGGAGCTTTGACGTACGTTCGAGTTCTTGGTGTAGGTGACGGCAAGCAAAGAGTTGCTGATGGAACGACTGCTGGCTCTGTCACAAACGCAGGTTTCACAGTTGGTAGCTTGCAACCACGATCATCTGATGGTGCTCTAGCTGGAAACGATTATGCAAACTCTGGAACGCTTGGATCACCGCTTGGAAGAACGTATTTCCTCGGCGCCTTCATGTCAGAGTCTGCTGGTTCAACAGCGTTCTCTGATGCAGGCCTGCAGGGCGCAGGTTCTGTAACACCTGGCATCACAAGCTCAGTTCCAGTCCTCAGAGGTGTGCTTATGGCACCTTCTGGCGTCATCCTTCGCCTCTCATCGTCTGCTGAAGGAACGAACTCAGCTCCTTCTTCCACGCTTGTTGCTACAGATGCTACTGCAAACGGCAGCATGATCGGTGCAGTTGTTTTGACAGATGGATCAGTTTCGAAGCAAGACTTTGTCATGCTTCTCAACGGCCACAAGGGAACAGATCCTCTGTACCCGAACGTGATCACTGCATCCTTCGATCTTACTTCACCAAATTACTTTGCAAACGTTCTGAACACTGATCCTTACAAGATGCAGCAAGCAGGTCACTACCTGTACGCATCTTGGGACATCCACCCAGCCGTTGCAGCAGTCACTGGTTCTGGTCTAGTGTACCCAGTCAGCGGTGCCGCGGGTTCTAGAGTTGCTAAGTCTGGTCAGGAATCATCAGCATTCTTGACAACTGGCTCACTTGGAAGAAATCTTGGTTCTTCGACTGTACCAAACTACGAGTCATTCTCTGATAGATTCTCCCATGCTAAGTCCCCTTGGGTTATCTCTCAGAAGTTCGGTGGTTCAGCAGCTAACCTATTCAGGTTGCACGCTCTCGACGCCGGCGCTGGAGTTTCTACTCTCTACAAGGTGTCTATCGAGAACATCACACCTTCGTCTGATTCGCAGAATCGTTACGGTACCTTCGATCTTGTCTTGAGAGACTGGTCTGATAGAGACGGTAACTTGATTCCTCTGGAGCAGTTCAGAGGTTTGTCGCTCGATCCAAGCTCTGATCGTTACATTGCTAAGATCATCGGCGATGCTCATGTGTTCTATGACTTCGATCGTTCAGAACCGGCACAGAAGCTTGTTGTAGATGGAAACTACACGTCCAACTCCAACCTCGTAAGAGTGGAAGTTGATCCTGGCGTTGAGAACCAGACTGTCGATCCAACAGCACTTCCGATGGGTTTCAGGGGTATTGAGCACCTGGTCACGTCTGGATCTGCTCCTTTGACGTCGATCGCAGGAACGCAGCTTAGCGCAGGAACTTACTTGAAGAGAGTGGTCACTCCACCTCTTCCAATGAGAACCAACATCACTGCCGGCAGCGGCAACAAGGTTCAAGTGAACCCGCTTCTCTACTGGGGCGCTCAGTTTGAGCATGTCACCAGCTTGTCAACACCAAATGCATCGACGTATAAGAACGATTCGATGAAGGCTTTTGCCAAGTACTTCCCTAACTTCTCTACTGTGAATCAGAACTTCTCAGTTGGTGACAACACGGGAGACGTTGACACAGACACGTGGGGTATCATCGATGCAGATAGGTTCTGCAACAACATGTTCACGCTGGAAAATATCCAAGTTGTGACCGGTTCGACCACGTACGCTGATTCTGCTCAGTGGGCATCTGCTCAGTATGTCAGGAATGGAAACATCACTGCTTCTGATTCTGCCAAGACTCGTAGATTCTCTGTCAATGACTTGATTCAGGCAAACAGAAGGTACGCAAAGTTCTCCTTCTTGATGCAAGGTGGTTTCGATGGCGTCAATCTCTTTGACAGAGACTCTGTTGAGATCAACAACGCCGCAGTCACTGCAGACATGAATTCTTCGACAAGAAATCGTGATCAAGGTGCAAACGTAAGATCTTACGCAAAAGCGCTAGAGATCATGAAGAACGTCGTCAGCGTTGATGTCCAACTTCTAGCAATCCCAGGCATCAGGCATGCAATCGTAACAGATGCTGCTGCAGATGCAGTAAGGGAGAGATTCGACGCTCTATACATCATGGATATCGAGCAGTTTGATAACACTGGCACCGAAGTCACGTCAGACAGCCAGATGCCTTCTGTCACGTCGACGGCTTCATCGTTCAGCTCTAGGGCAGTTGACAACAGTTTTGCAGCTGCATACTTCCCAGACGTTGTGATGCCAGATCCTAACACGAAGACTAACCTCGTGGTTCCTCCTTCTGTCGCAGTCCTGGGCGCACTAGCGTTGAATGACGCGGTGGGTCACCCATGGTTTGCACCAGCAGGCTTCACCAGAGGCGCTCTGTCGACGACGCTGGAAGCAAGAGTTCAGCTGTCCAAGACGAACATGGATGCTCTGTACGATGTCAACATCAACCCAATCGTTGCATTCCCAGGGAATGCATCTGGTGGAACTAGCCCGAAGGGCGGAGTTGTTGTGTGGGGTCAGAAGACGCTTCAGGCCGCTGCATCAGCTCTTGACAGAGTCAACGTAAGACGACTCCTGATCGAGATCAGAAGGCAAGTCAGAGACATCTCTAGGACGATCATCTTCGAGCCAAACAGAGCCGCGACGCTCGCAAGGTTCTCTTCAGCCGTCACACCACGTTTGCAGAGAATCCAGGCACTGTCTGGTCTTGAGAGGTTCAGGGTCATCATTGATTCTTCAACCACGACGCAAGCAGACATCGAGAACAATACGATTCGAGGAAAAATCTTCGTGCAGCCAACCCGTACGATAGAGTATGTCAGTCTTGATTTTGTTGTAACAAACAACATTCAAGCAGCATTAACTTCCAACTGAATCAGTTAACTTCAAACGCTCGGATTGTTCATCCGAGCGTTTGTTTGTTACAATAGTACCAACTGAATTGAGTAACTTAATGCATGTTATCTACAGACACACAAACAAACTAAATTTGAAAATTTATGTCGGGCAAACAGTAACGTTGAATGAAAATACAGCTGAAGAGTCTATGTACAAAAGATGGGCATCACATTGCAAAGATGCAAAATTGAATTCAAAACTAAGATTTCACGTAGCAATTAGAGATTTTGGAGAAGAAAATTTTCTTCATGAAGTTATAGAAATATGTGAAAATCAAGAGCAAGCAAATCAACTAGAAATATTTTGGATCGAAAAACTTAAATCGTATGTTGCTTACGGTGGTTATAACATGATCCTCGGAGGTGGCGTTGGATCTGGCAGTAGAAATCCAATGGCTATTTTGACAGAAGAAATTGTAGCTAAGATAAAAGCAGCATGGAATGAAGAAAAACCATACGAAACGTTGTTGTTGGGTGAATTTTATCAAAAATATGCTAAGCTTTATGGTGTTAAACCAGACACTATAACCCACATCATTAAAGGCAGATTGTGGATGGGTGTTGGGCCCATTGTTGAATGTTCATCAAATGATCATACCGGCAAAAGTCCAATAACCGGCTCCAAGTTGAAGAAGAAATGGAAAGAAGATGAAGACTTTCGTCAGAGAGAAATCAAAAAACGACAAGGTGAGAATAATTCAAGTGCAAAATTGTCAGAAGAAACTATTCGACAAATAAGACTAGACTTCCAGCAAGTTGATGTAACTAAATTTGGTGCAAAATCAATTTTCTACAGACATATGGCTGAAAAATATTCTGTGACGCCAGAGTTGATATGCGGAATTGTCAGAAGAACGTGTTGGAAGCACGTCACTTAATACTTAACTTTAGATGAAAATTACTGAATCGCAGCTAAGAAAGCTAATCAAGGAAGTTCTGAAGGAAGAGGCTGAACTGTCCGAAGCATCCATGGAGCAAGCCAAAGTCCAGGGTCCGCTTAGAGACTTGTACACTTCCCTTCAGACTGCCAAGAAGCAGCTTGGCCGTGAGGGTGCAAAGAGAGCCGTGTCAGAGCTGATGCAGAACACTTCTGAGTCTGAGAAGGCTCAGCAGCTGCTGAAGGCGATCACGCAGATCGAATCAAACATCGATTCAGTGATGAACTGGCTCAATAGCACTTCAGCTTCAAGCATGACCAAAGACCCTTGGGCAGGCGTGGGCAAGAGAAGCTGACCAGTTAATTCATAAATTAGGGTATGGAAAACCTCGGATCTTTTTTCCGAGGTTTTCTCGTTTCAATCTGTGGGCCGTAGAGACGGTAAGAGCGCCATCTCGTAGAGCATGTTGCCGCACCCATATATCTTGACAACGCCAGCTTCTTCTGCAACTTGAGCTTCAGTCAGACCCATGGGTTTGTTGGCTTTGAACTTGAAGCGATTGAAGCGGTTGTCAAAGTCAGTCCACCAGAATCGTGGAGGCGTAGAAGAATTAAACTTCCAACCAGCGCGTTCCCATGACTTGCCATTTGTTCCTAGTCGAGTGTCGATGTAAGATATCATCTTGCGTGCTCCCATCAGCTTTGACTGTGCAGCACAGTGCTTTGTCAGACGACCCAGCCATCCTCTGACGTTAACGTTTGACACGCAGCACGCTCTAGCAATTTCAATTGCATCTTTGTGCGCAGAATGAAACGGTTTTCTTACTGACATGCAAGCAAGCAGCTCATCATTTTCAAACAACCCGTACGCAGCATTGCTAGCAACGTCTCCATCGATGTGATTCACGTTGAAGAATGCTTTACGTTCTTGCGTGCTCACGCTTCGCACAGTGCACTTTCTTGCATCGTACTTTTTAGAATGAAGCTTAAGCTTATGATCGATCATGCTGCAGACGATGTCACGCTTGTTTTTCCATTCATCTTCGAAGATGTGAAGAAGGTTAACTTGATTCTCTTGAGCCTTGATTGACTTGTTGTTGTGATAGATAGAAGACTTGTTTATGACGCTGTGCCAGTACAACCCATTGTACTCGATCCCAAAGCGATGTTCCGGAACGTAGATGTCAATTTCCAGACCTTGCAGAACGTCTCTCCTACAAGAATCAACAGCAACATTCTTGCTCTTTACGTACTGATATATTTCAGATTGCGCAACTGAACCAGTCGAATCGCAAGACCAGCATCTTCCAGATTGAAGGCGCCGCAGCGAGCTGTTCCATTCTTTTGAGCACCGCGTGCACTTCACGCTTATGTTAGGAACGTTGTCATTGATGTAGCAAGATGCATCAGGCATGTTCAACGCAAGCGTTCCATGAGATTCAACTCGCTCTTTTATCTCTTCGTACATCAATCTCTTTGATGCATCAAGCTTCTCTCTCAAGTTTTTATTTGAGTGCGTTATAGCAACTTTTGCTGCCATCGCAGCGATCTTTTCGCTGCTTGCTTTGTTGAGACCTTTTGCCCAAGGAACCAACTGTCCTTCTTGAAACATCCTAGAAAGATTATCGCTAGTTGCTTTAAGCCTATCGTCTGTTTCTTTAGTGAGACCCTTCGACCAGATCTTTATCTTACCTTCTTCAAATGCTGCTTTTCTTCCGGCGCTTGTTGATGCTGCTCTTGATGCGACCCTTGGGTCTGTTTCTTTAGTGAGACCTTTCGCCCAACCTGTCTTGCCTCTAAGCTTGTTCTTTCTGCTTTCTGAGATTTGAGCAGCTTTTTCTGGGGAGTATACTGCGTATATGTTCGAACTGTGTCCCTTCAACGTTCCGTTATAACCGCTGTGCCAAGATATCCAAGTTGTTTCTGCTCCGCAACCGCACTTACACTTGATCGGTCCGTTGTTGACCTTATCCCAAGCATCTTTTGTCGTCATAGAGTGCAATGACTTCATGTGTTCATCGAACGCAGTTAGCTTCTTTGTGGTGAATTCGCAGAACGGACAGTTAGCCGCAGCTGGATTCTTTCTAATAGCGTACATGCAAGCTCTGCATGGTTTGTTCTTCTTGGCTGCGCCTCGGGCTGCAGCATCATTTGCATGTTCTATGATTTGTGAACATGACGGACATGTTCGTTCATTAGGTTTCATCTATTCTATAGTATCCATTGCTCAACAGAAAGTAATTTTTAGTTTGTTCTAAAGTTATCCATGCTGATATTTGTTTAACACCAACAGTGGTTTAGAAGGAAAGTACCATGCCAGCAGAGACACTAGACGTTTCGTCAATGATTCCGAACAAATTCGAGCCAAAGCGTAAAAATCGTTTCGTCTTGATGATCGAAGGTATCGATGCATACCTGATTAAAACAGCAGCTCGTCCGACGGTGACGACGGAAGAAGTTGAGATTCCATTCATCAACTCTCACCGTTACCTCGCCGGCAAGACGAAGTTTAACACGATCGCTGTGACTCTCTATGATCCGATCGCACCATCCGGCGCGCAGCAGGTCATGGAGTGGATCAGAACGTGCTACGAGAGCGTGTCCGGCCGTGCTGGTTACGCTGACTTCTACAAGAGAGATATCCAGCTTAAGATGTTGGATCCTGTCGGTACAGTAGTCGAACTATGGGATGTCAAAGGTGCATTCTGCACTGAAGTCAACTTCGGTGAATTGACATATGAAGACGGTGGACCAGGAGAAATTTCTCTAACGATCAGAGCTGATAACTTCGTTCTACAGTTCTGAAGCACAGATTGCAACATCAGTTGCAACTGGAATATACAACTTTGTAGGCTGTGGTATAGTTATGCCATGGCCTACGATCGTATCAAGTGTCCGAACTGTTCTCTTGATTTTGGGCAAGAGCTTCGTTTCCTAGATCATCTAACAGATGTGCATGGGATCACTGACCATGAACAACATTACGTTGATGTTATTTTGAGTGGGATCAAACCGACATGTGGTTGTGGTTGCAACGAACACGTTAACTGGTCTAGTTGGAAGAAGGGTTACACGTCAAAGTTCAAACGTGGACACAATGCCGTTGTCGATTCCGTGTATCTAAATCCAGAGAAGCAAGTGGAATTTGCAAGGAAAAGACATGATGGTTATGCTAGTGGCCAGTACAGCACTTGGAACAAAGGCCTGACGAAAGAAACGTCTGAGAAAGTTGCGATAACTTCTCAGAAGATATCAACTTCCTTGAAAGAAGGATATAAGTCAGGAACGATCATTGATTGGCACAAAAAAGATCCTGCAGCGGCCGTCGCCGCAGCCACGAAAATCTCAAGCACAAAAAAGAAGAAATTTCAAACTGGTGAACTGAACGTCTGGAACAAAGGTATGACTAAAGAATCAGATGAAAGAGTTGCATCAGTTTCAAACACAATAAAGCATCAAATTGAAGCGGGTCATGTTATTCCTTCAAAAAGATTGTCATCTGATGAATTTTTGTCATTGATTTCGAAACAAAAGACTTTTTCTTTGGTGTCTGATCCTTCAACATATAAAAACAAATATGTAAAATTTGACTTTAAGTGCAATACCTGCGGAAAAATATCAAAAAAGAACTTGATGATGATAAAGAGCGTTCCTGTTTGCTTTAACTGTCATCCTAAGGAATCCAAAGCACAGATCGAAATATACGATTACGTTCGATCCTTGGCGCCTGATGCAGTGCTTTCTGATAGAACTGTAATCTCACCAAAAGAGATTGATGTGTTTGTTCCTTCGAAGAAGTTCGGAATTGAGTATGATGGTCTTTATTGGCACAGTGAAATTATCGATAGCGACAAGAAAAGAAGCCAAAAGAAGCATGATGCTGCATTGAATGTTGGAGTAAAGCTTCTTCACATATTTGAAGATGAATGGCGAGACAAGCAAGAACTTGTGAAATCAATGATAGCTTACAGGCTTGGAACATCTTCAAAAGTAATTGGTGCACGTAAGTGTGAAGTGAAAGCACTTACAGTTCAACAAAGAAAGCAATTCATGAATGCTAATCACCTTGAAAATGATTGCAATTCTTCTGCTTCGTGGGGATTGTTTTACAATGGTGAGCTTGTTTCCGCGCTATCACTTCGTCGACCTTTTCATGCACGTTATAGAGATGCATACGAAGTTGGCAGGTTCTGCAACCTGATGAACATAACCGTTCCAGGAGCTCTTTCTAAGTTGCTTAAAGTTGCTATAACGTGGGCGAAAAGCAAAGGTGCTGCTCGCCTGCTGTCTTACGTTGATCTTCGCATAGGGGATGGTTCTGGATACGAAAAAGCCGGCTTTAAGCTCATCTCCAGTTCAAGTCCAAGATTTTGGTGGACAGACTACAAGAATCGCTTGAATCGTTTTGCTGTAAAAGCTGATGCATCTTCGGGTTTGACACAAATAGATGCAGCGAAGAACGCTGGCGTTGTAGCGATTTGGGGATGTGGTAATCAAATACTAGAGCTGAAAATTGAGGAGAAGAATGAATGAGTGATGTTGTGCTGCCGGGTTGGGCTAAGTGTTACAGTGATTCTCAAGCGTTGATTGATCGCATCATGCGTTACTTTCACCGTAAGTCAAGGCCAGTGTACCTCGGCGAGATCTCGATAGAGACCGGTCTGTCGTTGAAGAAGACAGAAGAGTTGCTGCAATGCTTCGTTGAAGCTCAGCTCATCAAACCAGCACCAAAAGAGACGCTGAAAAAGTTGGGATCAGATGAATCGTCCGTGGTCTTTGTGCTGTCTGGAAGTTCAGATTTGAAGTTCGCGTACCTAGAATAGGTTGAACGTGTGCCACGTCTTTATTTACGCTGCAAGTATTGCAAAGTAGAATAAGACGAAGGAATAACACATGTCAGAAGATCGCGAAGTAAAGAACGAAATTTTTAGAGGCGCCGCTGTAGATCCACGAATTCCTACGACGACTGCTGCCGAAAAGGTGAAGGCGGATTTCGGTCTAGACATTCCAGTTGAAACAGTGCCCCTGCCCAGCGCCGGCCTGACGTACCCAACGTCATCACCTTTGCACGGCAAAGAGACTGTTGATATCAAGTCGATGACGGCTCGGGAAGAGGATATTCTCACTAGCAAAGCTCTCTTGAAGAAGGGAACTGTGATCACTGAACTGATCAAGTCATGCCTTGTTGACAAGTCTGTCGATCCACGTGACATGTTGTCTGGTGACCGCAATGCGTTGATGGTCGCGATCAGAATCACTGGTTATGGCGCTGAGTACGATGCAGAGCTAGAGTGTCCGGAATGCGGCACGAAGGCTTCTCGCCAGTTTGATCTTTCTCGTCTTCCGATCAAGAGGTTGACGATCGAACCAGTCGTTCAAGGAACGAACTTGTTTGCATGCCTCCTACCAGTCAGCAGGAAGATGGTTCACTTCAAGTTCATCACCGGTAAGGATGAAGAAGACATGTCAGCAACTGCTGAGAAGCAGAAGAAGCTTGGTCTTGCGTCTGATGCAACTGTCACCAGCAACTTGCTGTACTCTATCGTCTCGATTGATGGCATCGATGATCGTTCCAAGATCGCAGGGTTTGTCAGGTCAATGCCAGCACGAGATTCCTTGACGCTTCGTAATTACATCAAGGATCACGAGCCAGGCATTGAGATGAGGCAAGAAACTTCTTGCCCTTCATGCGATCACGAAGAGGAGGTACAGATGCCGCTAGGCGTCAACTTTCTTTGGCCTTCGGCCGGAAGATAAAGAACAGCTCATACTTGAGCCTGCGTTCTTGTGTCTTTACTACGGCGGCTGCACGTGGACGGAAACGTACAACATGCCAGTCGCCTACAAGAGATGGCTGATCGAGAGGATCGTTAAAGAGATCAATAAGGGCGGTGACGATGAACCACCACCCACAAAAGCTTTGCACCAGAACACGCCAGAAGTAAGGGCGATGCAAGGTCGTCAGCGTGCGCAGGTACCTTCAAGGCTCAGACGTTTCACTTGATGATACTTACATCATGCCGAACGAGAAGTGGACGTCTGCAGGCGGTGTTGTTCTAGATTCGCTTGAAGAACCGTATCGAGTGTACGTTTGCAAGCCGTCTAACAATTACGGTCCGTGGACTTTTCCAAAAGGAAGAGTTGATGCTGGCGAAGGTCTAGAAGAAACTGCGCTCCGCGAAGTTCAAGAAGAGGCAGGCGTTCCAGCCAAGATGCTTCCGAACGGTTCGCTTGGAACTGGTGTTGGGTCGTACAGCATCACGCACTACTTCATGATGGTCAGAACCGGTCCGGTCGGTGCTCATGATTATGAGATGGAAGAAGTGAGATGCTGCACTCTTGATGAAGCGCAAGAACTGTTTGTATCAGACGGTAACAGCAGAGATGTTGGTATCCTTAATCGAGCAGCTGCATACATAGAGAAGAACGTTAAAGGAAAAGAGAAGATGTCTGAGTCAAAAGTTATCAACGAATTGAAGACAAATTTGCTCGGTAAGATCTTCTTTGCTACGGTTGGAGCGTGGTTGGTGGGTAAAGCTGTCAACGTCAAACTTCGCGGTACTAATGAGCAAGTCCAAACCGTGGCCAACGCGTTGCTAGCGTCAAAGAAGTTTCAGGATGAGCTGAAGCACCCAGGTGCAACGGTTGAATCTGTCATGAACAAACTTAGCGTGAAACACATGACTGCTCAAGAGTTCGAGAAGCAATTTAACATTCCGTTCCCGTTGTTATTTTATGCTACTTTTATCACTTTTGAAACTTCGCGTCGCAAATCACTTCCGAAACAACTGGTAAAGAACATGACTGATAACGAAATAAGAAACCTACTTGTAGGTTGAGGTCTAAGTGGCGGGCCCAGTAGATAAAGACCAGGTTGATATTGCGACAAAGCTAGCTGCTTTGATGGATCGCATGGCGGTGTCGTCTGCGAAGATTGACGCGGCTTACGCTACGCAAGTAGAGTCAATGAAGCAGTTGGCTACTACGATGGGCCAAGTTGATGTTAAGAACGTCATCGGCGAGATAGGAAAGATCAACAAAGATCTGAAGCAGATGGCTGAAAGCCTATCCAAGGCCAAGAACATCAACCAACAAACGTTTGAAGAGATGGCGAAGAAGGCTGGTGATGCTGGAACGTCAGTGACGTCGCTTAGCGGTCGAATCAAAGAGTCGACGAAGCTCATAGAAGGAATGAATAAGACACCCCTTGATAAGCTTCATGAGGCATTGTCAGAACCGGGTGGCGCCGCAGGTGTCTTGAACAAGCAACTTGGCAAGCTTGGCATAACTGTGTCAAAGAAGTTTCCTGAAGGCATGCTGGTTGCATCAGCGGCTGCGTCGGGTTTTGCACAAGGCATTGAAAATGTCATCGCTGTCGGTAAAGCTTCACTTGGAATGCTTGAAGGTTTGACGTCTGCGTTGTTTAACATTGGTGGTGCGATCCTTGCAATCCCGTTCAAGATGTTCAAGGGATTGATCGATATCGCAAATAATGCTGGCGCTGGATCAACTGAGCTAGCACAAGCTATCGAAAACCTCAGAAAAGAATTTGGAGCTTTGGGAACTGGATCACCAAAGGTGATCATGGACATGTCCATCCAGTTGAAGGGATTCTCAGATACTGGCCTATCTGCATACAGGATCTTTGGTAACCTGGCACATCGACTAGAAGAATTTTTGAAGTTGGCTCAGGAGATGGGACCAAACTTCCAGAACTTTGCTGATGAATTCAAGGAGAATGGTGGTGCTCTGCTCGCCTGGCAGAAGGGTCTTGGTCTATCTGGTGAGATGATGAGGACCATGAGCGAGAGAGCAAAATCTCTCGGAACCAACATGGCGAAGCAGCTGTACGAGGTTCAGAAGCAAGCTCAGGGTCTTGGCAAAGCATTCCAGATTGATTCAAAGTTGATCTCTAGGGACATGGCAAAAGCCTTCGCTGACGTGAAGCACTTTGCTGGCGCAACTGTCAAAGAGATCGCGACGGCGTCTGTATACGCTAGGAAGTTGGGCCTAGAGCTTGACAAGATCACTGGCACGCTAGATGCGTTTGATACTTTTGACTCAGCTGCTGAGAACGCAGCAAAGCTGTCGCAATCGTTCGGTTTGAACGTCGATGCTTTTAAGCTGATGGAAGCTCAAGATCCAGCAACGCAGATTGACATGCTGCGCAAGCAGTTTGCTGCCGCTGGTCAGGATGCATCTTCTTTCAATCGTCAGCAGATGAAGCTTCTTGCTTCAACGACCGGTCTTGATGAAGCAACTGCACGTCAAGTTTTTTCTTTGAAGAACCAAGGCGCTTCTCTTGATGACATCAAGAAGAAGAGCGAAGGCGCTGAGAAGAAGCAGATGAGCCAGGCAGAAGCCATGAAGGCTCTTGCTGACTCGATTGAGAGACTAGTTCAGGCAGGTGGTCAGGGTTCTGGTGGTTACTTTGAGCGTTTCTTCAGAGGGTTCTTGGGAGGAATCCAAGCCTCGAAGGAGTTCAGAGATACTATTATGAATATCCGACGAGGTTTGCAACTTGTCGAGATGGCAGGTGTGAAAGCTGGTAAATTGTTCGCCCAGCTTACGCCGATCCAAGAGTTCTTGGGCGGTCTTGCTGAATTTTTCAAACCAGGAAAATTTTCTAAGCTGTTTAATGCTTTTGGCGAAGAAATCGTTGCATTCTTTGAAGATGCAACGCACGGTGAACATTCATTCCCAAAACTGATGGAGAACATCCAGAAGCATTTCTTTGATTTCTTCAATGATCAGACACCCGCTGGACAGAAAACCATCAAGGGATTTCGAAAGATCTTTAAGATCATCATCAATGTGATTGCGGATGGCATAAGATGGGCTTCAACAAAAATTGCTGAAGTTTTGAAAAGCATCACAAAATTGATTCTTGATCCAAAATCTGCAAAAGATGCAGTCAAGGAAGCAGGTGGAGACGGTGCTGCTGCTGCGTTCGAGATGATTCAACCTCTGATTGATTCTCTTAGAGATTCGTGGAATATTCTAAAACCAGCAATTTTTGACTTGGTTAAGGTAGTTGGTGAAAAACTGTTTGAGTACTTCACGTCTGACGACTTTATCAATCTTGTGAAGCCGGCATTGCCATACGTGTTTGGAATCTTGTTTGGTCCTGCCATAGTCAGATCACTGTTGGGAATTATGACTTCTAGCGTTGGTTCATTGATAGCTAACGCAATTAAAGGAGCATTCTTGGGACCTGCAGCTGGTGCTGCAGAAAGAGCTGGAACTCGAGGGTTTGGAGGTCTATTTAGGAAAATTTTTGGCGGACTTGGCAAATTCTTGGGACCTGCAGCAATCGCAGTTGCTATCGGTGATCTTGCTGTCAATGTTAACGATGCAATGAAGAAGTTTGAAGACAAGCTTGCACCAACGTTCGGTAGAACTGAAGCAAAGATGGGTGCAGCTGCGGCTGGTATTATTAATGCTTTTACGTTCGGATTGCTGCCAGACTCAATTCAAGAAATTGTTGCTGAACAATTTGCGTCAATGTCAGAGATGATATTTGGTGCAATTCAAGATGTTTTTGGTGCTTCTTTCACTGGAAGGTTGAAGGCATATATTGGTTCTGCGCTTGATGTCTTTGGCAGCTTCGGTAACTTGATCTCTGAGATCTTCAAAGGAAAAGAGGGCGATATATCCGGCGCGCTTCAAGATCTTGGTGGCAAATTGTTGAGTTTCGTTGGCAACTGGTTCTTGTGGATGGTTGAGCAGATTCCAACGTTGTATGTGATGGCATTTCAATTCGGAACAAAGCTGCTTTCTATGTTCTGGGGTGTTCTAGCTGATTTGTTTAAGAAAGGCGAAGATATTCCAATCGTAGGCCCGGTATTTTGGTTGATATCTGAGTATTTTACGTTGTTGAGTAACGTTATGGGTAAGATATCAGACTTGTTTGGTGATATATCAGCGTACTTCAAAGAGAGTGGAGTAGTAGCTAGCATACAAGCCTGGCTAGAGGCGCTAGCTCCTTTGGGTTCTATTTTGATGTCGGTTGGTAAGGCATTGCTTTACGTTTTTGGTCGTGCGACGGCGCCACTTTGGCTACCGATTGTTGCTGTTTTGAAGACATTGCAATACTTGTTCAGAAGTCATCGTGATACAATGATGTCTATCATGAAAGTTGTATTGCACACAATCCCGGTCTTTTTGCTGCTAAAGGGTGCTGTATACTTGGTGCAGTTGGCATTTAAGAATATTGGGAAGATCGTTACTTTTGTAGTTGGCGCTATTATGGGCCAAATAGAAGAAACTAAGAATTTGATCGTTGGTGCGTACGAATTTATATTGGAAGTTTGGGATGCCTTGCCAGATTGGATGATGAATGAAGTCATCATCCCGCTCGGCAATTTGTTTTCAAAGATTGCAAATTCAATCACTACTGAATTTGCAAATACTTGGGAACTAGTAAAGATGGTTTGGAACACAGTTTCAAATTGGTTTAGTTCGAACGTAATCGATCCTGTTAAATCTGCATTTGGAACCGTTAAAGATGTCATTGGGTCTGCTTTTCAAAAGGCATGGGATATCATAGTCGATATCTTTAGTATGTCTAAAATTGGTGAGCTGTTCGGTGCGGTCGTCGAAGGAATTTCTAACGCACTGAATAAATTGCTTGATATCGGTGTTTTCAAAGATCTGATTGCCGTTGCTAAGAAAGCATTTAAGATCAGCTCACCTTCGAAAGTGTTTGAAGACATTGGCGATGATATCGTAGCTGGATTCAATAATGGCATTGACGATCTTCCAAAATCAATGGAAAAAAAGATGGGCGATGCAGCAAAAATTGCTAAAAGCAAATCTGAGTCAATTTCTGCTCAAGCAACATCATCTAAGCAAGCCGCTGCAACGTCTGCAAAATTGCCTGATGTATCCGCAGCGTCAACTTCTGTTGATCAACTAAGATCCACGGTTTCAAAGATAGAAAAACTTACTTCAGCGATTGAAAATGAAATCATCGGAAAGATGAATTCTGCGATTCAATCAATGTCAGCTGCGCAAGCAAAATTTGTTGAATCTTCTGCTGCACAACTTTCTAGTCTTGCAACTGTTTCAAATGAAGCTGGTACTACGATGACATCTTCAGCCGAAATGATAATGAATGGTGGCATCAAGCAAGCGCTTCTTGCTATCAGCAATTTGGTTGAGAAAGCTAATTCATTGAACGATGCAATGGGCTCGCTTCCAGACCTAAAGCTGAACGCCAAGTTGAAGACGCTTGCGTCTGGGTTGGGAATCGGCGGAAAGTTCAACTACCAAGTGAAGAGCAAGGACGTCATCATCAATGTCAATCTGCAAGTTGAGATGAACGCTGCTGACCTTGAGAAGTCTCTTGTTCTCAGAGAGAAGTCTGTCATCCGCAATCGATTGAACTTTGCAACCGGTCCAGGAACTGCTGGTAAGGAGTCTACCGACGTCCTACCAAACAGCCCGTCTGGTGTCTACGCCTTCCCTGCTACGGCTAAATTAGTGAAGCCACGATGGCACGAGAATATTCTTTGAAAAAAGATGGTAGAATCCACCATGCGCACAAAAAAAGAAATTAGAGATGAGCTGGTGAACGATCCTATCTGGCAATCTGCGCTGAACAGCGTTGATGAAGAAGAAAAGAAAAAGATCGTCGGTGCAGTTGAACCGTTGCTGATAGATCTGATCTCATCGATGGATGAATTCATGGATGCTTTGAAGGCAGATCCTGAAGCAATCGCTGAACTGTCTAGGGGTCTAACTGGTGAGAAGCAAGTAGTTAACTCAGAGCCAGTTGCATCGGGCTCTACGGGATAAGATGGGAACTAAAACAGGTACACCAGGGTTTGACATCGACGGAAAGTCGTATACGTACGACGTTGGTGATCCTAACGCACCGCCAGATCCAAACTACCCGTTGCAGACTGACAACGGTGATATGACCGTTGAGCAGAATGATCCTCCAAGAAAAGATCTTAGCAAGGTAACTAAGAAGACCCTAGCTGATTACCTTGGTAAGAAGACTGCTGTAAACTACTATCCAGTCGATGCTACTGCAAATCCTGGCAGCATCACTGTTGAAGGTGGAACGCCTGTCATTCCTGCAGACGAGCAGACAACTGGTAATGCGAAGCACTTTCCACTTCCGAAAGTTGAGTCTGGCAAAGCGACTTACCGCGGCACGACAGATATCACGCCAGACCTAAAGGGTTGGATGAACAGTCCAGCTCACGGTGATGTCAGACCTTACTCACCACCAGATGCTAGCACCGCTAAGCTTCGCAAAGGTAAAGAAGCAACGAAAGGTGGCACTGTCACCGGTAACGAACTTCTTCCGCAGGTGAAGAAGGGTGACCTCGGAACGTTGAAGAACTACACTTCAGCCGTGCTGAAGAACAATCGATTCACTGACGCTAACACGTATGCACCAGTTGATCTGACAAACCCACCAGAAGATTACAACCCTACGTTTCACTCTCCAAAGTACGGTGAGATCTCAGCTGGAAGGTTGGCACAGGTCGGTGTTTCTCTGTCTATCAGAGCATCAAGAGAGCTGAATTCAGCTGCTGGCGGTTCGAACCCGAGCTCTGGCGGTCAAGAAGCGAAAGCAATTCTTCCAAGCTTCAACCAGATGGGTGCATCAAAAGTTGATGTTGTCTTGCTTCAAGCTCACGATGTTCTTGATGGATTGACCAACTCTGAGATCCCGGGTGGAAATTACATCTCTATCGGTGGTGACTCGTGGGGATCGTTGAACAACGCTCTTGACACGTACTCTGGTCTTACATCTTTGGGAATGATTGCGTTGTCGACTGCTCTTACCGCTGGCGTCACGCTTCTGTTCAAAGGTCTTGGTTTCATCCTCTCGCTTGTGAAAGGTTCACCAGAACCGAAGAAGAACCCTGACGGTCGATACATCCTAGGACGTTCAACTGTAACGAAGCAAGCTGATCCAAACGCATTCCCGCCAGGTCTACCTCCAGACATTGGTGCTATGCTTGGGTTGCGCTCAACTATTAAGCCGTTTAGCTCAGCGTTGAATGCTGGCATCTACGCATTCTTTGGAATTTCAGATGAAGGTGGAATCCTTGGTGTTGTTACGTCTGGATTGAAGAGCGCTGCATCTGCGCCAGGGTACAACTCAGTCGTCGCTCGTGCTATCATCAGATCGATCACAGTAATCATCGACTCAATCAAGAAAGTTTTCAAGAGCTCAAACTTGATCTCTGGCGTGAAGAACCTGCTGTCAATGATCGAGACGTTGAGGGCTTCGAAGCTGATCTCTGCTCTCAACATATTCGCAACGTTGGGTGATGCAGTTTTGACAGAAAATCCAGATGACGTCGTCGATGGTCGCAAAGAAGAGCCGATCAGAAAATCAAAGGTTGACAAGATCGGCGATAACGTCCCAGGTGCAGCAGCCCTAAAGTCAAGGTTGGGAAATGGCACGAAGCTCAAGCTTGCGTGGGCATCTAATAGAGCACCGTCTCTTTACTTGCTACCAAACGCAATTGCCGGGTTGCAACCTGTCGCTCAATCACTGGGCGCGTTTCAAAGTGGATTGGGTTTGCAAGAATCTGACACTAGATCGTTCTACAGGCTTCTTAGCGATGATGATGCAAAGACAAACGGCAATCGAATTCCGATCGGCGATTCTGGTGATGCACCAGACGCTGTCACTCTTAAAAAGATTGAAGCTGTTCTTGATGGTTCTGAGTACATTCCATTCTACTTTCACGATGTTCGAACGAACGAAGTCATTGCTTTCCATGCATTTCTAGCTTCGCTTACTGATGATTTCACAGCAAATTACGATAGCTCTGAGGGTTTTGGCAGAGTTGAGCCTGTGAAGATCTACAAAGGAACGAACAGAAAAATTGGCTTGAGCTTTTACATTGTTTCAACGTCACCAGCTGATTTCAACGACATGTGGGTCAAGATCAACAAGTTGGTCACGCTCGTCTATCCACAGTACACTGAAGGCAGAAGGTTGACTGATGAAAAAGCAAAGTACAGTTTCATCCAACCGTTCAGCCAGATGATGGGTGCCTCACCTTTGATTCGAATCAAGCTTGGTGATCTATTCGCCTCAAACTACAGCAGATTTGCGCTAGCAAGATTGTTCGGTGCAACTTTGAAGGGTGCACAGTTTGGTAATAAAAAGCTAAAGCTCGATGGCAGTAAGATTCTTGATCTAAAAAGCAAAGTAGAAGAAGCAATAAAAACCGCAGACAAGGGTAATACTTGGATCGTTACTGGAAATACATCTGATCAAAAGCAAGAATCAGTTGGTCTTTCAGTTAGCGTCGGGGGATCTGGCGGTAATAGTTTTGCACCTGAATGGAAAATTGACTATAACGCTGCGTACATACCTGTGAAAATTGATAAAGTTGAAGACGCTGGAATCACTACGGTTGTTTGGGTAAAACCAAACATACCAGACGCAGCATTTTTGAGCGATCAAGGAGTGATCGATCCGTCTGTGCAAAGCCATATAATAAAACAGATCAGGTCAAAGCATGATAACAGTGATGATCCAAAAAATAGAATCATTGGCTCTTCTTATGGATTTGTAATCGATCAACTTAGACCATCTAAAGCAACTTCAAAAAAGATCTTTAATGATGTGTTTGCAGATGTGTTTGCAGATGAGAATGATGCAGTGAAAGATTTGACAGCGTTCCTTGACATCGAAAAGAATGCAATCGTCAAATCATTCAGGTCTGCCGGCGGTAAGGGTCTTGCAGGATTCATTGAATCTATGAATTTTGATTGGTACGACAAGACGATGTGGGGAACTGATCCTGGTTCTCGTGCACCGTTGATGTGCAAGGTCACGATTGCTTTTAGCCCAATCCACGATATCACACCCGGTCTGGATTCTCAGGGATTCAATCGTGCACCTATCTACCCGATCGGATTCCATGCACATGGTAATGATCTTGATAAGAAGCAAGGATGATGTTCTATGGCATTTAGCAGGTATTCTAGATCAGCAGTGATAGATTACGGTCGTCAATATGGCACTTCGTTTGCCATCAACACGATAAGAGATGGCATCAAGTCAGGCGCCATCAGCACCAAACAACTTCTTGTGAGAGGCAAAGAAAGGCTAGATACTCTGGCTGGCAGCATCTACGGCGATGGCAGGTACTGGTGGGTTCTAGCCGCGGCATCTAACATCGGTTGGGGCATGCAAATCCCGCCTGGAACTGTCATCAACATACCTGATCTTGCAGATATTTCGGCTCTCGTTGGATGATAAAACATGGCTGACTTTACGAAGCTAGAGAACATATTTCGCATGGTTCAACCAGCAGACTTGCTGGTGACGCAGAGGATAGGAATAGGCGATGCATCAGCTCAAAATTCTCTCACTAGAGTGTTGCAACGTCTGCTACTAGAGTCAGGAAACGGCGGTTCATTTTCTGCGTCTCAGATGCTAGAAAAACTAAAGTCGTACAGAAGTGGAAAAGGAGATTCTGGCGGTGAGCTGAAGGGTGATAAGAAAGATTTCGATCTGCTGCTGAACTTTTACTCTACTGCTGGCAACATACCCGAAGTGAAGTACCCGTACATGTACAGGGACAACAAGGGCAAAACTGCTACTGCGCCCGTAACGTTTGATCAGCTTGCTAACATTGATGAAAAAATAAGAGGAAACCGCGATATGAGCGTAATCCTCTCAAACACGCCCTTTGTGTCACCAGCTGTAAAGGATGCGCAAAAAGCCGAGCTGTTCTTGAACTTCTTGCCATCAACTGTGATATCGAGGTGTGTACCGTACCTAGAGCTTGAATTTGTGTTTGACAGAGGATTCAACAAAGACGTAAAGAAACTTCAGACAGCCGGACTTCTGAAGTTCTTGATGGGCGGCGTTGACGTCGATCCTGGTTCGCCAAATGATATCATGAGAAAAGCTCGTGCCAAGAAGAACGACCAAAGCGTCCAGACTTCAGCTGGCATGGAATTGTTCACTTCTCCGCAGACGTTGATCAATATGAACCCGGTTGAACCTGGTGCTCGATACGTTGATGTTCTTGATCCTACTCGGCCATTTGCATCTATCGAGAGTGTCAGCATCAACGTGGCGCCAACTGTTGGCATCATGTCTTACAAGCATGCGACTGTTGTGATGAAGCTTCATGATCGCTCCAGGCTAGCAGAAGTTGCTGATCTGATCCAACCAACTACGTACACAAGAACAACTTGCTGGCTTACATACGGTTGGCGCCATCCTTATGAGCCGTCTGGCGATTCAGCATCTGAAACGTACGCTGATTTCATAAACAGAAACATGCTGGTAAAAGAAGCATACGGCGTGAAGAACGCTTCGTATTCTTTTGATCAGACCGGTCAAGTTTCTATCACGATTGAACTTTACACCAAAGCTGTGTCAGAGCTTCGTGACATCAAAGTGAACGAAGGTCCAAACTCGTTCAAGAAGCTATCAGAGAGAATCAATGCGCTCGCAGAGCAGATTGCAGAACTTCGCAAAAGCTACAAGCTAGATCCTCCAACGGGATTGAACAAAGAGATAAGGGGATTCATGATCCTTGATGCTGCTGAGGGCGGACAATTTCCTGACATGAAACCAGATGAGATCATCGATTCAATCAAGGGTCTCGAGAAGATGCTTCAAGATACTGGAAGGATTGCTAAGGGTGCGTCTGACCCGTTGATAGCCAAGCTGAAAGAGCTGTACAAACCAACTGGAAAGAAGAACGAGAACTTTGAATTCAAAGAGCAAGTCAAGACAATTGCTTCTAATTACGTGAAGCAAAAGTTCGATGCTCTTGTAGCTGGTCCAGATCCATTTCTGATCTTCGATGAGAAGAACAAGACGATGAAGGAGGAAACTGGCATCGAAGATGATCATCCGTTCTTGAAAGAATTGTCATCGTACAACAAAGAAGACGACATCTCGAAAGAACTAAAGGAAGGAACAAACTTCCGCAAAGCCGTGGTGTCTTTTGGTAAGCTGTTCATGGTGTTCATGGCACCAGCTCTGTTTTCGATACAGACAGTAGATGAATTTCAAATCTTGTTCTACCAGCTCAACGACAGGGCTGGAAAGGCTTCATCAACAAACATAGCTGAGTTCCCAATCGATATACCAGTCTTCCTGAGACAGTACAAAGAAGTGATAGAGAAGAACGGCACTGAAGCTATGACAGTTGAGCAGTTTGTGAAGCTTGCTGTCGATGCGCAGATCAACGATTCAAGAGCTATCGGTTACGGCTTTCGCTCTGCTGGTGTCTTCAAACCTTGGGATCCTAAGAACAGAGATCCAGATTACAAAGACAAGAAGAAAGGAGAGCAGTATGAATCGTTGCTATCTTCTGTCAATGGACGCCGCGGCACGTTTCAGATGCCGCAGATCGAAGTTTACGTTGAGATGACGCACGAAAGGTACGACAGCAAGTCAGGAAAATCAGTACCGGTTGATCTACTGCAGTACTTCAACGATCCAGCTAATTCTGTGTCAGCAAAACCTGACGAGCTGGGCAAGACTTTCAGAAAGATCTCGAAGATTCACGTTTACGACAAGACAGTCAATCCGTACAAGACTGCTGCGTCAATACTCAGGTCCGACACGCCGAACGGTACGACGTTCATGGAAGTCGACCCAGACCCATGGGTTAAGCGTCACACTGAAGATCGCACGCAGATAGTGAAGAACATCTTCAAAGATCTGTACGAGATTGCAACGAACACTGGCGACACTGGCATCAAGCTGACTGTTGGAACGATGACGACCGATGCTAACAACCAAAAGGTGAAGCACATGGTGTCAAAGCTAGTTCCAAGCATCATCTACGGCATGAATTCGTCTGCTGTCATGGAAGCTAGCCTCTCGACGAAGCAAGATTCAAACTTGACAGCAGCACAACTATTGGGTCTAAACTCAGGTAAGAAAGTTTCAGCAACGCCCGCTGGCGGTGGCGGTGGTGGTTTGCCGCTTAAAGTCATTCCCGCTGCCTTGACCCTTCGAACGCTTGGCTGCCCAATATTGAATTATTCGCAGTTGTTCTTCATAGATTTTAACACTGGAACAACGATCGATAACATCTATGGAATCTGTGGATTGACCCATACGCTGACGCCTGGAAAGTTTGAATCTAGCTTGACAATGGCGTTCTACGATGCATATGGCAAGTACGAAGGTGCTCCGCAGATCGTGCAGAAGATGAAAGACGGCATTAAGACTACAGAAAAGTAAGTTGCACATCTCTCTGCCAGAGCCATAAGATTGTTCAATCTTATGTCAGAGCCATTTTGTATCGATGCGAAGCTGATGGGTACTGAGCGCCATCTGCACGTTGATGATGGTTACAAGTGGGTGGAAGAAATCCCGACAGCTGCTTGGCACTTGTCAGGCGAACTTAAACATTCGTCGAACAGGTGTCTAGACACCGTTATGAAGCTAAATTCAAAAGAAGCAGATCTTTTGCCTCATGAGAAGTACTTGAAGATGATGCAAGTCGTAGCACCAGATCATGGACCTCAACAGCTTCCATGGGTTCACCTGATGACGAGCAAAGAACACAGGAGCTACGTCAGAAAACTGATTAATGAAGCGGTGGATACCATAGACAACTATTCGAAAGATTATTACGTGTCAACGTGGGTCAACGAGACAGCAGTATTGGATGCTTTGAAACCAGCCATGGTGTCTAGAAAAAGGTATGCCGAGCTCAAGGCAACTGTGAAGAATAACGTTCACACCATTGAAAGCTTTGAACCAAATCTGTCTGGGTACGCAGCACCAGTGCTTTACGATCGACTTGCTACGCGCACTGGCCGCTTGACAGTGAAATCAGGTCCACAGATCTTGACGTTGAAGAGAGAGCACAGGGACTTGGTAGTTCCTTCTACGCCCAACGGTAAGATCATGTACGTTGATTTTGCTGCGCTGGAAGCTAGAGTTCTTCTCTACGAGGCTGGTGGTCAGTGTTCAGACGTAGATCTTTACAGGATGATAGCAAGAGACTTGTTTGGCGACACTGTGTCTAGAGATGCTGTGAAGCTAGCTGTCATCTCTGAGTTGTACGGTTCTGGGAAGCACACGCTTGGAGAGACGTTGCAGATATCTGGTGATCCTCTCGATAGATTCATAGCAAAGATCAAGGGATTCTTCAAGACGAACGATCTAAAAGCAAGGGTGAAGGATCAGTATGTGAAGCTAGGTTACATACGAAACAGGCACGGTCGCATGGTGAAGATCGATGAGCCAATCGACAGGATCTTTGTAAATTCGTACGCGCAATCAACTGGCGTTGATGTTAGCCTCCTTGGATTCAACGAGCTGCTGAAGGGTCTTAAGCACACGAAGTGCCGCCCGCTGTTCGTTCTTCACGATGCTCTCATCATAGATGTTCCGGAAGAATCAGTTGACGAAGTGATGCAGATCGAATCTGTAAAAGTTCCTGGTTACGTTCAAAACTTTAAGCTAAAGGTTCAGATGATGTGAATAAGTAATTGAACATTCAAACCAACGTAGAGTGTAATCTTGATCAAGATGAAAGCTCAACTACCTAATCTTACTGCTGAAGAAATTGAACAAAATTGGCTTAGATATGTTTCGCTATTGGGAAAGATTGGTGATCGATCGACTGCAGCGGTTAATATGGCAGAAGCGCTAGGTGAACGACTGGCACTATGTCCAGCTTCTGCTAAGAAAGACTTTCATAGAGCGTGCGCTGGAGGTTTGGTAGACCATTCGCTAAGAGTCTTGACAAACGCTCTTACGTACAGCAAAGCTTTCGGTTGGAAGCTTCCTAAAGATTCGTTGATCTTGTCGTGCTTGTGCCACGATCTTGGTAAAGTAGGTGATGTGGACAACGAATACTACATTGCTGCAGAAGAGTGGCGTGCTCAGAAGCTTGGCGAGCTGTACACGTACAACTACGACATGCAGCACATGAGCAATCCAGACAGAAGCATCTTCTTGCTTCAGCACTACGGCGTGAAGTTGACTCAGGATGAGCACCTGGCAATCAGGCTCAACGATGGTTACGTCGTTGAAGAGAATAAGACGTACTGCTTGAAAGAACCGCTACTTGCTCACGTGGTCATGACTGCAGATTACGTGTCTACGATGGTAGAAAAAGGTATGTTCCCAAGTGAATTACATCTCTGATCTTACGAAAGGATCGATCTGCGCTGGTAATTTTCAAGTGCACGTTGTTTCTAACATCGAGCTGCACATGTACGCAGCAATGGCTATAGCATTTTCTGGCGACAAGAAAGCAGTGGCGTGGGCCGTGAAGAAAGGAGAACTGCACTTGTACAGCGCACCAGAGAACACTGCTTTATGTACGCCATTATGATAACTAGTTTTGGACAACGCCATATTTAAGATCATGAGTAGAGAACTGCTCGTGAGGTATTTGAGGCTAGCGATAGGTGAGTCAAGGAACGCAAACGTTCCTACGCAGCTCATCGAACCTGATTCTGTGGATGATAACGACAAGAGGAACTTGGACCAAGTTGACGAATTTTCTGGTGCTGTAGCTGGTTACACAGCACCTCTAGGAATGTCACCAGATAAGCTGGGCAGGAAGAAGAACAAGAAGCGTTAACTGAAGTGATCTGAGGATTTTGAACTTCCCCAGCATGGGAGTGTACTGTAACATTAATCGCATTCTGCGGTTTGAGCAGTACACAATTGCTCGTAAGGAATGAGGAAATAAACATGGCGATAAATCTAGAAGCAATTCGTAAGCGCATGGCAGAACTTAACGGGCAGAAGAAGACGTCTTCTGTTCAACTTTGGAAGCCAACGCCGGGCGAGTATAAAATTCGTGCAGTTCCTTGGAAGAACTCGACAGATGACCTACCTTTCCTCGAGAGGTGGTTCTACTACATCGGAAATGCACAAGGAATCCTTTCGCCGAAGCAGTTCGGTAAGCCGGATCCGATCGATGACCTCATCAGGAAGCTGTATTCTTCTGGGAAACCAGAAGATCGTGCGATGGCAAAGCAGCTTCATCCGAAGATGAGAGCGTACGTTGCTGTCGTTGTCAGGGGTCAGGAAGACAAAGGCGTCCAGGTTTGGAGCATTGGCAAGGGAATCTACAATCGCTTGCTTGGATTTTTCTCTGACGAAGAGGTGGGAGATTTTCTTGATCCCCTCGTTGGTTTTGACCTGAAGGTGACTATCACTCAGACGCCCGGAAAGCAGTACCCAGATACGACCGTTGATGCTGCTCGCAGGCCGTCGAAGTTGATGGAAGATCCTGCACAGATCGAGAAGTTGCTGGCGTCAACGCCAAACCTAGATGACATGTATCGTCAGAAATCGAAGGAAGAGATCGAGAAGGTCTTGAACGATTGGTTGAACAGCGACGTCGCTGCGTCAGAAGACGGCACCGAGAAGGGTGCTCCTGCTAATGATGCGCTCGATGCACTTGTAAATGAAGTTGCAACTGCGGCGAAGGCACAACCTGCTTCTGCGCCGGCAGAAGAACCAAAGAAGCAGAACAAGAAAAAGGCAGCATCGTCTGACGATGATGATGATGCACCAAAGAAGAAGCAAACGCTTGACGATGCATTCAACGAGCTGATGGAGACATTACGTGGCTAAACCTGCTAAGGTTGTTGCGGGTGAAGAACCTGCAAAGAAGAAAGCTGCAAACAGTGACGTTGACGATCTTACGACTGAGATCATCAAGTCCATCAACAAAGAATTCGGTCAACGAGTAGCGTACAACCTGTCAGTAGACGAAGCGCCTACTAACGTGAAGCGCTGGTTGGACACTGGCTCTATTCAACTGAACTATGCTATCAGAAATGCTGCTGGAGGTGGTTATCCTGAAGGTCGAGTCATCGAGATTTCTGGACCGCCATCGATAGGAAAATCACACCTAGCGTACCACGCTGCTGCTATCGTCCAGGGAATGGGTGGACTAGTAGTTTACATCGATACTGAGAATGCAACGCCAGTTGAGAAGCTTAAGAACGTTGGCATCAACGTTGCAAAGAGGTTCGTGTACTGCGATGCACATTGCACTGAAGAAGTATTTTCGATCATCGAATCAACTATCTTGAAGGCAAAGCAAGTCATGGACAAGAATGTTCCAATTCTTGTCATATGGGACTCAGTAGCGGCTACGTCACCAAAGGCCGAGCTAGATGGTGATTACGATCAGAACACTGTTGGTTTGCAAGCCAGGGTCATCAGCAAAGGCATGAGAAAGATCACTGGTGTGATCGGTCAGAATAACGTGACCCTGCTGTGCCTCAACCAACTTCGAACTGCTATCGGCGTGACGCATGGAGATCCAGACATCACTCCGGGCGGAAAATCGATTCCTTACCATGCAACGCTCAGAATCAGGCTTTCTTCCGGAACGCAAGTTAAGGATAACAGCGGCAATGTCATAGGCATCCATGTTATCATGACAACAAAGAAGAACAAAGTCGCACCTCCTTTCAGGAAGTACGAATTTGATGTCATCTTTGGCAGAGGAATTTCTGAGCACACTTACATCTTTGACGAACTTCGATCACACTGTGAAAAGAACGCCGTGACGATCGATCACAAGGACAGCAAAGGAAACGTTGAAAAGCTTCAGATCTCAATTGAAGGCGTCTCCGCCTGGAGAACGTTGAAGGTTTTCAGCACCGTGACTGGAGAAGTTCTCATCGAGAAGAAGTTCCAAAAGAACAATTTTGATGAGATAATGGCAGATCCAGTGTATAAGCCATTCATTGACAAAGCTATAGAAGACGCGTACATCATCCATGGTGGTGATCCAGATTCGTCTGGTGAATCACCTTCGGAAGAAGAGGTCCTCGATGAAAGTTGAAGTTCTCTACGATGGCCCAGCCGCCCCAGAGTACAAGACGCTCGGAGCGGCTGGGTGTGATCTGTACGCTGACGAACACCAGATCGTCCTCGCTGGAAAGACGACGATCATCTCTACGGGACTTCGGCTAGCGATCCCAGAAGGATACGAAGGTCAAGTCAGGTCAAGATCAGGTCTTGCAACGAAAGGCGTGTTCGTTCTGAACTCTCCTGGTTGCATTGATTGTTTTTCGGGTGATTCGAAGATTAGTACTCTTAATGGAAAAATGAGCATACATGATCTTCGAATCAATGATCATATTCATTCATTCAATGAATCAACGCATGAAATAGAAAGTGATATTGTCACTGCCATTGTTGATGTGGGCGTAAGAGATGTTATCATTTTTCGCCTAGATGATAATACTACAATGTCTTTGACACCTGGAACGCTTGTATATACTAGCGCCGGCTTGAAGAGAGCTGATCAATTGACGTCATCTGATGAAATACTGGTTGACCATGATAGTTAGTTATCATGGTCAAATGTTTGATATGCAACGTTGAAAAACCCTATTCTATCGTTGAACATCTACGTTGTAAGCACAAATTGTCAGTTGAAGCTTATCGTAAACAATTTGCCAACGCAGAAGTGAAATCTGCGTTGGCAATTGAAGCCATTTCTAAGCAACATAAGCTTGTTTGGCAAGATGAATCATACAAGCAAAAGATGCGTGCGTCTCGACAACGCACGCATCGTACAGATGAATTTCGTAAAAAACAATCTGATATCATTAAAAGTACATACGCCCATGGGCATAGAACTTGGAATGATGGTCTGACAAAAGATTCGGATGAAAGACTGTCTTTGATTGGAAAAAAGAATTCAGAACATTTGACAGGCAGAACAAAAGATACACATGATTATCTTAAAGGAAAAAGTGTTTTCATGAAGAAATTTCATGAGGATAATCCCGGTGTCTTTGTTCATAATAGAATTAATTGGTCAGAAGAACGAATAAAAGAATGGAAGGAAAAAATAAGTTCATCAGTTTGTGAAGCTTACCATGATGGCAGATGTGGCAGTTCATATCGATATATCAAAGGTTGGTTCGAAACGAAAGATTCTAAAAGAGAACATTATGATTCATCATGGGAACTTTCTTTGATGGAATTCTTGGAATCATTGAATGTTACGTGGACAAAAGCACATCGAATTACGATTGATTATCAATTTAATGGTAATAGAAGATACATTCCTGATTTTTTGATATCTTGGCGTGGTAAAAATTTGCTGCTTGAATTGAAGGGTTATGTTTCATCACAGATTGAACTTGATGAAAAAACTCAAGCAGCTAAAATTTGGTCAGAGAAACAAAACATGTGTTTTTCACTGTGTCATAGCGTAAACGAAGCAAAAGATGTCATTTGTAAATTTATGACGGAGGCAAATGAAACTAGCAAAAATTGTTAATATTGAGCGTTCTACTGATCGTTGTTATGATTTGACCGTTGAAAACAATCATAATTTTTTCTGTAATGATGTTCTGATTCATAACTGTGATTACAGAGGCGTTGTGAAAGTCATATTGCACAACGTAGGGTCATCGACATTTACTGTCAACAAAGGAGATAGGATAGCCCAGCTTGTAATTACGCCGATTATTCGAGCGTCATTCTCGCACTCTCGTGAGCTGCCAGAAACCGCTCGTGGAGCCGGTGGGTTTGGTTCAACTGGTACGTTAACTGATCTGTACTTGGGTCTTTGCGTTGATTACAGTTCAACATCTCTACATAAGGTGTTAAATGGACGAAAAATCAACGCAAAGACCCATTTTGATTGTGGATTCTCTCAATCTCTTCGTGCGTTCATACGTTGCGTTTCCTGCAATGAACGTCAATGGTGAAGCCACTGGAGGGTGCGTTGGATTCTTGAAAACGCTTCGCAAGCTTGTCAATGAGTATTCACCATCAGCTGTATACCTTGCATGGGAAGGTGGTGGATCGCAGAGAAGAAGAGCTCTGTTCTCAGAATACAAGATGAATCGACGACCAGAGAAGTTGAATCGATTCTATGAAGATGATTTGCCTGACTCTGAAGAGAATCGCCAACACCAGTTGATAGTGCTGCTGGGTTTGATGAAGTTCATCCCAGCGTGTCAACTTTACGTCTCTGATTGTGAAGGCGATGATCTTGTAGCTTACCTTGCGCGGCAAAAGTTTAAGAACGTTGACAAGATCATCGCTTCATCTGACAAAGATATGTACCAGCTCCTTGATGAGCGGACGAAGATTTACAGTTTTCACAAGAAGATCATAATCACTGGTGATGACATCTTGAATGAGTACAAGATCAAGCCGGGAAACTTTGGTCTAGCGAAAGCGCTGTGCGGTGATCCGTCTGACAACATCCCTGGATTGAAGGGATTTGGGTTCAAGACAGCATCTCGCGTTCTTCCATTCTTGCAGCTTCAAGATGACATTCTTGTCAGCGATGTGATCGACTACTGCAATTCACACTATGACGAGTCAAAGTTGTACCAACGTGTTGTCGAGAATCAGGATCTTTTGAAGAGAAATTGGCGCCTTGTTCATCTAGATGGCAGCATGCTGTCCGCTGCTCAGGCTTCCAAAGTAGATCAATTGATCAGTACATACGTCCCACGTAGTGATAGGATCAGCTTTACTCGAGGGCTTATGAAGGAAGGCATCAATGATTTTGATGTTGCTGATTTCTTCATGACCTTCAACTGCATCGAGAACGTGGAAAATAGGACTAAAGAAAAATGAACGATGACATCAAGCCGACAACGCAAGCTTCATTCGCACAGTATGGAAAGTCCTTCCAAGAAAAGCTGTGCCAAGCGCTGCTCGTTGACAAGCAGTTTGCTGAGCAGATGCTGGAGGTCTTTAACGTAACGTACCTAGAGCCAAAATACTTGGTGTTTCTTGCTGAACGTTATTTTTCGTACGCTCAGAAGTACAAGGTGTTTCCAACGATGCAGTTGCTCATCACGATCATCAGAGACGAGCTAAAGATTGGAACTGACGTTGTCATCAGAGATCAGATAGTAGATTACTTGCAACGCATGCGCTCTAATCCTGACGTTGGAGATCTTCAGTACGTCAAGGAAAAGGCGCTAGATTTCTGCAGGAAGCAAGCGTTGCGCAGCGCTCTTGAAGAAGCGGTTGATCAGATACAGGCAGAGAAGTATGAATCGATCGTTGAAGGCATCAAGAAAGCAGTGATGGTCGGAACTGCTCCGCAGTTGGGTCATGACTTCTTTGCCGATTACGAGAGTCGCTTCACCAAGCTGTCGAGGAATGCAATTGCTACAGGTCTTCCAGAGCTAGATAAGAAAGACATCTTGAACGGTGGGTTGGGATCAGGTGAGCTAGGTTGCGTTGTTGGTGCGACTGGAACAGGAAAGTGTGTACATCGTGATACTTACATTCAGGTAAAATATACTGGAGTGAGAATTGATGGAAAACTATACAAGCCTTGGGATCGAATTGCAACAAGGCGTGGAATCATCTTTGCTAGAGACGTCGTCGAATCAGATGAACTTGAGTGATAAATTCAAGTGTCAATATTGTTGTCAGCAATACAACAATCAATCTGGGTTGATCACGCATATTCGACGCAAGCATTCAACAACATTCACAGATTACAAGTTGAAATTTTCTCATCTTTACAAAGTTGAAAAAAGAGAAAAAAAACTTAGTCTAAATGAACTAGCTAGACGTAAACGTGATGAAAAAGCTATTGATGATGGACTTCAAGTTTTGAAGTGTGAAATTTGCAATTATGAATCTTACTACAGTTTGATATCGCACATCGTAAGAAAACACGGTGTGGCTATGAATGAATATCGATCAAATTTCCCTTCAGCAGTTGTACAGCAAGTTACATCAGATGTCAGAGAAAAAAATAGAAAGAATGCAACGTTGCATCTTTCAGATCCTATCAAGAAAGCGAATTTTCTAAAACGAAGATCTTTTCCTTCTGAGATGAAACACTGGATCAATAAGGGATTTTCATCAGACGAAGCAAAGAAAAAAGTTGCTGAATTTCAACAAGCGATTGCGCTTAAAGGTAATAATGAAAAAACGAAGGCAAAACAGTCAATTAGAAATTCTGGTCAAAATAACCCAATGTCATTGACATCAATTTCGAAACGTCTTAACGTTTCGAAGGATGACGCAAGCAAATTGACACCGTGTTATGGAAGATCAGGCATCAAACATCCGATGTTTGGTAAAAAACACAGTATTGAAGCTTTGAACAAAATTGGTCAACACATTAATCACACCGGACGTTCGAAAATCGAACACGAAATGTCTGATCTGATCATTTCATTGTATGGTGGTCTAAAGAACGTAGGAGTAAATGGTTGGTGCTGTGATTACGTTAATCACGATCGTCAGATTATAGTTGAATTTTTTGGTGATTATTGGCATCACAATCCGGAAAAATATGATAGAAATTTTGTCAACAACTTTACTAAACGTTCATCTGAAGAAGTTTGGTTGCGTGATGCACGCAAATTGAATGAACTTAGAGAGAGCGGCTTTAACGTTGTTGTGATATGGGAATCTGATTGGCGAAACAAAAAAGAAGACAGTTTGAACAGGATAAAAGATGCTTTCAATAGAACATTGTGAAGTTGTTGAAGTTGTTAAAGTTGGTGATCTGTTTGCTAGCATTGGATTTAATGATGATTCAGTTGCTGATGATTCTGGTGATTCATTTATTCCGAATGAATGGTCAATAGAAGTCAGATCACTTGACACTTTCTATCCTGTAGATGGTTTTCGTTGGACAAAACCAGAGCAGCAGGTGAAATTGACATATGGCAAAGAATCTTCTTTGCAGTGTTCACCAGAACACATTGTTTTGAAGTATTCTTCTACAGAAACTCAATGGACAAAAGTTAGTGATCTATCGCCTGGTGATGACATTGTCACTGTTAATGGCATATGCATGATTGATTCGATTGATAATCTAGAGGAACTTGATCGTCTTTGCGACCTTCAAGTATCAATTGCACATTCTTACTATGCTGACGGTGTGTTGTCACATAATTCTCACTTTCTTACGTTCTTGGGTGCAATGGCGCTGAGGAACAACGTTGATGTTCTTCACTACACGTTTGAGCTATCAGAGACTCAAGTTGGTATCAGGTATGATTCTAACTTGTGTGACATTGATTCGAATGCTGTCATTGACAGCAAGGATCGTATTCTTACTAAGTACGCAGAGCAAAAGCTGGGACGCTTGATCATCAAGTACTTTCCGACGAACACAGCTAGCATCTACACGCTTCGAAGTCACATCGAGCGCCTCGGAACGAAGGGTTTCAGGCCAGGATTGATTATCATCGACTATGCTGACATCATGAGATCAACTCGTCAGTTCGATTCTTTGAGACACGAGCTTAAGCTCGTTTACGAAGAACTAAGAGGAATGGCTGGTGAGCTAGGAATCCCAGTGTGGACAGCGAGCCAGAGCAACAAAGAGGGAGCGACAAGCGAGATCATCGACATGGGAAACATGTCTGAAGCTTACGGCAAAGCGATGATCGCTGACGTGATCGTCAGCATCTCTAGGCGTGCTCACGAGAAGTCAACGGGTCAAGGTCGATTGTACGTTGCAAAGAATCGCGCCGGGCGCGATGGTCTTGTTTATCCGTTGCACATTGACACCTCAAAGAGCAACTTTGAGATCTTGGGTGGACCGGGTTCTTTGGACGTCGCCATGAAGGAGAACGAATCTGACATCAAGAAAGTTCTTCGTTCAAAGTGGAACGAGATGAGAAATGATCCAATCATCGGCGAAAATCTAAAAAGAGGAAGCGATTCTAGCGATGACACGGGTTCTTGAAGTGCGTATAGTTATGAAGCACCCCTTAGCGAACTGCTGTAGAGTGGAAAGAAAGCAAGAATGAAGACATTTACGTACCAAGAAGCTCGTGATGCATCGGTTGACTATTTTTCTGGTGACACTCTAGCTGCTGATGTTTTTGTGTCCAAATATGCGTTGCGTGATTCAAATGATCAAGTTCTAGAGAGCACACCAGAAGCCATGCATCGTCGCTTGGCGAAGGAGTTCGCTAGGATAGAGTTGAACTACAAAAACTCTATTTCGTTCGAAGAGATCATGGAGTATTTCAGCTCTTGGAAGATCGTGCCTCAAGGATCGCCGATGTCTGCGATTGGAAACACGAAGCAGATCCAGTCTCTGTCAAATTGCTTTGTCATTGAATCGCCGTACGATTCTTACGGCGGAATCATGAAGACCGACCAAGAGCAAGCTCAGATCATGAAGCGCCGCGGCGGTGTTGGATTCGACATCTCGTCAATCAGACCAAAGGGATTGGTCACAACTAACGCTGCTCGTACGACCGATGGCATCGGTGTTTTCATGGAGCGCTTCAGCAACACTTGCAGGGAAGTTGCGCAAGGCGGTCGCCGTGGTGCTTTGATGATGACAATCTCTGTTCATCACCCAGAGATTCGCACGTTCATCAACATCAAGAAGAACGTTGAAAAAGTTACAGGCGCAAACATCTCGATCAGGTTGACTGATGAGTTCATGCGAGCAGTGAAGGCTGGCGAGAAGTTCCAGCTAAGGTTCCCAGTTGAAGCAAATGCACAGCATACGATCAAAGAAGATGTCGACGCTGGTGAACTGTGGAGTGAGATCATTGAGGCTGCTCATGCGTCAGCTGAACCCGGCTTGCTATTTTGGGACAACGTTGTTAATAATGGTCCAGCAGATGCATATCCCGGCTTCAAGTCTATCTCTACGAATCCCTGCTCTGAGATCGCTCTTTGCGCTTACGATTCGTGCAGATTGCTGCTTCTCAACGTTTCAAAGTTCGTAGAGAATCCTTTCACTGACAGAGCAAATTTCAACATCAAAGAGTTCAAGAGAGCTGCGTACGTTGCTCAACGCTTGATGGACGACTTGGTTGATCTTGAGCTCGAAGCCGTCGATAGGATCATCGACAAGATCAACTCAGATCCAGAACCAGACGACGTAAAGAAGAACGAGCTAGATCTTTGGTTGAAGATCAGGGAAAAAGGTGCCTCGGGCCGTCGCACTGGTTTGGGAATCACTGGTCTTGGTGATGCCATTGCGTACGTTGGGTTGAAGTACGGATCAAGGGAATCTATCGATTTTACGGAAGATCTGTATAGAATGTTGGCTCTTTCTGCGTACCGTTCGTCAGTTGACATGGCGGCAGAACGTGGAGCATTTCCTGCGTTTTCTCACAACGTTGAAGCTGGTCATCCGTTCATTGAAAAGATCTTGGCACATGATGATGAGCTCAAGGCTGCATACAAGGTTCACGGTCGTCGTAACATTGCCTTGACAACAACTGCGCCCGCTGGATCAGTTTCAATCCTGACTCAAACAACGTCTGGTTGCGAACCTGTTTTTGCAGTTAGCTACAAGCGCAAGAAGAAGATCAATTCGAACGACGTCACGACCACTGCCAACTTTGTTGATGATCTTGGAGATCGTTGGCAAGAGTATACTGTCTACCATCATGGATTGAAGATGTGGATGGATGTGACTGGAAAGACAGAGGCTGATATTGATGAATCGCCTTACAAGGGTTCTTCTAGCTCTGAGATCGATTGGCATGCTCGTGTTGACCTTCAAGCCGCAGCCCAAAGATGGATCTGCCATGCAATTTCCAGCACTGTCAACTTGCCATCAGATACGTCAGTTGAGACAGTTAAAAACATCTACATGCGAGGTTGGGAATCTGGGTGCAAGGGAATCACAGTGTATCGTGATGGTTGCAGAGCAGGCGTTCTATCGACAGAAGAGAAAAAGCCAAGTATTCAAGGAGCGTCGACCGATGGCTTGAAAGCCCTTCTTGACATTGTAACTAAGAACGCTGGTAGCATTCCATCAGCTGATTTGTACAAAAAATTGATTGAAGAAGAGCTCACGAGGAGAGAGCCGACTCAACCAGAAAAGGTCGTCGAAGTTCATGCACCAAAGCGTCCAAAGGAGCTAGAGTGTGATATCCATCGAGTCAACATCAAAGGTGAACAGTATCTTGTCTTCGTCGGATTGCTGAACGGTGTTCCATACGAAGTCTTTGCTGGTCTGTCAGAACACGTTGAAGTGCCAAAGAAGGTTAAGAAGGGAATCTTGATCAAGAATGGCAAGAAAGACGGTGTTGCAACGTACAACCTGAAGATTCCTGTAGGAGATGATGATTTTGTGACGTTCAAAGACGTTGTTAACTTGTTTGACAACCCAACTTACGGTTCGTTCACCAGAACGTTGTCTCTAACGTTGAGGCATGGCATCCCGCTTCAGTACATCGTAGAGCAGCTTCGCAAAGACAAGCACAGCGACATGATGTCATTTTCAACTGTCATTGCTAGGGTCTTGAGCAAGGGTTACATCGTCGATGGAACGAAAGCAACTCAAGAAAAGCAGTGCTCAAGTTGCGGTTCTGATCAGCTAGCGTACATGGAAGGTTGCCAGACGTGCATGAACTGTGGAAGTAGCAAGTGTTCCTTATACTTAACTCCAAGACGAAAGGTTGATGACGTGAAAATCAAGATCACACCGCAGATGCTGAGGCAGCTTGTTAACGAAGAAGTTCTGAACGTGAAGCGCAAGGGAACTTTGAAGGAAGCCTTTGGACCATATGATGCCACTGGCGAGTATGATGATAAGGAATACGGCATGCAACCGTGGAACTTTGAAGAGTCACACAGGGAACTGTTTGCTCAGGCGCTTGAACCAGTCATCAATGAGTTCATGGAGTCTTTGGCCGAGATCGTTGAAAGAGCTTCGCCACCAGATGCTAACATGTCTGCGCAAGATATTGGTAGCGATGAATACAACAGCTTCGGTGAAGACCTCAAAGAAGATCTTTTGAAGGTCATTGCTCAACACATGAAGAATGCGTCTGAAAATTTTGGTCTTTTAGAGGTTAACGTCATGAAGATAAAGCTAAGTGATCTGCGAAAGATCATCAGAGAAGTTGCAGTTTCACCTGCTGTCTTCAAGAGCAGCCAACCTGCAAAAGATCCGATGGAGAAGAAGAACATTGTCAAAGCGGTCTCTGATTTGAAGACAGCGTTCGAATCAGCGCTTCTAAGCAACCTTGTTCTTGCGAACCCAGAGAAGTACGATGAATCCTCGAGAGAATTTGATGATCAGATGTACGAATCTCTTAAGACAACAGCGGCCTCAGCATCTGAACAAGTAGCATCAAAGATCAATGATGCAGTTCAGACTGCATGGGTTGCTGCACACAAAAACTCTAAGGTAAATCACTTAAAGTGAAGATAACAGAAGCAGATCTCAGGAAGATCATCTCAGAAGAACTTTTGAGAGGTGTTCCTGAGTTTGTCATACGTCAGGCTTCAAGCGATTGCGTCGATCGTGTTCGACAGCACGTAACTCGGTTCATCCAGCAAAGAGCAGAGAATCAGACACACGCTCGCGAGCTAACAAAGCTAGCAAACCAGCTGCTTGAAGAGCTTGAGGACGAGATGTACGATCTGATCGAAGACAAGCTTCTAGCTTTCGTTCAAAGAACATAGCTTGAACAGCTAGCTTGGCATGCAGTAGAATGGCTGCATGGATAACACGGAATACGTAGAATGCAAGTGTGGTTCATTTCCGCACTTGCTTCGTTTTTACGTGGCAGATGATGGATCAGTTGAAGTAGAGTACCTTCTGAAGGGTTACTTGCCGTGGTATAAGAGAATTTATCACGGCATTCGTTACATTTTGGGCTTTGACGTAGGACAAAATTTGTACGATTGTAGCATTCTTGATTGGGACGCTCAGAATAAGATCATAAAGTTGTTCAACGAAGTAGCACATGAGCGCAGAAGAACGTATCTTCTAAATTACGACTATGGTGATGGTAAATGAGCGAGAATAAGAACACAGTTGAGCTTGTTGGGTTGTATGGTTCGGATGAAACGCATGCGCTAAGTGCATGGACTTCAACGTCAAGAGATCTAACGGATGATAAGCGTGGCAGGATCGGATCGTTGCTTCAAAGACTAGCGTCTGAAGAGCATGGTACGCCGTTCGAAAAGAGCTCGATTCACTTTCTTGTGACAACAGAAGTTGCATCACACATTCATCTTCTCAAGCATCGCATCGGTGTTTCTATCAACGCTGAATCTGCGCGGTACAAAGAATTGAAAGATGACAAGTATTACGTTCCATTTGACTGGGATGTTGAAGAACGAGCTCAATACATTCAACACCTTGAATCTTCGTTGGCACAGTACCATGAAGTTCTAGAACGTCTTGTGAAGAAAGGCATGTCAAGGAAGCGAGCAAAAGAATCTGCAAGATTTTACCTGCCGTACGGCAATCAGATCACCGCAGACGTGATGTTTAACTTCAGAAGCTTCGTTCACTTCTTGGAGCTCAGAAGGTCCAAGCATGCTCAAGCAGAGATCTACAACGTTGCTGATGCAATGCTTCGTTCAGTCGTCGCGGACGGCCGCTTCAACAAGAGCTTCTTGGCATTTGGATTCATCGACGAGATGGGTAACGTTCTAGAACCGGGAGATTGAAAATGGCAAAGATCATCGTCGTTGAAGGTGCAGATCAGCTTGGGAAAGAGACACAATCTAGGATGCTAGTAGCTTGGCTCATGAGCCAAGGTTACAGAGCTACACGAGTTGAAGTGCCAGTTCGAGATCACTTCACTTACCCGCTAATCTACAAGATGTTGAAGAATGGATGGGCAAATTCTTACCCAAACCTATTCCAGGCGATCCAACATGCTAATCGACTAGCGTTCCAGACGTTCACGCTTCCGAAGCTAGAGCGTGAAAATGATTACGTAGTGTTCGATCGTTGGACGTTGTCGTCGATCATCTATGGTGATCTGACGTACGCAGATGCTGAGAAAACAAGAGAGAGGATATCTAAGCTGCGCCGAGCCGATCTGACAATCGTGATTCACGGTAAGTCATTTGGCAAGCGCGGTGACGATGCTTATGAAGCTGATGAAGTATTCCAGAGGATCGTCAACAATCGTTACGTTGATTGGGCCGATGCTCACCTTGCTTGCGCAAAGGTTTCAAACGCAGGATCTCGTCATGAGGTCCACGAGAAGGTCATCGTTGCTGTCAGAGAATCTGGCCTAATTTGAGTTGAACAGAACGCAAACCTGTAGTAGGATACTAAGATGGATAAAACATACAAGCTATCAGATTCAGTTATCGCACGCATTGCACAAATTCTTCAAGAGGGAATCTTGATGGGCGTTGACATCGTTGATCTTCTTCGAATGGTTGAAGTTGAAACGTTTGGCGAAGAGCTCGTCTTGACGAAGGGTTACGTTGAACGAGTGAAGGCATCTCATGATGATGCACTTGCAAAGGTTGAACAGCTTAAGTCTGAGAGAAATAAGAGCAGAGTAGTTATCGGTGACTTATGTCTGTGTTTGAAGGTGCCGTTGCAATTCTTCTGCTAACTCTTTGCTTTTTTATCGGTGAGCTAAAAAGGAAACATGAAAAAGAACGTTGATCGTTTAGGAAAAAATGGCGCGTATACTACGAACATATCAATTTAATTGCAAGCAATGCGGTAAAAAGTGTGAAAAGTCTAACCGTAGTGGAAAACAACCAAATTTTTGCGATACTTCATGTAGTCAAATTTGGTCATATGCACATGGTCGAATTAAAACTGCTTCACGTGAATTCAAAATTCACCAACATGGCGTAGAAAGAGTTCATGAACTCGAAAAATTGCAGTATTACACATTTACATGCGAATACTGCAATGCTAACGTTACAAAGCGTAAAAGATCTCCTTTGCCAAGATTTTGCAATCGAAAGTGTTCAACGCAATTTACAGCAGTTCATGGTCGTAAACCAACGATTAACGCTGTACATCGTAAAGCTATGAGCGAAAGAGCTACGGCTAAGTTGCTAGAGCAACCAGAGAATTTGTATTCTTGGAATACAATTAAAGGATGGTACAAAGGTAACTTCTTTAGAAGTTCGTATGAATATCACTTTCTTAAGTGGCTCGAAACAAAACAAGTCAATTTGCAGACAGATTTGAAAAAAGTACCTACTATTCAATATGAGTTTGACGGTCGTGGTCACACATATATCCCAGATTTTTACGTTGAAAAATGGAGAACGTTGTTTGAAGTTAAAAGTTCTTATGCGTGTAAAAATGATCCAAAAGTTCTTGCAAAAGCTGTTGCAGCAGAAGATTTCTGTAAAGACAAGCAATTGACTTATCAAATCATAACAGAAGATACATTGCCAGAATTGAAATCAGACATAACTTTGATTAAGCATGATAAGTGTGTATTTTTGTTGTCAACATCTAAATCGACTGATGATCGACTTGAACACATGTTCGTTGAACAAATGAAGTTCATGAAACTCCTGCGTCAGGAAAGAAATTTCCCAGAATTTCCAGTTGATGTTTCTTCAAAACCTGGTCAGAAACTTCTTAAAGAAGTTGCACATGAATGCATGCATGAATTGTTTGAATCTGTGCATTTGCTTCGTAATTCAAAATCACACAGAATATCTGATGTGCAAGATTTTGATAAAGAGGCCTTTTTGGAAGAGTTGTCAGATACGTTGCATTATCTGATGGAATTGTTTATCTTGAGTGGTATTACTAGCAAAGATTTGTACAAAGCATATATGAAAAAAGGAACAATCAATTTTGCTAGAATATTGAGCAATTATTGATTGCATCAGGTGTAACGCTTGATGAGATGCACGAAGCGTACATGAAAAAAGGTGAAGTCAACCGAAAAAGGATCGAATCAGGGTACTTAGCCCCTGTACATTGCTTAAGGAGTGTTTTATCATGTTTTCACGAGATTGGTTCTCGTGGAAAGGAAAACACTGCTATGCTAACTCGTTACTATGATACGATGAGAAATCCAACCTACAAGTTCGGTGACTTTAACGCAATCTTTGATGACATGCTTTCAATTGATCCATTTAAGTCAGAATCTTCTATCTGGACGAAGAAGATCATGAACAATCTACCAGAACCAACGTTTTGGCATGAGAAGACTGAAGAAGGTTCTGCTCTTCACGTTGAACTACCGGGATACAAGAAAGAAGACGTATCGATAACGCTGCAAGACAAGACTCTTGTTGTCAAGGCTGAACGTAAGATGCCCGGCGGTGCGAAGACTGTCTCGTGGAGCTGGCGCATTCAGGATACGTACGAGTCCAATCCAACGTTTGCGAAGCTAGCTGATGGCATCCTTACGATAGGATTGAAGAGTAAACAACCACCACCTGAAGAAGCACTCAGCATAAAGATCGAGTAAGCAAGTACGGCACCTACCTGGTACTCAACGCGCGGTAACCCCGCGCGTTGCACGTTTAGGGGTTAGTGATCACGTGAGGGCCCACGAATATATCTCGGTAATTTGATGTGGTTATCCACCCTTGCATTGTTGCAATATTGGTGTGCAAAGCTGCGACTATCGAGTGTGAGAATTATTCTATATGAGTTACTAACTTGACGAGATAATTATGACATGGGAAATAGATCTGATCAAGTTAAAAAGTTGTGGCAAACACCAGAATTTCGTGAAAAAATTATCGCAGCATCTAAAGACGGAAAAGCGTCGATTGAATCAAAACTTAAGCGTTCTAAAAGCTCAAGTAAATTGTGGTCTGATCCGGATTATTGTGAAAAACAACGAATAAAACACAATGAACGAAAGAAAAGATTTGAACAAAAGCGAGTGACTATAACGTGTCTGACGTGTGGAAAAGAATGTAAGGTTAATGCAACAGTTGCAAAAACTAAGAAGTACTGTTCTCGTCGTTGCGTTATTAACAACCCAGCTTTTAACGTAAATCGAAATTTTTCCAACAGCACGTGTGTTGCTTGTCAGACAGAATTCAAACCAACTGGTGTTAAACAGTTGTGCTGCACTACATGCGTTCCAAATAATTCAGCAAAATCACGTTGGAATTCGTATAAATTGACTCAACCAATGTACGAAATGTTGCTAAGTCAACAGGGAAATTGTTGCGCACTGTGCGAAATTTCATTCAGTAATTTGAATTCAAAAGAAATTCATGTAGATCATGATCATACTACAAATAAAATTCGTGGCATATTGTGTATGCGGTGCAATCGTAGCTTGGGTGTGGTAGAGTATATTCCACACTTTTTGGAAAAAGTAGCAACTTATGTCAACATTTGATATCGATACACGAACAATCATTCGTGTAATTCATGGTTCATATGCATATGGACTCAACATTGCAGGTTCAGATATCGATTACAAGGCTGTTTGTGTACCTACAAAAGAGCGGTATTTTGGATTTTTGAACAACTTTGAACAGGCTGAGATGATGGCATCAAAAACAGGTGGTGTTGACTCTGTGACCTTTGCACTTGATAAGTTCGTGCGGCTCGCTGCTGACTGCAACCCAAACATCATAGAGATCCTGTTCGTTGATGACAGCGACGTCCTCGACATCAATTCTTGGGGTGAAGAGCTCCGTGAGTTCAAAGACAATTTCATATCCAGGAAGGCGAAGCACACTTTCTCGGGCTACGCTCATTCTCAGCTTCATCGCATCAAGAATCACCGTGCATGGTTGCTGAACCCTCCCGCGAGCGCCCCAGCACGATCCGATTTTGGGCTGTCCGACGTGTCTCGTGTTTCGAAGAGTGAGCTCGGCGCTTACGATTCTGCGATCGAGAGCGGTATTGCTCTCGACGTGCCGAAGAGCGTCCTGACTCTGTTCACAAGGGAAAAGCAGTACGCCGCAGCAAAGACGCACTATGACCAGTACGTTCACTGGAAGAAGTCTCGCAATCCTGCTCGAGCAGAGCTCGAAGCAAAGATTGGATATGATAGTAAACATGGCGCGCATCTCATGAGGTTGATGCGCATGTGCAAGGAGATCCTTGAGACTGGCAAGGTTAACGTGAAGCGTCGATTCGATAGAGAGGAACTTCTGGAGATTCGTAACGGTCATCGTCCCTACGATAGCCTCATCGAGGAAGCTGAGAGGCTTGAGAGCGATTGTGAAGAGCTGTACAAGACTTCTACAGTGCGCAAAGAGCCAGATCGGGAGAAGATCAATGCATGGCTCGTGGATTTCACTGAGCGTTACCTTGCAATTCATGGCTGAAAATTAGTTTGAACATGGGGCGCACAGAAGGTAAAGTAAGCACATCTAACGGAGACGGAGAAAGAAAATGGGAAAGCTCAATCAAGTCATTGCAGTTGAAAAGTCGGTGAAGAACAAGGCGCATGCTGCGATCACTGAGATCTACCAGAAGATGCAGAAGGCTCCCCTCCTGCAGGGAATTTCGCGGACGTACCGTCCGAAGGACGAGCTTGGTGAGGCTCTTCCGTCTGAGTCGTCCCGTGTTCAGCTGAATGCTACGGATTTCCTCAAGGAGCTCTCGTCGACCTTGACGGATCTCTTTGACGTCACTGCGACGAAGGATTTCGCGAACTGCGAGGCTCGCACTGATCTTACGGTCGGTGATGTGGTTCTTGCGAAGAACGTGCCGGTTACGTACCTTCTCTTCCTCGAGAAGAAGCTGGTTGATCTGCACACGTTCGTCAGCAAGCTTCCCGTCCTTGATTCTTCGGAGGAATGGACTCTGGATCCGAACGTGAACTGCTACGCTACGAAGCCGTCCGAGACGACTCGTACGAAGAAGGTCTTTGTCCCGCTTGTCCTTGCTCCGGCGACTGACAAGCACGCAGCCCAAGTCAAGGAGGGCTACGAGGATCAGGTCGTGGGTTTCTGGAAGACTGTGAAGTTCTCTGGAGCTCTTCCGGCTCAGCGAGTTGCTGAGCTTCTGGCTCGAGTCGAGAAGCTGCAACGTGCAGTGAAGTTCGCTCGTGAGGAATGCAACGCTCGTGAGGCACCACCAGTCCAGGTTGGAGCCCGCGTTTTCGATTACCTGTTCGGTTTATCCGTAACAGGTTTGCGCAAGCTGAAAATCAGCCTTACGCTAACAGAGAGAGCTAGCAAAATTGTAGGTTCAAATCCTACCCCCTCCACTGACTCACAGTCAAGGAGTGATTCACCTCAAGTTATGCTTGGAACGAATCAATGAGGAGGGGTGGCGGAACTGGCAGACGCACTGGTGATCTCAACTCAACCTGAAGCTATCGCAACAGGTTCACTTAGTCGATAAAGGATGCAAGGATCAATCAATCGTTCACCGGCTGAATATTGCGAACTAGTGTGAGTTCAAATCTCACCCGCGCCTCCATGTTCCAACAGGAACAGCTGAAGCAGTAAATAAGGCGCGGTAGCTTAATGGCAGAGCGAGGTCGTCTAAGGACTGACTGGTGAACTTAAACGTGTGATCCCTTTCTGTAAAAAATCGACGTCAACACGATAAGTTGACTAACTCTAGATGGCCCGGGTAGGATACACCCGGGCCGTCGCTAATTTTGGGACAGTGCACTTATTGCACTAACAGTGTTAGGATAAAAGAATGAGAACCGTTTTCATCTTGCGTGGGTTGCCGGGGTGTGGAAAGTCGACTTTCGCAGCGAGCCTCGTTGCAAAGGAGCCAAAACGCTGGGTTCGCATCAATAGAGATGATCTAAGGTCTATGTCAGTGGGACCAGCAAACAACCCGCACACCGGTGACAAGACTCGTGAAGAGTTTGTTCGTGAGGCGAAGAACAACCTGCTGTCTGCTGCGTTGAAGTCCGGTTACGATGTCATCTTGGACGACACGCACCTTGTGCCGCAGACTGTGAAGAAGCTGCACACGTTCGTGGAATCGATCGGCAACGTGAAAGTCATCGAGAAGTCTTTCAACGTTGATGTAGAAGAGGCAATTGCCCGTGATGCGAAGCGCTCAGGTTTTGCTCACGTGGGTGAGAAGGTCATCCGTGACATGGCACGTGGAGCCGGGTTGGAAGGTCGACGAAAGCTGCCTGATCGTGAAGTTTATTACCCGCCGATCGGCTGCGGCGATCCACTGACGATCAATCCAGATCTTCCAACGGCTATCATGGTTGACTTGGACGGTACGCTTGCTCTCATCGGCGATCGTTCGCCTTACGATGCGACTGATTGCGACGAAAAAGATTTGCCGAACTGGCCTGTCATCAAAACGGTCCTGGCGATGTATGCTCAAGGCGTGAAGATCATCTTCATGAGCGGCCGCGACGTGAAGTATCGTCCAGAAACTGTGAGGTTCATCGAGAAGTACTGCCGTGAGATCGATCTGAAGCTCTGGGGGCCGGATGGCAGAGCAATCCCGTACGAGCTGCACATGCGCGGTGAACTGGATCTGACTAAAGTTGATCAGCGAAAGGACAGCATCATCAAGGAAGAACTCTTTGATGCTCATGTTCGTGGGAAGTACAACGTTCTGTTCGTTCTTGACGATCGGAATCAGGTTTGTAGAAAATGGCGTGAATTGGGTCTGACAGTTTTTCAAGTAGCAGAAGGTGATTTTTAGCATGTTGCTGTCTGACACGAAAAGGGTTCAGCAACGATGAGTGCTGTGAAGCACATCATGTTCGGCCTCGCTGTGGTGGAAGACTTTCAAAAAGTCGCTGATCGATTGTACGAACTGGGTGCTGAGGCTGTAGATCAGCTCTACAGGGACACTAACTCTGTAGAGCTGGCATCTCGGTGCTACGTTCAAGTTAACGAAAGCTGCCATGATGCCATCTTGGATGAACTTAAGAGTTCATCCAACGTTTGTGACATCATAATTCCAGCGCAGAGAGTGGTAAGAAAGAGAGCGTAACGTGAAAAAATACGATCGTACCCGACACATTCGAGGAAGTCGTTTCCAACACGGAGACGATGATCTTGAAGCTGTTCCGTGGGAAGATCTTGCTGGCAAGAATCTTGTCGTAGAAGAAAAAGTTGATGGTTCACAAATTGGTATCAGCTTTGAAGATCAACGCTTGATGCTGCAATCACGAGGGCATTACCTTAGAGGTGGTCCTCGTGAGATTCAATTCAACCTTTTGAAGCAATGGGCAACTTCAAAAACAGAAGATCTGTACTGCATTCTCGAAGATCGTTACGTTATGTTCGGTGAGTGGATGTATGCATGTCACACCATGTTTTACGATGCATTGCCTCACTATTTCATGGAGTTTGACGTGTACGATCGAGACACAAATCTCTACCTTGATACGCCGTCCAGAATGCAGCTTTTGGCACCGCTGAACTTGCAGTCTGTGTTGGTCTTGAAGAGTGGAAAGTTCTCGAAGTTGAAGGAGCTTCAGTCTCTCATCATCAGATCAAACTTCGTGACTGATCAACGTAATGAAAATTACGTGAAGTCTGCCAGGGCAGCGTACCCAGAAAAAACAGACGAAGAGATCCTAGCGAAACTTGACAAGAACGACACGATGGAGGGCCTCTACGTGAAATGGGAAGAAGGAGGTTATGTCCGTGGACGTTACAAGTTTGTTCGTGAATCATTCATCTCGTCTATTGCGGGTCAAGAAGAACATTGGCATGACAGACCAATTGTTCCGAATTGGCTGACGCCGCTAGCGTTGGAAAAAATGTTTGAATAACGGAGTATTATTCACGCATGCCAAAAATTGCATGGGCCACAGATATCCATCTTGACACTCTGGAGAAAACGCCAGAGAAGATCGTTCAGTTCGCAGAATCGTTGATCGTCGATCAACCAGATGCAATCGTTTTGACTGGTGATCTTTCAACGTACGCCGATCTAACGTACCACTTGTCTATCATCGAACGTGTTGTCCAGCGACCGGTTTACTTTGTCCTTGGAAATCATGATTTCTGGGGTGGCGGCGTCTCTGATGTTCGTCTTGAGATGAAGAACCTCAGCAACATGTCGCAGTTCTTGCGATACTTGCCGAACACTCCGTACGTGACGTTGTCACCAACAACAGCTCTTGTTGGTCATGATTGTTGGTACGATGCTGGTTACGGATCACCGATGACAAGCACGATGATCATGAATGACTGGATCAGAGTGAAAGATTTTGCCGTAGAGCACTGCGTCACATACGGAGATACGTACGGTTCATATAAGACTAACAAACCTAAGGTCATCGAGATCTCGAAGAAGCTAGCGTCTGAAGGTACAGCGCACATCATCAATGGCATCAAAGCAGCAGCAAAGTATCACAAAGTGATCATGATTGCCACACACTTTCCACCATTCCAAGAGACTCATCTCTACAATGGTAAAGTTGGCGATGCAGCTGCACAGCCATGGTACACGAACAAGATGCTCGGTGACGTGCTTCGTCAAGCAGCATCACAGCTTCCAAAGGTCAGGTTTGAGGTCTTTGCTGGTCACACTCATGGGAAGTGTGACATGCAGATCAGCGACAACTTGTTTGTTCACGTTGGCGAAGCCGAGTACAAGCAACCACGTTTGCAGAATGTCATCACGGTGCCTTTATGAGCTCGCCATGGCACGTTGAAACATTCAACGACGGCGTTGCAATAAGAGCAGATTCAACGCAGCCGGCCTTGATGGATTACGTCAAAGAGCTAGCTGGACCAGTTCCATTGATCATCGCTGATCCACCGTACGGAAATGTCGTGAAAGACAAGTGGGATCGAGTTGATGACACAGCTGATGCTTTTGCAGGTTGGATGACTTCTTGGACGCATGCATGGAAAGATGCATGCCTCGCTCCGGGAGCAGCTTTCTACGTGTGGGGCGGAATAGGATCACCAGGTTTCAGGCCTTTCTTTGCTTACGTCATGAAAGCAGAGGTTGAGGGCAAGTTTGAGCTAGCTAACTTGATAACTTGGAAGAAGCGCCGTGCGTACGGGTTGAAGTACAACTACCTCTTCACGCGAGAAGAGTGCGCGTACTTTGTCAACGGCACGTCAAAAGCACCTCGAAAGTTTAACATCCCGCTTCTTGACGAGAAGAGGGGCTACAGTGGATACAACAAGAAGTACCCAGCAAAGAGCGAGTTCTACCGCAGGTCAAACGTGTGGACTGACATCAATGAGATCATGCATGGAAAGTTTCATCCCACAGAGAAGAAGCAAAGATTGCACGAGATCATGATAGAAGTCCACACAGATCCAGATGAGTGGGTCGTCGATCCGTTCGCTGGATCGGGCGTCACAGCTTTTGCAGCTAGAAAATTGGGAAGAAAATTTGTGATCATTGAATCAGACCCGGCGTACTTTGATTCCACGGTCCGCCGCCTCCACGGACACAACGCAAAGGAAGAGAGCACAGATGAACGATCAACAGATGAACCTTGAAGGCATAGAGATCAGCGAAGAGAATCTTCGAGCAGATCGACATGCAGTGTCACGAAGCATCTCATTTGCCGAAGACAGGCGAAAGAGGTTGCAGAACCTCGTTTCACGGAAGTCTTCAGCAAAGTGGAAGGCAGAAAAAGCCACGAAGATGATCAGGCGCCTTGTTGCAACTGATCGCATCATCGATGCTGGAAACCAAGCGTTGATCATGATCGATGCAAAGCTTCTTGAGATGAAGAGCGAAAAGAAGTTACGTAGATAAACTACAACGTAAGTTAACGTGGGCCTGGGAAACTGGGCCCACAGTGCTTTCTAGAGAATGAATGTATAGACGCAGTGGATCCATCAAATGATTCTTAAAGAATATTCTGTGCAGCTCCTGTGCAAACTATGGGCCTTGTAGAGGCATGCTGGGCTGGATTATGATGATTAGATGAAGCTGCACGTTCTTACCAACAATAGTCGTTCGATTCCGCCTGGTGATTTTATTCGCTGGTTTGAAATGAACGGATTCCTCACAAATGCAACATGGAACTTGCTTGACATGGCGTTCAAGCACGGCGCTTACATTGCCGGTGGGTTTGCTAACAAAGTTGCCACAGTTCTTAACTGCGGTAAGTATCGCGCCGGCGACCCTGACGAAGATACGATGAGAGAGTTTTTGATGTATACGAACTACGAACTGAGACATCCGTATGCTTACAAAGTTTGTGGTGGAGACATTGACGTTTGGTTCCGGACGAAAGAAGGTCTAGACGCGTTTCTTCTTGAGCTGAACGGGAATTTTGAAAATTCGATGAAAGATCGGACGCCCATGACGTCAGGATTTGGTATCGAAGTGAAGTGTTGGAAGCATCCAGATCCTGCACCTGAACCTCGTAAGAATTTTCACGGGCAGGTCGTTCAGATCATGACGGCTGTGTGGGGTGAACCAGAAGAAATCATGGAGAAGTTTGACATATACAATGCAGCCGTTTGCATCACAAAAGACTGCCAAGTATTGGTTCCAGAAGGCTGGGAAGATCTCAACGCCAAGGGAATCTTGCACCTTCAACATTTCAATGAGAAGTATACATTCCAACGAATTACCAAATGGGCGCAAAAACACGGTTACGTTGGTGGTTTCACGCCGGGTGCAATTGAGATCTTGAAAGAGGCACAACCTAAACTCATTGAAGACATCTTGAACTCAAAGATCCCGCGCTACAAGCCCGGAGTTACATGGAACATGCCAGACTTTCTGAAGAGATGGACGATGCCAATCAGGACGCTTCTTCCGATCGAAATCATCCTCAATTTTGTCCCAGTTGGTGGTCAAAAAGACAACTACAAAGAATATTTCAACCCTTTCATCAATGAGTTGATTTATCGTAGTACAAAAGAAGTGCAATAAACAATAACTATGTAGTACAATTGTCTTAGGAAGGACTCCATGAACCGCGCCCTGTTGCTCAACGCAGACTATTCACCGTTGCATTTCATTAGCGATGAACGTGCAATCGTTCTCGTGTACATCGGCCATGCCGAAGTCGTCGAGATGAACGGTGCACCATCTGTGTGGTCGGGTGAGTACTTTGTTTCGCCTTCCACGAAGATAGCGGTGCCAGCAACCGTCAGGCTGACTTCAAGAATCACCAAGAAGTGGAAGCAGCCTCGATTCAGGCGAAAGGTCTTGTTCAACCGCGACGGGTGGAAGTGTCAGTATTGCTCTGAAGAGCTTAATTGGTCTTCCGTCACGATGGACCACGTTCATCCAAGTTCACGAGGTGGAGACACTTCGTGGAAGAACTGCGTCGCGGCATGCAAGCCTTGCAATCGCAAGAAGGCGAACAGGACTCCTGATGAAGCGAACATGCGCCTCCTGAAGGCACCAGTGAACCCAACGCCGTTGCACTTTTGGGACATCTCTAAAACCTCCGCAGACCACCCTGACTGGGAGGCATTTATCCCAAAGATGTAATACTTACGCTATGTGAGCGGTAAGAAAAAAGCAGAAACGCTGCGGACCACGGTCGGAGAGATTCGATCTGTGGTCCGCAGCCAATTTAGGCTCTTGAATGAAGCCTACGATCATGATTTGCTAGATGATCCAGCATTCAATGAAGAATCTATGCTTGTTCCAGATTCGACGAAGGTTCTGATAAAAAAGTACCTAGAGCTGATGGGCCTAAGTAATAGCAGATCTCACGGTTCAAGTTGAGTACAATACTTAGAACGTAGGAGAAGCTTTATGCACGTTAGGTTGAAAGATCTGCAGAACCTCGTAAGCAAGGTTCTTAATGAGGAAACTGTTCTTAAGGAACTGCGAGAAGAAGTTGCATCGAAGCTGGGTCCATCAGTCAACACTGCTGGTTCGCTCCAGCAAGTTGCTGAAGAAGCCATCTACAGGTTGGATGTGCTTGCTAGAACCGGTCGCAAGCATGAAATCTTTGATGAGCAGCTTAGCGCAAAGCTATCGACGATGAAATCATCTGCTGCACGTGATCTTGCAGCTCGAATGTTGCCAGAACGCAAGCTTTTGAAGCTTGCTACTGATCCATCGCCAGCAGTTCGTCACAGCGTGGCACGTCGAGTTCCTTTCAAGGTTCTCGTTGAGATGAAGAAGAAGTACAGGAATGACGACGAGCTAAACGTCATCTTTGAGAGCAGGAAGCTAAACGAAGCTGGTTTGCCGAAGCCAAAGGTTGATGACGAACAGTTTGACATGTACGGCGAAGAAGCTCTTGGCGATGCTGTGAAGCAACGTGATGATATTGAACTGTCTGATCAATGGTACGAATCTCTTGCAAGGAAGTTCATCCAAGATTATGGAACGAACCTTGAGGGGCAGTGGGAAGAGCTTCTTGTGAAGAGATACTGCTCTTCTGTTAAAGCAACGTCTGGCGTTGAAGTTGACATAGAAAAACTTCTGAAGTGTGTTAAAGACTTGCTTGAAGAAAGAGAAGAGCTTCACCTAAAGAGGAACGAGCTTAAGGAATCTGCTTCCAGGCGTGTTTCACACATGCTGCCTGAGTACGTTGAATCCAAAGATCCAGTGAAAGAACTGTTGCATACAAACTGCTCTGCATCGCAGTACGTGGCTCTAGCAAAAAGCGTGTTTAAGATCTCTGAGACAATTGCGTCGCACAGCGTTCGTAACGGCAGGCTCAACGAAGGCCTAGACATCAGCAACGTTGTTCCTTTCTCTGGACGCTTGCCTTCAAAGGGTGAATTCCGCAACGTTGATGAACGTGCAGTTCAGCGTTACGTTGATTCTTGGAACACGATCCAAGAGAGCAAGGGTGACATTGTGAAGCTCACGTGGTCGCCGTCTGCTGCGCAGCGTGGAAGATTTACGCTAAAGATTGTGGAAAAGTTATGAAGCGACGCCTAGTAGAAACTCTAGAAGTTCAGATTGTCCTTGCTGATAACAACGCAGGGTTTGTCACAGAGAACATGTGTGCTGAGTGGGGATCTGTAACGTACCCTGAACTTTCAGTCATGCTAGTTCACTTGAGGCATCTTGCTCTGCTACACCAGACGCATCACTGGACTGCGAAGGGTGATCCATTCTACGGTGATCACTTGCTGTTTGAGCGCCTCTACAACTCAGTAACACCAGAGATTGATTCAGTAGCTGAGAAAGCTATTGGGCTGGGCACGACTGCAAATGTCGACGTTGCGCTTCAGACGATGCAGTTGAACAAGCTAGTTCAGAATTACGGCATGTCACAGATGATTCCAACTGAATCTGACCTAGCACGAAGGTCGTTGATGGCAGAGTATAATTTTCTTGCCGTCGTCGCAAAACTTGTCGAGCTCATGAAAGAGTCTGGAACGTTGACTCGAGGTCTAGACAACTTGATCGCTGGCATAGAAGATCAGCACGAAGGAAATTGCTACTTGCTGAAGCAAAGGTGCTCTTTAGGTTGAAAAAAGTTCAACGAAGCCTGTCTCCGCTTGAATTTGCAGCTGCTAAGTCTTTCCATCTAAAAGTAGTCTGTCATTCTCGACGACCGTACTTGATCACTAAGTGGAGGCGCATGCCAAAGAGCTCGGAAGCATTGACATGTTGGTGCACTAAAGATCCTCACTTCGGCAAAGTGTATATCACGCTAAAGTATACGGTGGACGTTCCACCACAATCTATAAAGAAAGGTCGCCCTATCACGAGAAAAACATGGCTCGTGACGTTGGGTTCTGAACCGTTCGAGTACAAACCAGATTGTGATTCTGTGGTCTTCAAACGCTACGTGATCAGCAATGAAGAAACAAGGGTTGAGCTCGTCCAGCATGCATTGTCCAACCAGATGTTTGCTATGTTTGGTATCAACGCCTACAAGACAGACGGTTTTAAGATAACAGAAACAAAGAAGAGGATCGAAGAAACGAAGCTTGTTGCATCAGTTCCTTCGAAGAATTTGAATCGTGGTAGAGATACTTACACTTGGAAGTTAAACCAATGAAGATGAAAATTTCGACTCTCCGGAACGTGATCAAGGAAGTTCTTGAGACTGTTGCTGGTCAGGATGACGCCGCTGAGTTTGACGCAGCTCTCGCTGCTTACGCAAACGACTGGAAGAACTTTACTCGTGAGACACCAGAAGTTGATCCAGTCGAGGCTGCTGAAGCTGCGGCTGATGGTTTCTTTTACGACAACCCGGGCTGGCAGAAGTGGTCGATTGGAACTGGAATGTCACGTGAAGACATGGCTCAAGCAGTTGTCGATGCCGTGTACAGCGCTATGATGAATGGTCCAGTGACTGAAGCTACAGAAAAAGAAAGTGAGTACGGTCGTACGGGCGCTGATCCTGGTCCGTACCCAACGCCAGAAAATTTTTGGGTTAACCGTCGTGACGGCAACGGTTCCTACGATGCGAAACGCCGCTGGGGTCCTAACCCACCTCCGGGTGCCAAATACGAAGAGTCGTTTGATGACGGTCATCTTAAGCCAAGGCCAGTAGTCATCAACAATCGTTTCTGGTACGATAACATTGAAGTCATGGATGACGACGAGGCCGAGCAGAAGCAAATCATAAATCTAAAGCCTGGTGAGTCGTGGCACACTGGTGGCGGATTCCACGGTAACGGATACACGGTAACGAGGGTTTCTTTACCACTTAAGGGCCCACCAAGGCCCACAGATTTAATCTTCTAATAAAAGAGGTAGTTTTATGCTGCCTCTTTTGTTCATTTAGCGCTCGGCCAGGCACCCGTTGCTTTATGAGTCATCCAAGCTGCGAATCCTTCAGGATTTTCCATGCCAGCACTCTTTGCTTTCTTCACCTTGTCTTTGAACTTCTTGGTGCCCTTGACCCACGATTTTGCAGCGGCTTTCGAAGGCCCGCGCTTCTTTGCTTCTGCAACGTTGTTTTCGACAACGTCACCCTCATCATTGACAATCAAGTAGCTCGGCAGCGCTGCAACGACAGCTTCTTCGGTTGTTGCCAGCCAGCTCGCAAGTGCCTCGAGTGATACGATTCCTTCTTCTCTGTACAAGTCTTCCCACGTTGTGATGACTTCTTGAGGAGAGATTCGAACCCGCGTTTCTTCCATGCTCAACGGTTCACCGAAGCGCTCTGTCAAGATCTTGTTCGCTGATTCAAAGATGTTGGTCTTAAGCATGTTACTAAGTATGTGAAAATCTGAAGCAACAAGTGATATAGTATGCACCTCATGAGCCAACAGCAGAATTTCTTGAGGGTAAAGCTTCTAGAAGAGTTCAACCAGATATTGTGCGAGCATAATCCGATGTGTCTGAACGAAGTTAGCGCAGACGAATACCAGTCTGAGGCTCTGTCTATCCTTGCAAGATTTTCAGAAGCTGGGTTTCACCTGGCTGAAAAAGACTCGATCGGCGAGCTGGCTAGCAGCATCGTGCTCAGCGTTCTGAACTTTTGGTTCACAGACACTGCACACCAGCACAGAGACAAAATCAACAAGTGTTCAGCAGCGCTCGTAGAAGCGTACTATAACTCTTGGATCAGAACAAGTGTAGATGAGGGCTTAGTGTAGTACGATAGCAGCAATGTCGAAGAAAGTTCTGATCACGGGTATCGCTGGTTTTCTTGGTTCGCATCTTGCGTTGCATCACATCGCAGCCGGTGATGAGGTGATCGGTCTGGATGATTTCTCTTCGTCGAAGAGAGATTCTCTTCATCTTGCTACGATCAAGCGCCTCATGGCAGAGAAGAAGTTGGGGGAAGTCTATGAGTGCGACATTGCAGAGCAGAAGCAGGTTCATTACTGCTTGCAGAAGCACGCAATGAAAAAGTCACCAGCGGGAATTGATCTGATCTATAACTTCGCTTGCCCTGCTTCACCGCCTCGATACCAACAGATTCCAACGAAGACGATGATGACATGCGTGGCCGGAACTAACAACATCATCGACGTTGCTATGTGTAACAATTCTGTAGTTGTGCACGCCTCAACGTCTGAAGTGTACGGCGATCCGGATATCACTCCTCAAGTTGAATCTTATAGGGGTTGCGTGAACCCTTACGGTCCCCGAGCATGCTACGATGAAGGCAAGCGCGCAGCAGAAGCGTTGTGCTACGATTCTCTTTTCAAGTACGGCGTAGACGTACGTCTCGTTAGAATATTCAACACGTATGGCCCTCATCTTGATGTAACAGACGGACGTGTAGTTTCAAACTTTATAACTCAAGCCTTGTACAACAAAGATATCACAATCTATGGTGATGGTTCTCAAACAAGGTCATTTTGTTACGTAGATGATCTGATACGTGGAATTGTTTCTTTGGGAGCCTTGAGCTACAATCCAAAAACGCCCATTAATTTGGGAAATCCAAATGAGTTTACCATTAAAGAACTTGCAGATGTTGTTATGTCTTTGATTCCAAGTAGCAAATCAAAATTTGTATGGCAGTCCATACCTATTGATGATCCACTTCAGAGAAAACCAGATATTACTATAGCGAAAGAAATTCTTAAATGGCAACCGAGTGTGCAATTGCTGGAAGGTCTTCAGAAGACGATACACTACATTCAGAACGTGAATGTGCAATTTACGTGATCACTAACAATGTTAATAACAAACGATATGTTGGGAAATCTGTTCAGCCAACTAGACGTTGGCTTGGGCACAAATCTTATGCCCGACGTGGTGATCTAAGAAGATTGTATTGTTCGATGCGAAAACATGGCGTTGAACAGTTCAAATTTGAAATATTGACGTGGTGTGATAGTGAAGACGCTGCTTTTCTTGAAGAAAAAAGAATAGTAACTGAGTGGAATCTATGTGATCCACGTGTAGGTTATAACTTGACTAGTGGTGGTCGTGGTGGATGTAGAGTGTCAGATCAAGTACGTCATAGAATGAAATTGCGTGAACCTTCAATGAAGGGTCGTAAACACACTGAAGAAACAAAGCGTCTATTGTCAATAGCTAGCTCTGGTGCTAATAATGCAAATTTTGGTAAACATAAAAGTGATGAAACTAAGCAAAAAATGAGTGATTCACAAAAAGGTCGTAAATTTACTGATGATCATCGTGAAAAGCTACGCCAGGCGAAGCTTGGAAAAAAGACAGGACGTAGTATACCACCAGAAATGGCTATAGCAAGAAGAAATATGAAAGGAACTATCGAGGCAAAAGAAGCTGCTAAATTGGGTTGGATAACACGTCGTGCCAAAATTAATGATGATACTGTAAATCAGTAAATTTATCGACATTTAACGAAAACTTAGTGTGAACTTGCGCTGTCACGAGCCTTACAATGTAAGGTAAGACGAATTACATGACACCGAAACGATTTGTTGGTCTTCATAATCACACGTGCTTTTCTTAGTGGCTCCTATGGATTATTAGGTGGTCATCTAAATTAAAGTGAAGTATATTCATGGTGTTGAAGCCATGAAATCAAGAGAAAAAGTTTGTGACTGGTGCCATAATCCTTTTATTGATAAATCAAAAGGTAATTGGTGCCGCACATGTTCAAAAAACTGTCGTAATCAACTTCGAACGCAAAATATGAGAAAAGGTGGCGCATTTGAATGGGATGAAGAACGACGTAAGAAAATTGGTGAAATAACCAAACAGAATCTACTTTCAGGAAAAGTAGAAAATCCGTGGTCTCGTAATGAGGTCAAAGAAAAAATTCGTCAGACGAACCTTAAAAAGTTTGGTGTTTCGAACTGGAGACAGACGAAAGAGGGTCGTGAAAGAACTATTACGTTCAATAAGAAACGAATTCGTTCGCGAGAAGAACGTCGAAAACATAGTGATAATGCTCGAAAACAAATGAAAGGTGGTCTCAAATCACGAGGAAAGGCCGGGAAGCGAGATGATCTTCCTGGATTTTATCGCAGTTCATGGGAGGCAAATTACGCACGAATTCTTATCCACCAGGGAAAATCTTGGCTATATGAACCGAAAACGTTCGAGCTCGCAAGTGGGATTTCTTACACGCCAGATTTCTATGTTGATGGTTGTTTCATTGAAATCAAAGGCTGGATGGATGATCGGTCGAAACGTCAACTCGACGAATTTACAATTGAGTATCCAAACGAGAGGTTGCAAATTGTTGGTCCGAAGGAATATTATAGCCTTCGACAACAATACGCGTCATTGATTAAGGAATGGGAATGAAAATTAACGATTCAAACAACAGAAAGGAGGTATCCCTAGAAAACTCTGTGCGCACTCCGAAGCGATTTGTTGGTTTGCATAATCACACAGGGTTTTCGTAGGGGATTTAATCACCCTTTGACGGCCTCGGATACCCGAACGAACATTTCGATTTTTGTCGTGAGAATGGTCTTGATGCTCACGCAATTACTGAGCACGGTAACATGAACAGTTACGCTCATGCTCAACTCGCAGTTGAAGATTGGAATAAAGCAAACCCAAAACTTCCTTTCAAGTACATTCCGGGTTGTGAAATGTACTTTCACCCAAGCTTGAAGCAGTGGGAAGTTGACAAGCTTCGTGCTGAAGAAGCCCTGGTCGATAAGAAAGCAGCAGCGAAGCTCCTGAAGGAGCAGGAAAAGCTGCAGACAAAGATCATTGCTGTCGTCGATGAAGCGGATGAAACCGAAGACATCGAGATGACCAATGCTCTGACAGTTGAAAATGAAGACGAGTCAAAGTCAACGAAGCACTTCAATCCCGTCAACCGTCGTCATCACCTTGTTGTTCTGCCAAAGAACCAGCAGGGCTTGCTGTCCATTTTCTCTGCGTGCTCGAAAGCGTACATGCAGGGTTTTTACAGATTCCCTCGCATCGACTTGGAGATGCTGAAGGAAGCAGGAAAAGATCGTAACATCGTTGTCACTTCTGCATGCATTCATCCAGATTCAATTGTGATCACCAATTGTGGTTCAATGAAGATTGTTAATCTAGTTGAACATGTAAAAAATGGCACTGAAATTTCGGTGTTGTCATATGATCATGACACAAACCAACTTGTTTTTAAGAAAGTTACTTGGGCTGATAAAACAAGAGAACAAGCAAAAATTGTTCGAATTAAGCTTAAAAATGGTGCAACATTGCGGGTAACGCCTGATCACAAAGTCTATACTAAACGTGGTTGGGTAGAAGCACAAGAACTTCTGAAAACAGATCATATACTGTCAATCCACCAATAGTTATTGGTGGACAACTATGAGAAAATTTGATTCTAAAAAGAAAGCACTAGCTCGTCAAGAATTTCTTGACTCTCTAACTCATGTAGGTCTGACGACGGTTGAATTGAAGCGCCTGGCATCAGACCTACATTATAGTTTGTCTATGATTTATGATCTAATTGTGAGAGATCACAATGATATTGTTACACGTTTTCGTTTTTCAAAACGATCAATTGTAAATCTGTTTCATAAACTAGGCATAGTTCATAACAATAAACTTTACTTGAGATTGCCTCAAGAAGTTAAGTTGCAGTTCAAATATCCTAAGGGAACTTCTCTTGAAGAGATAAAAAAGATCTGTTCACAACAATCTTCAAAAGGTGCTAAGACTACTCATCGTATTAGAAAGGCATGGGATGCATACACGCCCAAAAATAATACTGAATATTATCTCAATAAAGGATATTCTCTTGACGAAGCAAATGTTAAATCGTCAGCCTTTCGAAAAAGTAAGTCTCCATTCTCAAGATCATTTTCGAACTATCAACAGCTTGCTGCTGATGACGTTCTAGAACTAATTCGTGAACTCTCAAGAAATAGAGGGCTTAAAGGGCTTGTTAGTATGCGTGCTCGCAATTCGAAACTCGAATTGCGAGTTGTATCTGAATTGCTAAACAAAGATATTCATTGTGAAACACAGAAAATTTTGGGCAAATTTGCATATGATGTTTTTGTACCAAGATTCAATCTGATCATTGAAGTAAATGGAACGTACTGGCACGCAGATCCACGCGTTTATAACGCTGATGATCTAATTCAATTTCCGTACGGGCAAGTTAAGGCAAGTGAAAAATGGTCAAAAGATGAGATAAAGTTGGCTTATGCCAGATCAATTGGCTATAATGTTTGTGTGTTGTGGGAAGCGGACTTGAAAAAAGAAGGTTACCTTGACGAATTCATCAAATCAATCAATGACAGCTATGCAGATGACAACTGAATTCGTTGAAATTGACAGCATTTCCATTGACGAAGAAACACCTGACGTATATGACATAACAGTTGAAGATACACATTGTTTTTTTGCTGATGGTTCGCTAGTCCATAATTGCATCGGCGGGTTTCCCTCTTGGAGCGTATTCCAAGTGCTTCAGGGAATTTCGTTCGATAATCTCAACCAGTCGCTCCTTGACGACAAGGCTCTTCTTGATAAGTGCGTTGATGCTGTCGGAAATACGTACGACATGATGGTGTCTGCGGTTGGTGAAGGAAATTACTTCCTCGAGCTGCAGTTCAACCGTCTGCCGGCGCAGAACCTTGTCAACCGTGCAATCATTGAGTTTGCAACCAGAAATGGTTTGCAAAAACAACTTGTTGTCACTGGAGATGCACACTACTACAATCCAGACGTCTGGAAGGAGCGTGAGCTCTACAAGAAGTTGGGTTGGATGAACTACCAGACGATCGATCCCAATTCACTTCCAAAATCTCGAGACGAGCTGAAGTGCGAACTTTACCCAAAGAACGCGCCTCAGATGTGGGATGAGTACTTGAAGTCGAAGGTCGATACGTCTTTTTACGATGATCAGATCATCTGTGATGCAATTGAGCGAACCCATGACATCGCGCATCACCTCATTGGTGAGGTTAAACCAGATCGATCGCAAAAGTTTCCAACTGAGCGCCTCATCCCACCAGGTGAGAAGTCATTCAACCATCTCGTGAAGTTGTGCAAGGATGGGATGGTGAAGCGTGGGCTCGATGGCAAGGATGAATATCTTGATCGTTTGAAAGAAGAGCTCGGCGTCATCAAGCAGATGAAGAATGCGGATTACTTCATCTCGTACCAAAAGATCATCGAGCTGGCGCGGAAAGTAGTTTTGGTAGGACCTGGGCGAGGCAGTGGCGCCGGATCTCTTGTTGCGTACGTGCTGTACATCACCGACCTAGATCCGATCAAGTGGGACCTACCTTTCTCTCGATTCCTCTCCGTGCATCGTCAAGGTGCGCCAGACATTGATAGCGACGTCTCTGACCGCGATAAAGTTCTTGATCAGCTGCGAAATTTCTTTGGTTACGAGAACGTCGTTCCAATCTCGAACTACAATGCTTTCAAGGTGAAGAGTCTCTTGAAGGATGTCAGCAAGTTCTATGGCATTCCCTTCGATGAAGTCAACGCCGCGACTAGAACTGTCGAAGACTCTGTTCGCCGCGCAACGATGAAGGAAGGTGATGACAAGAACCTATTCGTGCTCACGTACGATGAGGGTTTGAAGTACGACAAAGCTTTCTCAGACTTCATTGCACGGCACCCTGAAGTTGGCGAATCTATGAACGTTCTGTTCAAGCAGAATCGTTCTCTTGGACGTCACGCAGGTGGTGTTCTAATTGCTGACGATCTTCCAAACAAGATGCCCCTGATCACCAGCAAGGGTGAACCGCAGAGTCCTTGGGTAGAAGGTGTCAACTTCAAACACCTTGAGAAGATCGGAAATTTCATCAAGTACGACATTCTTGGCCTTGAAACGTTGAGGTTGATCGAAAGAACGATCGAACTGATCCTCATCAAAGAGGGAAATGCAGCACCAACGTTCGATGACATCAAGACTTGGTATGAAAACAACATGTCACCTGATGTCATCGATCTTGACGATCAGAAGGCATACGAAACTTACTGCGAAGGGCGTTGGGCTGGCGTATTTCAATGTACAGGAAAAGGCGCTCAGCAACTTTTCAAGAAGGCTCGGCCAAAGAGCATCATCGATATCGCAGCTTTGACGTCCATTTATCGACCGGGTCCGCTAGCGGCTCACGTTGACAAGTTGTGGTTGAAGCATGAAGTTGAACCGTACGACTGGGGTCACCCGCTCATCAACTCTACGTTGAAAGAAACACGTGGGTTGCTGGTGTTCCAAGAGGGCGTCATGGCTCTTGTCAACAAAGTCTCTGGCTTTCCGCTGTCAGAAACTGACGAGGTTCGACGTGCTATCATGAAGCGCAGCATCTCAGGCGGTGAAGCTGCGAAGAAGAAGATGAAGGAACTTGAAGACAGCATCGTTGCTGGTGCTGTGAAGAACGGCGTTCCGGAAGCAACTGCTCGCAAGATGTATGAAACGATCTGTTTCATGAGCGGTTACGGTTTCAACAAGAGCCATGCAGTTGCTTACGCAATCGACTCGTACTGGTGTGCCTGGTTGCTAACGCACTACGAAGAGCAGTGGTTGTGCGCTTATCTCGAGTCCATGTCAAACACCCCAGAGCAGCGAGCAAAAGCTTTCAGCGAAGTGAAGGCTTTGGGCTACCAGATCGTCCCAATCGATATCAACCAAGCTGCGCTTGGTTGGACTGTGCTGCCCGGCAAGAAATTGATGCCATCGATGACAAGCTGCAAGGGTGTTGGTGATTCAGCAGTTGAAGAGATCATGGAAAACAGACCTTACGAGGCAATTGAAGATCTGCTGTGGGATGATGAATTCAACTGGAGGCACAGCAAGTTCAACAAGAGGGCTCTAGAAGCTCTCATCAAGATTGGTGCTTTTGGTTCAATGAACATCGTTGGTGAAGGAAAGCTGTTCAGCAGCTACAAGCACATGCACGATGTCATCGTTGGATCTCACGTTGAGACAGTGACGAAGAAGAGGAAAGGTGAAGTTTCAACGTTCGAAGCTGAGATAGATCATAATGCTCTGATAAAGCGACATCCCAAGAGCGATCCAACTGAAGGTTTGAAGAACTTCTTTGAGCTTGTTCGAAAGTACGCTGGGCAACCTGATTGGTCTTCTATCGAGAAGGCTCAGAACATGGTTGAAGTGTTCGGCACTTTGGATGTGACAGCGATGATTGATCCTCGGTTGCTCGATGCCCTAGACGGGAAGGGAGTAGTTCCAGTCGAAGATGTTGAGCTCGGCGAGATAAAAGTTTGCTGGTTCGTCGTCACTCCTACTTCACCCAAGAAGGGTGCAAAGCCCGTGACTGGTGTGAAGCGCAAGACAAAGAACGGAAAAGAGTACGTTCAGATCTTTGCAACTGGTCCGACAGGCAAGCCAAATCGCATCAGCGTGTGGGGTTGCAAAGAGCTGCTTCAACCGTTCACGTTGTACTGCGCTGAAGTTGAGAGGAACGAGTTTGGAATGTCGACGGCGGTGTTCAAGATGAGAAAATTGGGATTAGCGCTTGCTGCCCATCTTCAGATTCTTGGAATCACCAGCGCTCCAGTTGTATCCACCGCCGACAGCACCGGGTCCACCACCATGAGAGAATCCAGTTGGATTTCCCCACGCAGATCCCATGCCGGTTCCACCGCCGCCCGAGCCTGCGAACGGATTCCTGCCGTGCGCTCCAGCTCTAAATCCTCTGACGCTCTTTGTCACGTTTCTGCCAACAAACTTGAACCCAAGATCGCCAAGTTCTTTCTTGATGTGCGCAAGATCGCTAGCACCAGCTTCAGAGACTTCCATCTTTGAACCATACTTTGCTTGCGTCATGTTGCGCCCTAGAGCATGCAAATCGATGAAGTTGTATTCATAGTTGTCATCATCTAGCTTGCTCTCTATGAAAGCCTCCAACGACATGTACTCAGGATTTTCTCGCAATTCGTTGATTTCTTCGTCAAGATCATCCTCAAGCACTTCTGATATCAAACGTCTCAAGGCACCTAGTTGCAGCTTCATGCTGTGTAAATATCGCGTTAATGTGTTAAACTGGTAAACATGAACAAGCGTCCATCCTATTGGTCTAAGTCAGTTGCGGAAAAAGTGGTTGAATCTCTCATGCCCGACATCTTCAAGCTGGTCGGAGAAGATGCAAAAGAAGATCAGCAGTACGTAGATGACATGAAAGAAGATCTGCTCAGAGCTATTGATCTCGAAGATGACGAGTATCGCATCTGTAGGAACCTAGAGCGTTCAACGTGGGAAGTTGATTCAGCGTTGTACGATATCATGAGCAAGGTTGCATACTTGCGCACAAAGCACCATTATACTGAAGAAAAGGAATGGGTGAAACAGCATTCGATTAATCTCGAATATTCTGTGGGTCAACGAGTGACCTTCAAGAAGCCTAACGGGACCCAGGTTGAGGGTGAGGTGATCAAGCTGCATGAGGATCGTGCTTCATACACTGTCTACTGCGAAAGTGAAGGTCATGTGAGGTCTGGTGTCGTAACGCACGGCCTTGTTATCGCTGCCGAAGATTTGGCTCTCGTCCAAGAAGAGCGCCGGTCGAATTTTAGCGTCGTTTCTCCGGGCGTTGGGTCTAGAGAGAATGACGTCTGAGGATCTTGTTCAGATCGATTGTCCAATTTGCGGGTGTCTATTCTGGTCGTTCAACCCAGAAAAATGGACTGTCAATAGGAAGGTTTGTTCACGGTGCTGGAAGCTAGCGAAACCAGCGTTCATTGAATCGTTGCTTGAAAGCTTGAGTCATTTTTCTGTGAACAGGAATGATGCTACGTAGTAGTATGATCCGAAAGAAGGAAACGTGACGTCAGAGCAAAAAATAATCATGGTAGTCGGACCTGATATGACGGGAAAAACTCAAATTGCGCAAGAGTTGTCGCGTCGAACAGGGCTTCCGTACTTCAAGGCAACGTCAGAGCACACTTCATTCTTGTCTTCAAGAGTTTCAAAGAACGATCAGTTTTTGAACCAGCTACGATTTGCAGATCCACGAGTCCTTGACTTGCTGCGGCAAACGGGACACAGCGTCATATTTGATCGCGCGTATCCTTGCGAGTATTCGTACTCCAAGGTGTTGGGCCGTGAAACTGACATGAAGATGCTCTACCACGTTGACGAAGCATGGGCTAACATTGGCGCCCGCGTCGTTCTGTGTCATCGATCATCGTACGTTGGCATTGAAGATGACTTGGATCCAACTATCAACGCTGAGGTTCTTCAAAAGCTTCACGATGAGTACTTCACTTTTGCATCATGGACGAAGACGAAGCTTCTGAAGCTTAACGTTGATGATGAAGATCTAGAGCGTGAGATGCGAGAGGTTCTTGCATTCATCAAGGGATTATAATGGCAAAGATCATAAACTACGATTCTGAATTTTTTGACGACGGCAGGAAGTACTTCGCTCGCGGCCTTCCGGCATGGAAGGACTTCGTCTTGAAGGATTTGAAAGCCACGTCGATTGCCGATTTTGGCTGCGGTCAAGGTGATTGGCTCGAACCTCTTGAAGGCATCATCCCGATCTGGTGCTGCGACGGTTATGCTGACATGACAGCATTGAGAGTCAACCAATCAAACTTCAGAAAGATAGACATCGGAACTGTGAAGCCTAGCACGCTTGATGTTGGCCCACGTGACGTTGTCATGTCGCTTGAAGCGATGGAGCACGTTTGCAACGTTCATGAAGGCAACTTTTTGGACTGCATGCTGCTGCCCAATCCTCGCATCGTTGTCTTTGGTGTTGCGTCTGGTCGTGGCACTTACGATCCCAACCAAGGAAAGATCAATCGTTTGGGCGAATTCGTCCCGGGTGGACCTGATTGGCTGCCGCAGTTCGGACGTCACCACGTGAACTGCCAACCAGTCTCTGTCGTTGAGGGAAAGATGCTGAAGAGAGGATATGTTGTAGATCCCGTTCTGACATCAAAGTTCTCCAACTTGAGAGTTCCAGGGCGCAACAAGAAGGGTCGCTTTGCGTTCGCTTCTTTCTACAGGAAGAACACTCGAGTTTACGTAAAGGCTTCCCAATGAGCATTGTCATAGCTGTTCTAACGTACATTATAGCTGTCGTACCCGTCTTCGTGATTGGTTTCATCATCGGAGACATACGACGAGACATTGCTGCGATCAGGGTGATGAGCTCTGAAAGGATGACAACGGCTACTGATCTGATGAACATTCATGGGCTGATATCTTCTGGCAACGTTCAAGCTGCCGATGAATACGTCAACAGCACATTTTACTCAATTGCTGCTCATGATCTAACAACGCCACGTCGCATACCAAACTTGATCACAGCTTCACCGGATTGCAATGACGACGAACACTAAACCATGCCCAGGGTGTTCGATCGAAATTCCAACGTGCGTGAATAGATGCTGGGATTGCGGCATAGCCAACGCAATAGAAGCTGGAGGCAAGTTTTACTGCCCAAACGAGCTGCCTGTTGGTTGCATCAAAGCTGACGGGAACATGTTTGAACACGAGCATGGGGATCATCCAGATTACAAGTTCCCTGTTAACGTTGAGTACATTGGACCTCTGAAGATAGGTCACGTGTCAGACTATGCTACCATGATTTCGTCTGACGTTGAAGAGCAAAATCTAACGCTCGAAACTTTTGACGAGGCAGAGGTTAGAGCCACGTTGGGTGAGGTACATGCGCTAGTTTACACTGACGGCATCGTTGCATTGACGCTCTACGAGTACACGTACGCTCTGTGGCTCCTTGAAGATGGCGGCAAACCAATCTGCGATCAACGTTACTGGAAGAAACCTGAGTGGAGGCTTTCAGAGGCTTCGATTGAAAAGATAAAGGTGTTGAAAAGATGAGCAGAAGCAAAATTTGGATCGAGCTGCATTATGCTATGCTCGATGGCCGCGAAGAGTGCGTTCCCGAGTCGATAGGATGGACAAATGGGCACATATTCTTCAAGACCGGTCGTGCTTCAACAAGGATTAAAGCTCCGGCGTCATGGACTTTTGATGAACTAGATGGTTCGTACGATCGTGAAGCATGCGTTCAACATACTGTTGATCAAATCAGAGAAGAGATTGCTTCTGATTATGGTGAGAATCTGTTGAAGTCAATGGTTGGTCGGATGTTCGATCAAGCCAAGGCTCACTGCGACGCAGAACACCAAGAGTACAGGAAGCAGAGCAATCCGGGCAGAAAAGGACATTGATTATAATGGGACAAAAACGACTTTTGATTCAAACTTGATAGTGAGCAACGACACAAGTGCTGCTGATGTCATCGTTAGTGACTCTTTGTCTGTGATTCGCAGCAACTTCATGTTATGCTTTGCAAACCAGTGTTCCTGAGCACGATCGACATGCCATTTTCCAACGATGCTCTCAGATCGAGGCGAACCAGATTTGATATGTTCTTCGAGAGGTCGATCTAGTCCATGCCAATAGACGCCATCAACTTGAATCCAGACATCAATTGATTTAACGTAGAAGTCAATAGGCCAGTTTGTTCCTATGGGTTTGTGTTGACGTTCGATGTCATTGACACCAAATAGTTCAACAAGAAGTTCGTGCATGCGATCTTCTGCTTTTGATTTTCGATACGAATTATTACGCTTCATAGATTCATGGTTCTTACGGACAGCTTCTTGCCAGTTAACACGAGCATATACTTCTGGTATTGCCAAAGCACTCTTAACGCCATAACGTTTCATGAATGTTTCTATTCGCTTTGTTTTTACTGCTGCAATTTGAATCACATTTTCAACGCCATATTTTTCAACATTATTTTTACGTCGTAGTTTTTTATGTTCTTCTACTTGCATAGGACTAACAGAACCGAATTTCTTAAGAGACGTAGCACGTCGTTTTGCTTCGACATCTGGATGTTGTGAGGGGCGCACAGTTCCCCAACGTGATACCCACGTCTGTTCAGCTAGCACCCTGATCAATCCACCTGATTGCATGCCAACACCGAAGCAGCTTCTAGAGCACCAATGAGTTGTTCTATTGATATCACGTGATCTTCTTTTACTTTCATATTCTGCGCTGCATGCATCGCAACGTAGTTTTATAGACACGATCTTTACGCTTCCGTTTTTCGCTTGTTTAGATGTCACTGTAAGAATCATTATATGTACCTATGTCGTTTACAATATAGAGTATATGCATGAAAAGACTCCTGATAGAGACGCAGTTGTCAAATTATGATGTGAATGGGAAATTTATCCTAGAATGTGATTCAGGGTGGAATATGGTCATGGGTCGCGTAAGGGTGATGCTTCAGCTGAACCCAGAGCTGCACATCACAGTGATGATCCCGCAGCTTGGTGATGACGGCAGAAAGAGACAAGTTGTAACTGATCCCTGGGATGTGTACCCAGATCTTTGGGATCGTTACGGTGCAGATGGTGATAATCGTCTAGCGTTCTTTGAGCACAACATCATCGGAAATGCTCTTGTGACTCGTTATGATTTTGACTGGACGGGTCTAGCTGTCGGTCTAAATCTCGGGATGCAGAAGTTGAGCCGCGCTCCCAAGTGGGACGCAGTTTACATCAACGATCCAATGCATCTAAGAGCTTTCAAGGCGATGTTCCACGTTGTTGGTGGATACCAACCCAAGTTTTTCGTGCATTCCCACTTCGTGGATGTGCCATCATGTCCAAAGTTTCCAGCCGAAGCGTCGCTGTGGCTCGGTCAATGCGAAGCAGCGATGAAAGCCGATTGGAACTTCTGGCAGTGCGAATCTGCGTTGGCAGAGTTTGAAGTTGAAGCCAGGAAGCTTTACAGAGATGAAGTTGTTCAAAAGATCCTCGAAAAGTCTTCACCGTGGGATGACGGATACTCTCGAGAAGAGATCACATCACCAGTCAACTTCGACAATCTTAGGTTTGATGTCAACCTGGTCGAGAAGCTGCAATCAGCCGGCAAGAAGATCATCTTTGTCCCGAACCGTATCGGTGAAGCAGGGGTGTCTAGCGACTACACGAACTGCGGCAAGTTCATGTTTGACATCTTGCCAAAGCTTCACAATCGTCGCCAAGACTTCGTTGTCATTGCTGGAAATCCCAGCCAGAAGATCTCTAACTCTAGCTTGCAAGATCGCTGCGGCCGTCACGGCTACGTGTCTCTTGTCTCTGGCCCGCTTAACAGAGATGAATTCAAGTACATAGCCTCCAGAGCTGAGATATCTGTTGGGTTGTACGATCAGGACACGTACGGTGGAACGGCTGCTAGAGAATGCACAGAATTGGGATGTGTTCCATTGACATTGAACTGTAATGAATATGCAAGATTGCTTAAATTGTCATCATTTCCAATTTATTGCAATCCTGATTTTTCTGACATTGTTGATAAAGCTAGCGATCTGATCGATTATGTTGGCACTGATGATTGTAAAAAGTCACATGAAAGACTGAAAACAGTCGTTCAACAAAGATGTTCATACGAAGAAACAACGTTGAGTTCGATGAAACGTATGGATCTATTGTAAAAGTATGTGTGCCACTATAGTTAGATCATGGGATTCTTTGTATACACTATTACAAATACGATTACGTCAGAAGTTTATGTCGGAAAAACTAATGATCTAGCTTGTCGCTGGCGAATACATCGTTATTTTGGTTCTACGGGTCAATTTAGGGGGTAGAAGTCATTTGTATGCGAACATGCGAACTTATGGTCTAGACGCGTTTGAATTTAAGTGTGTTTATCACACTAGTAATGAAGAAGATTCATACGCACACGAAATTGAAACCATCTCGTCTCTTAAGAAAAGTGGCGTAATGTTGCTAAATCTTACTTCTGGTGGCGAGGGCGTGCGTGGTATTACAGCACACCAGAAAAAATTGATAAGTGATCGATTTAAAGCATTGTGGAAGGATCCTAGTTTTAGACTTAAGATGAAAAGCAAAGTAAGAAAATTGCGTGGTCATCAAACAGAAGAAACCAAACAGCGTATTTCTTCATCACTTAAGAAAAATTGGGCTAGTGATGAAGAAAAAGCAAAACAACGAATCGAGAACTTGCGAGAAATCTTCAGAAGTGATGAATTTAGATTGAAAGCTTCCATAAAGCAAAAAGAAGTTCAACAAAGAGTTGAAGTTAAACAAAAAATAGCCGCAGCTAGAATCAAAAGAAATGATCATCTACGAGCGACAGTAAATGATCTTAGAAGTGATTATCAAACTGGATTGTATACTCAAAAAGATCTTGCCAAGAAATACGATCTTCGTATTAGCCAAGTTAAGGGAATAATTGCGGGAAATATATACCGGTATCTCATTGACCAATTATTTCGAATATTCTAAGCTGGCTCGAGATGCAGGAGGGCACCCTTTCATGGGCTCGCCAGACTTTTCTGATGCACCAGACGTGCTGAGCAAGTTGCTCGATGAGTTCAGCGAGCTGAGAGCTCACACCGTCGACATGAATGATCTTCGTGAACGTCTCCGTGATGCTGTTAGAGCTCGGTGCTCTTACGAGGTGACGACGCTTTCAGCAATGCGGAAGATGAACTTGCTCTGCAACGTCGACTAACACGCTGTACATTAGCCCTGTAGGTGGGTATAGTCTTACCTAGACATGAAAGTCCTCATAACTGGCTACGCAGGGTTCATTGGTTCAAATTTGACAGCAGCATGCGTAGCTGCTGGTTGGACAGTTACTGGTGCTGATGATTTTTCTAATGGGCACGCAGAATTTTTGAGCGATTCAACTCTTCGAGAAATTCGTGAATTTAAGTGTGATTTTTCTGATGAAGCAGTTCTTCAGAAGATCAGGGACAAAGAGTTTGACGTTGTCATCCATCTTGCTGCTGTTCCAAGAGTTTCGTACTCTGTGGAGCATCCGTTTGAAACGAACGATGCAAACGTCACGAAGACGCTGAAGTTGCTGGAAGCATGCAGAGGAAACATCACACGGTTCGTCTTTGCTTCATCTTCTTCAGTGTACGGCGGCGCTCTTAAGCTACCCACGCATGAGAGCGAAGAGAAGAATCCCAAGTCGCCGTACGCGCTTCAGAAATCTATCATCGAAGATTACTTGACGTTGTACAAGACGTTCTACGGTCTAGATTCTGTCTCCTTGAGGTTCTTCAACGTCTTTGGACCCAACGCGCTGGGTGGTTCTCCGTACGCAACTGCGCTCGCCGCGTGGTTGACGGCCATCAAGAAGGGTGAACCGCTTCGCTTCGATGGTGACGGCTCTCAATCAAGAGACTTGTGTTACGTTGACAACGTTGTTGATGCATGCATGAAGGCCGCAACAGCGCAGCTTCCATCTGCTGAAGCGCATCGATTCAACGTAGCATGTGGAACTGAAGTATCCAACAACGACATCATTCTTTACCTTCTGAAGCGTTACGGCGGGTTCAAGCTCAACGTCGCGCCTACACGGCCAGGTGATGTGAAGCGAACGCTAGCAAACATCAGCGGTGCATCAGTTTACCTTGCGTACAGCGTAAAAGTTCCTGTTTGGGAAGGTATTGCTCGCACATGCGATTGGTACGACAACAATTGGGACTGGGCAAAGAACCTAAAGCTTAACGTCTGATGAAATCAGATCATCATGTCCACTTTATGCTATGGGTGCTGTTGCTGTTCACAATCGTTCTGTCGATCGTTGACATTAGGGCACACAATGAGATGAAGGTGAGAATTCAAACGCTAGAAGACAAGGTGCTGGACCTGGAGATGAAGACGAATGATACGAATTGAGCATAGAGTCAGCGATGTTCGGAGTTGGTTCCGTGAGCTAAAAGCATCTGGCGAGCACGTGACCGACAAAACAGGTTGCAAGATGATTGAGGTCATAGGTGCAACGTTCATTGCGGATGAAGAAGCTATCTTTGGGACCGTGAACAGGGACTACGCAGCTAGGGAGATCGAGTGGTACAAGTCTATGTCTCTTAACGTTCATGATATCCCTGGCGGTGCACCTGCTGCTTGGGTTGCATGCGCTACACCTAACGGTGAGATCAACTCGAACTATGGTTATCTTATCTGGAGCCCTGAGAATCACGATCAGTACAGCAACGTTCTAGCTGAACTTCGTCGAGCTCCAGAAAGCCGACGCGCAGAGATGGTGTACACGCGTCCTTCGATCTGGAAAGATTACAACCGTAGCGGGATGAGCGACTTCATCTGTACTGATTCAGTCCAGTACTTCGTCAGAAATGGAGAGCTGGTTGCTGACGTTCGCATGAGGTCGAACGATGTCTTGTATGGATATCGCAACGACCGCGTCTGGCAAGATTTTGTTCACAAGCAGCTTGCTAACGATTTGGGCGTCAAAGTTGGTCCCATGATTTGGCATGCGGGTTCTTTGCACGTATACGAAAAGCATTGGCACTTGGTTGAATAGCATGGCAAAGCAAAAAGGAGATCAGCTACCATCGATTGAGAAGATGTTCGAGGTAGCAGTAAGAAGCGTCGTTGAGCTCGGTGAGATGCTCGGGTTGAGCATTGATCAAGTGGTTGAGCTCATAAAAGTAGCCTGGCAGACTGAAGTGAACTACAAAGAAGAAAAGGAGAATGGAAAATGACTGTTATTGTTGGCGTCGTTGAGGGAAAGAACGTTTGGCTCGGTGGTGATCGTGCAGCAACTGGTGGCGGTCTAGACAGGGTTCTCTTGAAGCATCCGAAGATCTTCTTGAAGAACGGCATCGGCGTTGGTGTTTGCGGGTTGCCAAAGGTCATGGATGCTATCAAGCATGGCATCGAATTCCCGCCGCACGAGAGCGGTTCTGCGAAGGACTATCTTGTCAGCAAGTGGGTACCTGCGATCCGCGAAGGTTTGAAGAAGTTTGATTGCACTGAGGAGCATCGTGGTCAGCACTACTTCCACGGTGCGCTACTCATTGCATACAGGGGTGAGCTGCACGAGCTCGAGGGAAACTTCCAGCTCGTTGAGAGTGCTCGTGGTTACGCTTCTGTTGGCTCTGGATCCCCTGCAGCGTTGGGTGCATTGAAGGCTTCGAAGGGCGTGGGGCCGGCGAAGAAGAGAGTTCTGGATTCTCTCAAGGCTGCCGCAGAAGAGAATGCCGGGTGCGCTCCTCCGTTCGACACGCTTGTCGTTGTCGGATTACTAGTGCTCTAGACCGGTTAGAGTAGCGATCATGAGCAAGCAAGCTAATCCAACATTCGTGATGTACGTCGGACCCATGTGGTCATCAAAATCATCTCGATTGTTGATGGAGCTTGAGCGTTGCAAGTACCAGAAGAGAAACGCTCTAGTTTTCAAGCCTGCGATAGATGATCGCTACTCTACGTCTCAGATCGTGACGCACGGTGGTTGGCGTCACGATGCAGTCACTGTCAATAACGCAGAAGGTATTCTTGCGAAAGTTCTTGAAGAGCAGAACAACGACATTAGCATCATCGCAGTAGATGAAGCTTTCATGATTAACGGCGTTGCTGATGCTTTGACGTTCTTGTACAGGAACGGCTACAACATCATAGTGTCAACGCTTGACACTGCATTCAATGGTAAGCCGTTCGATGAAGTGACAAAGATGCTGCCTTGGGCAACGTCAATAGAGAAGTGCTCAGCAGTGTGCACGATCTGCTCGCAAGATGCTCATTTTACGTACAAGAAGAGCGAAGATGAAACGTTGCTTGAAGTTGGCGGGCACGAGCTATACGAGCCGCGTTGCTTGCGATGTCATCCTTTCATAGTGCTAACATGATTCAATCTGAAATAGATTTGTGTCCTATTTGTCATGGCAAAAAAAAGTCAAAAAATGATTACTGTTCAAAAACATGCTTCCAGAAAAGCAAACGAGTCACCATTAAATGCGTTCAATGTAATTCTGCATTCAATGTTTTGAAGTGTTATGCTGACAATGGAAGAAAGTTTTGTTCAAGAAAATGTAGCGCTTTGCACAACAAAGCTGAACAAAAATCTATAACGCATGTTCAAGTAAATTGCTCTTGGTGTAACAAAACAAATTTTCGTTATCGTTCAACAATTGTTGCGCATGCAAATTGTTTTTGTGATAGAGAATGTTATCTAGCATTTCATTCACAAAATAAAATTGTAGTGCAATGCAGTGGAAAAGATTGTTCAAACTTTGTGAAAAGCAATCTGAAACATCATTATGATCGTTATTGTTCTCGTGATTGTTACAAAAGATCTTACGAACCAGAAAATTTTAACAAGAACTTTCTTAAAGGAAGATACAAGTCAACAAAGGCTGGAACAGTTCATTACGATTCTAGCTATGAGCTACGAAGATTCAAAGAACTGGATTTTGACAATACAGTTCTAGCATGGGGTAGATGTAAAGATAAAATTCTTTGGTCTGATGAAGAAGGTAATGCACACTATTACAATCCTGATCTCTTCATCAATTATGACTCTAATATCGTGGTCGTTGAAGAGATTAAGGGCTACGTTAATGAACATACGAATAAAAAGATCGAAGCCGCTAGATCTTTTTATTCCAACAAGAACATTGAATTTCGCGTGATTTATGAACGCGATCTTGAACCTATTGAAAAAATTCATGAATACTATGAAAATGACATAGGCACATTCAGTAGATCGTCATATGATTCTATTTGGATGCATGTTGCAGTTGCATTTGCAAAAAGATCAACATGTTGCAGATTGCGAGTTGGCGCAGTTTTTGTTGATCAACATAATGAACGCGTTCTATGCCTGGGCTACAATGGATCAAATTCTGGAGGGCTTAATGGCTGTGATTCCCTAACACCAGGTTCTTGTGGTTGCATTCATGCAGAAATTAATGCCATTTCTCACGCATCTGAATCTCTTGAAAATTCCACAGTTTACGTAACTACATCTCCATGCATAATGTGTGCAAAAAGTCTAATTAACAGTCGAGTTGGAAGAATCGTGTACTTGCAAAAGTACAGAAATTCAACTGGTGTAAAATTGCTTCGTGAAGCTGGAATTCAAGTTGATTCTTATCAGGATCTAGTAGATTTCTCAAATGAATCAAGATGATCATCAACGCTGGAATCTCTAGGGTCGTGTATGACATCCAGTACAGGGATTCGTCAGGTCTTGTCTTGCTGCAATCAGTTGGTATTGAAGTCATGAGAACATCGGACGCAATACTTACATCGAGAACATGAGAGCACTTACTGATAAGGACATCATAGAAGTCTTCCGTGAAGAGTGGGACTCACGTGTTGCGTCTCTAACGGAGACCGTCGACGTTGCGATGACTGCAAAGATCGGCAAAGGAGAAGAGAAGATGATCATCGCTCCAGAGCTGAAAGTTCTTCACAAGAACAGTGGAATTCGCTACACAGTGGATTCAGTCGGTCCTAACGATTGCATACTCAGGACGCCAGAGGGTGAAAAATTCCTGATTGATGCAGAAGAACTTGAAAAGAATTACGAGCTGAGCTTACAAGGAAAAGATCATGAGCAAAAAGAACATACTGGAAGGTCTAGACCTTGATAAGACGATCAGAGATGCGCTATCGCGTTCCGCTGCAGTGAAAGAAGTTGGAAAGATCAACGAGTCCTACGTTGCAGAACCGAAGCCGTTCAAGCAAGTCTCTGAGATGGTTTCGCAGAAGACCAAAGAAGCGCACACAACTCTTTACCGTGAGTACGTTGACACGTTGAACAATGTTTCTGCGCAGCTTGACACTGCTGACAGGGGCGCTTCAAATTCAAAGCACAGTGACTTCAGGTCATTGAAGCTTGATGAAGCGTACAACCTCAATGCTGTGTGGCTTCATGAGCTGTACTTTGCGAACTGCTACGATCCTCATTCTGAGATCGTGATGGATTCAATCGCTTACATCAAGCTGCAGAGAGACTTCGGAACGTTCGAAGATTGGCAACGTGACTTCATCGCATGTGCCATGGCTGCTGGAAATGGATGGGCTGTTTGCGGGTACCACACTTTCTTGAAGAAGTACATCAACGTTCCAATCAGCCACCACAGTGGAGATATCCCACTAGGCTTCTACCCAGTGATCGTTGTCGACATGTGGGAGCATGCATACGCTAGAGACTACTTGACCGATAAGAAGAGCTACTTGATCGCTCAGATGAGAGAGATCAATTGGGAAGTTTGCGAAGATCGTTTTAAGAGAGCTGAAGCAATCGGCGTGGCGGTGAAGTCATGAAGACTTTTAAGGTTCGCTTGGGTGATCTTCGGCGTGTTCTAAGAGAAGAGATTCTCAGAGAAGAAGGCGAAGCGCCAACGCCACCAACAGAAGAGCCGGGAGAAGATTCACTAGACTCTCAGGTCGATCGTTACTTGAATGACTATGAAAAAGAAGCAAAGTCCGCAAAGACCGAGGGTCGCGATTGGCGAATGACTGTGCGTCGAATCGTTGAAGCTGGTGAAGATGACGACAAGGGTGATGATTCTAGCGATGAACCAAAGAAGCTTACTGTTGAAGACATTGACGTGGGCTCTTTTGTCAACGGCGTTGTCAGGTTGATAGACAACTACGACTCCTTGCTAGAAGTTAGAAATACGATCTTGCGTAGGGCGTCAAACTTCTTGTCGAAGAATTACGATGAGTCAGTTGCTGATTCATTCAAAGAGCAGCTTCGCAACGAGCATGGCATGGAGATCGGTAAGTCAAGGGATGAAATGGAAGATGAATTCACTGCACCTCCAGCTGATCGAGCAGGTGATGGAGGCGTCGGCGGAGGAGGAGCAGTCTTAGTTCATGAAATCTGACGCGCTTGTCACAAAGAAAAGCTTGCACATCAACCTTGACAAAGAGGTGCATGCTGAACTACGCGTTAAATCTTTCCATCATGGTGTTTCTCTTCAAGAACTATTTGATGAGTTCGCTAGGCAAGTTATTGATGACGCTGGGCCGGGTTACAACGTCTTGAAAGGCCTAGTGACGAAGAAAATACGTGCAGCTCTCGATGATGCTCCAAAGCCAAAGAGAGATTACGGCAAAAAATTGCATGAACTTGACGCTGAAGCGATGTATACTCTAATAGAGGAAAATGAAAGACGTGAAAAACTTGAAGAAATCGCTCGAAGAGAAGCTGCTGGCGAAAGCGATTGATGCATTTGAGTACTTGATGTCAGCGTCTGGGATGTTGACTGAGACCAAGTCTGACATCCTAGCTCTGTCTATCAACGTTAGTTCAGTCGCTAAGTCGATTGTCTCTCTTGCTAAAGCCTACAAGGTTCACAATGAGCGCATTGCTGAGATTGAAGCAACGCAGAAGAAGATCATCGAACTGTTGAAGGGAAAACCAGCTGAATATGCTCCCGCAACAAAGACAAAAGAAGTCCCGAACAAGCCGAACTTACGATGGCAAAATTTTGGGCATTCGTCAAAGCTTACTGGCAACTTGCCGTTGGATTTCTCATTGCTGTCGCTGGTTTCTTCATCTTTACGAGGCAAAAATCTTCTTTTTCTGACCAGCTGTCAGATATCAAGAAGGCGCACGAGGAAGAGATTAAGAAGATCAATGAGGCACGTGAAGAAGAGCGAAAAGCTCACATCGAGAACGAGCGTAAGCTCAATGAAACGTTGATGTCAATCCAGCAGCAGTACGAAGCTGCTAAGAGAGACCTTGACGAGAAGAAGCGTAAGGAGATTGAGAACATCGTGAAAAAGTGGAGCGATGATCCGACCGAGCTTTCAAAGCAACTGTCGGAAGCGGCAGGTTTCACAGTTGTCATCCCCACGGGTGGTAAGTGAAAAAGTTCATCACGCTAGTAACGTTTCTGACGTTCTTCTTTTCAGCAATCCCTGGTCGATGCGAAGGGTTGACTGTGCCAGCAGTTCCAGCTGCTGAACCAGATCCTGGTGCTGTGACGACTCCTATGAAAAAGGGTGAGCCAGCACCTTACACTGGTGTTTTGCTATCGCCAAAAGCTGTTGCAAGCATCATCGTGCAGCTAAATTCTTCCAAAGATCAAGTGAAGATCGAAGTTGACAAGGCGAAAGCTGAAGCTGCCGCACAGTCGCAGTTCAAGCTCGCAGAACTTCAAGCAACGACTGACGCTGAGAAGAAGATCCTAAGTGCATCAATCGTTGCAAAAGAAAAAGAGATTGCTGCGCTAAACGAAGAGATTCGAAAGCAATCATCTAGCTCTAGCAATCCCATGCTGTGGGTTGCTGGTGGTTTTGCTGGCGGCGCTGTTTTCACCGTGCTCACCGTTTTTGCTCTATCGCATGCGACCAAATGATCTGTACGGCCTATTTAGGACCAGAGGTTGTCGACATGGAAGAAGAGAAGAAAGCCGCTGATCCAACTGAGGTTCAGTCTAAGTGGTATTGGGTGAAAGACGCAGCTGGACATGGAAGCGTCACAGTCACTCTTGTCTTCGTATCATTTTGGGTTACAACGTTGGCTTACGTGCTCTCCATGTTTGAGACGCTTGGTCCTATTCATGTCCGTCCATTCGATGTTGCTGCATGTGCCAGCTATTTTGCTCCTATCCTTGCGTTGTATTTTGGACGACGCTATACTGATGCGAAGCTTGGCAATCCTAACATCCCGCAAGCAGAAGCTCCCAAGGGCGAATTATGGCACAAAAGATCACTGTAACCAGGACAGCGTTGCGTGAGCTTGTATCAGAGCTTCTTGATAACAAGAAGTTCGGGCAAGTTTGCCTTGAAGAGGCGGATGATCCGGTTGATGTCAACCCAGTTGTTGATCAGTCAGCAATACTTACTGATCCTAGCAATCCGAACTACAAGCCAAACAACAAAGCTGAATTTCAAGTTGCTGTGAAGGCCCTAAGCGACGATCTGCCAGACGAAAAAGTTTCTGACGTGTATGAAAAGCTAGTGGGGGCCCTTGACGTGCCCGACGAAAAGGAAGATACGATGAAAAACAAGAAGACGACGGGCACAAAGAGCGCTAAAAAAGACACGGCAGCTGAATCACTCATCAGGCTAGCTGTTCGCAAGCAGCTGCAAGAACTTAACGTTGTTTCTGAAGCGCCATTTGACAAGAAGCCAAAGAATTTCGGACCAGTCGTTGGACCGCTTCCGCCTGTCACAAAGATCCCAGCCGGTGTTCATGGCGGTGAGTACATGGCAAAGTTTGACAAGTCGAAGAGAGACCTGAAGAAGGTCATGAAGAACCCAGTTGAAGACCCCCTTGACGACGTACAATCAGACGTGCCAGAGAGGGCAAAGTTCAACACTGTGTCAGACGTCTCCGGAGCATCGTTCCAAGATATCGCCAAGGATCTTGGTTTTTCAGTCGCTGGCGCGAAGCAAGCTGTCGATAAGGCAATGCTGAAGGCACAGTGGGTTGCTGACATGCAAGATAAGTCGCCAGAGGATCTTGAGATCATCGTCTTGTCGAGCATGAACGACTACATCAAGATGCTGAGCCGTTCGGGTGAGCTATCGGCTTCTGATGTTGCTCTCATGAAAGCACATCCAGACATCGTCAGAGATCTAGATGGTTTCCGCGAATTTCTTGACAAATCGATCAGGCGTGCACGTGGTGGTGAGAAGCTGTACAATCCAACTGCACCAACGAGTGCTGCACCAGAAGAGTCGGGCGCAGAGTCAACAAGTGAGCCAGCAGCTCCAAAGGCACCAAGAGAGCCAAAAGCCAGCAAGGATTCGTACAAGGTTTACAAGGGCGGCCAGAAGTACAACGGTGCTTCTGTTGTCACTCGCTACAAGGGCAAAGTCTTTGGCAAGATGGGTGCATCAGAGTTCAAGCCAGGAGAGTCTGGCATTGTCTCGCCTGAAGATGGCAAGCTGAAGGTTAAGAAGCCAACTGGCGATCACACCCAAGTTTGGGAACCAGTTGGTGAATCTCGCTCCCGGACTCGCACAATCAAGAAGGGTCCGCTGACGATCGTTCTTGAGACGATGGGCTCACCCGTTGATGAAGATCTAGTCTCTAGGAGCGAAGTTGAACAGCTCGTTTCTTCTGGTGCATCATCTATCACAGACCCAGTTTCGTTGGAGTCTGCGCTTAACGATGCTTTTGGTGATCGTGAATTCAGCCCAGAAGCCCTAGAGTACATGTACGATGTTTTCCCTGACATCATGCAGAGCCTTGAGGGTCTTGAGCCATCTGCAGAAGAGCAAGAGTATCATCACACGGGTGATGCACCTTGCCCAACTTGCGGCGGCGCGAACACCCACCAAGCAGAAGCTGACGAAATTTACTGCGCAGATTGCGACTCTACGTTTCCGCTAGTGTTAACTGCAAGAAAGAGAATCAATGAACGACGTAGCAATAGTTGCCGCGGCGCAGTTCAACCCAGAGCTGCTCAACGTCCAGAAGAATCTGGCTGTTGCTACTGAACTAGCTTTCGAAGCCGCGGCGAAAGGTGCCCGTGTCATCGTTCTGCCTGAGCTTTGCACTTCTGGGTTTGCGTTGCGATCTCCTCGTGAAGCAATGGAGTGTGCTCAGGAACGTGATGGGTATCAGACAGAAGCGTTCATCCCAATTGCCAATCGTTACAACTGCTACATTGTCTTTGGCTACCCGGAGCTCTATGAAGGTAAGCTGTACAACTCAGCGGCCATCGTGGGTCCCTCGGGCCTCGCAGGGAATTCGCAGAAAAGCAACCTATGGGGTAATGACAACATTTGGGCGCAGCCCTCAGAAGCCCTTCATGCACTAGTCGTGACGCCAGTCGGTCGGCTGGGAGCGCTAGTTTGCAGGGATGCAATGAATCACTACAGAGAATCGTACGCTTTTTACAAGCCTGGGCAGAAATTTTACAGCAAAGGCTCTGTTGACATGATTGCTCTTCTGACGAACTGGGGCGGCGCCTATGGGTACCCAGATTCAGCCTGGGTTGAGCTTGTTGAAGACACAAGGGCAAATGTCATTGTGTCAAACAGAGTTGGCACCGAGCGCGATCTGAAGTACAAAGGTGGATCTGCGATCATTGATCGCGAACGTCGCATATACACCCACGGATCGAGCTTCACAGAAGCAGCGATCGTCGGTGGGATGATCATCATATGAAACAGCTACAAAAGCTTCACGAGCAGTTCATGAAAATGGCTGATCGTCCCATGACGTTCGGCAAGCTTCCTATCTCTGCTCGTGAACCTGATGCACCTCTCGTTGCGATGAATCGCTGGGAGAAGTGCGATGATGGATCGATCACGAAGACATACACGTTCAAGAGGAAAGAAGATCGCAACCCGTTCCTCTACGCGTTGCTTGAGTACGAAGAAGAAGTGGGTCACAATGCTAACATCACCGTAGTAGGTGATTCTGTCAATGTTCGTCTCATAACGCACGACATAGATCAAGTGACAGAGCTTGACAAAGAGTACGCATCCTACGCCGATACTGCGTACAAAGATATCGTTACTACGCCCATCTCGTGATGTAAATTTGTCTCCATGAGAGACAAAGAGATGACAATTCGAGCAGACACGTCGCGTGTTCTGATGTCTGACGTGCTCAATGATGCAGTCATTGAAGGTGTCACAGTAGACCCTCCAGCGTACATCATATGTCGCATCAACGTGAAAGATGACGAAGAGAAATCTATCGTTGGAACGTTGAGCAGCATCCTTCTGGATGAACACATTGAAGTTGAAGTTTCAACTTTGCTAGAAGACGGTTTCACAACGCTAAAGAACTTCACGTTGTACAAGATCGCAAGCCTAGAGATCTCCGGTGATGAGAACGGCGGGATGAGCATCGAAGGTCCGCTGACGATATCGGCTGTCAGGATAGAAGCGATAGATTACACGCGCCGAATGTGCACCTTGCTCGTTAAGTTGCAAGGAGAGTTACCTATTTACATGCGAGGATGAGCTATGGAGAAGATCGAAGAAGATTGCACTGATTGCGATGGTGCTGGCGGCGACTGCGAGAAGTGCGATGGAACTGGAAAGCTCCTGCACGATGATGTCAACGAAGGTTACACGTTTGACAAGTTCATGGACTCTATCGTTCTGAAAGAATCGCGAGTTAGTCCAAGGAAAAAAGTCGTCGATTCCCCTCAGAGAGAAAGAGCTCGTCGTCACCAAGAGCGTCCGTTGAACAGAACCAGGTTCGGTGGTTTACATGAAAAATAACGTCAAGATAACTACGGGACGTAGCCTTGGTAAACTCTTGGACGCTGTCATCAGCGAGAGCGTCAAGGCGGGGCTGTACCAGAAGTCACTTCAGGAGAAAGAGAAGCAAGACGCTATGGCTTCAAACGCTCCAGATCCGGCACCATCTCCGCCAGCAGATTCACAAGATGAAAAGAGTCACGGTTCAAAGACGGCTGAAGACGAGAAGAGCGAGATGGAGAGTGGTGACATCGATCACACCGACGTCATTGAGAAGCTCAACACCATAAGATCGGGTCACTCATTTAGAGATGAGAAAGTTGCGTCTGCGATGGAGCAGTACATCAACTCGTTGTCATCTGCGGAGAAAACAGCACTTCTAGCGTTCTTGAAAGGAATCGCGCAGATCGTAACTGGCGAGGTCGCAGCACAAGATGCAGCAGATCCAGGCGACAAGCCGTCAGACGTGAAGATGGAGAAGGGTCCGAAGACGAAGCACATCAAGCCCAACGTCATCGTATCCCAGACACCCAAGGTCAACAAAGACTCTGGTGCTGAAAATACGTCAGGTCCTACACCCATCACGCCGAAGAAGAAGTTATAAATTACTGCGATCGCGTTGTAGTATGAGGGTGTCATGGAAAACAACGAAAACTTTATCGAAACGCGATCGATCACGCTTCCCAAGGGCGGCACGCTCGAGATCAAGATCACCCAAGAGCTACTTGACAGAATTCGTTACCAGTTTCAGATCGACAAGTCAGAAACTGTCACTGACGATCACATGAGGATGTTCATCTGGGGCGCGGTATCGACAGCGCTTGACAAAGCCGAGAAAGAGATGAAGGATGGATGACGATCTTAAAGAATACATCAAGCTCGTTGTTGAGAGCAAGGTTAGAGAGGCTGATGTTTCTGACGGCTCAAGAGTGCCGCACGGGTCAAAGAAGCACATCAGAGATCTTGAAGCCAGGATCGAAGACCTCATCAAGTGGCGCGATCGTCAGAAGAAAGGTTCAGAAGCTCGAGCCAACTACGCTCGACTTGTGCAACGTCTTCGTGGAGAGCTAGCGTCTGCAAAGAGAAAGGCTGAGAAGCTTCAAAATGCTAAGAGCGTCGAAAAAGAATTACGTCAATGAAGGTGGTGCCGTCGGGCATCTGCAACATCTCGCTGAAAATCTTGAGCTTACGTTTGGTGAAATCAAAGACGTTATCACAAGCGCGGCTGAAGGAAAGCTTGAAAAGGTGTCTGAAAAGCTTGACGGCATGAACCTTGTCTTTACTTACGATGTAAACTCTGAACAGTTGAAGACGGCCAGGAACGGCTCTGACATCAAGACTGGTGGTATGGATGCAAGCGCTCTTGCTAAGAAATTCTTCGGTAGAGGAAATGTTGAGCTTGCGTTCAACTCAGCATTCAAAGTTCTAAATGATTCACTGTCCGCTCTACCACCCCCGGCACGAAAGAAAATTTTTGGGCCTCGCGGTAATCGATGGTACTCTATTGAGATCATATACGCACCGGATCCAAATACGATCAACTACGATACAAACAACATAGTTTTTCATGGTTGGCCAATCTTTAAAGTTGATAGTGATGGTAGTATTTCGCAAGATGATGATGATTCTGGCATAACGTTGCTTACGTCAAAGATTGAGCAGATGCAACGAGCTCTGAGCATGAAAGATTGGCGAATTCGTGGTCCTTCGTTGCTTAACTTGAAGCAGCTGTCAGATGGTACTATCGCAAGGTCTGCTATTGAAAAGATCGAAGCTGCTCAAGCCGCAGCAGGTGTTGATGATAACGCAACAATCTATGACTACCTTAGGTCGCTCTTGCGCGATGAAATTTCAAACTACAAGATGTCGCCAGAACTGAAAGCAGCATGCATCGAGCGAGCTATTGAAGCACCAGGCGCTCCTGGAATTCCTCAGCTGAAGAAGATGTCAAAGACGCCAAGTGATGCTGCAGCCGCTGTTGAATTTGTGAAAGCATCTGAAGTGATGGTGAAGAACATGATGCTTCCCATCGAGTCAGCGATCAATGAGTTTGCGATCGGTGTTCTAAACGGCGTTTCATCTACGTTGATAGCAAAGTCTGATGAAGAAGTTAGCAGGATCAAAGCACAAGTTAACAAAGCAATTTCTGCGATCAAGGCTTCTGGTAACGTCGCTGCGATGGAGATATTGCAGAAAGAGATGAGCCGCCTTGGTTCAGTTGATAACATCAACGCTGCAATGGAAGGCATTGTCTTCTTTTACAAAGGAAATGCATATAAGTTCACTGGTGCATTTGCTCCCGTTCATCAGATCCTATCTCTCTTTAAGTACGGGCGCAAAGGTATACCCAAGATGGACTTGGGCGAATCACGATTCATAGTTGAAGGAGGTCACGCTTTCGATAGCGTTCGCCCGATCTCCGTCGAAGATTTCAAAGCCCTATGGCCAACTCTCGTCCAAGATCTTCAGGATATGGGTTGCAAGAACGTAGCACCCGTTGGTTCAACTGGAAAGAAACCAATCATGGGTGATATTGATGTTGCTGTAGAGTTTGACGGCACTAGAGAAGAGCTGTTCAGCTATGCATCTGACATGTTTGGTGCTGAGTCTGTTGATAAGGTTGGATCAAACATTGTTTCTATCAGCTATCCGTTGTCCGGCACGTCTTCGGGCGTCAACGTTCAAGTTGACGTGATGATTGGCAACGTTAGTTATCTTACATGGTCGAGATTTGGAACATCGCCAACGAAAGGACACAAAGATTATTCTGGCGTCAAGGGCGTGGTGAGAAACATCCTTTTGAACGTTATCAACAGGTTTGCTTCAACGCTAGAGTTTAGAGATGCAACGCAAGATGATCTAGATCGTACACGTTACGTTGTTGACTTCGACAAGGGTTTGTACAAAGTCGTCCAGACCAAGAGGGGAAAAGATCCCAAGAAACCACTCAAGGATTGGAAAACACTTTCAAGAGAATTTGTGTCTGACGATCCGGATACTATAACTACTATGATGTTTGGCAAGGGTTTCAAGTCATCAGACATTGCAAAATTTGAAGACTTGGTCGAAGTTCTGAGAAGATCGAAGCTTCGAGCGATTGCAGACAAGATCTTGTCTGCATTTGTAGTTGAAGTAAAAGAACAAGCTGCTCAACGTCCTGAGATGTTTGGTGATAACGTAAATGTTATGCTCAATTACGTGAAATCTGTTGTGGGTCTCTAAATATTTAAGAAAACATGATGAACCTAAGAGCGAGACTGAATGCAGTAGTTGTTGAACAGCAACTACGATCATTGATCAAAAAGTTCATCAATGAATCTGAGTTTAAAGTTGGTTCTGAGTACGATGCTCAGGAAGTCGCAGCAAAAGAACGTTACGAGGCTGCACAAGCTGATCTTGTTGCGTGGGATGATAACCAAAAGAAGAAAGAAGCTCTGTTCGCCAAAGCTAAAGAGATGGGCGTAACGCCAGACACGGCGAAGAAGAGGTTGAAGGACAACCCACAGTACACCTACGATCCAAAGCTAGCTGCGAAGCAACGAAAGACGCTTGAAGATGCTCTTAAGAAAGCCGAGCAAGAGTACTCAGAGTACAACGCTGAGCTTCGTGGTTACGTTCGTTCAAAAGCACCAAAGGCAGAGAAATCTTTCGACAAGCAGCTCCCACCGCCGAAGAAGAAGGTTTACATGTCGATCGACGACGTGATGCCATTGAAGTGGTACACGTGGCCGAAAGAAGTGAAGAAGTCTGGTAAGTCGTTTGGTTCAGCGAAAGCCGGAGCTGGATCCTCTGGTGACGAGGTTGGTCGCACGATGGGTCCGGGCGAAGAATGGCTCGAGTTCATCCTCGGCGGTCAGATGCAAGGTGGAAAAGTTCCTTACGATATCGTCACTGTTGACGGACGCTCGTGGGAAGTGAAAGCTTTGGACGGTGCTGGTTCAATGATTCGTCCAGGTACAGAGGGAAGAGCTGCTTTTGCCAAACCACGAAAGCGCCTCATCTCGATCATGACGCAGATCAAGAACTTTGTTGCTCTTGCTCGCAGGCCAGGCTTCTTTGAGAAAGGCGACTTGTCAGAATCAGAAGCTAACATGATCTCTTTCGTGAAAGTCTTCGTTGAAGACGATTACGAGATGATCGTTGAGAAAGGCGAGATCGGCCGCGATAGGTTCATTGCGTTCAGAGGAATCCTGAAGTCGATACAAAAGTTCAAGCACGATCACAGTGGTATCGATCACGATCATGGCACAGCGCCAGTCGACACAAGGATATCCTTGAACGACAAAGAAGTCAAGGTTGACAAGCCAACGTTCATCGACGTTGCAAAGCGCGTTGAGCGCGCTACGGGGGACAAGAGCGTCCTCACTGGCTTCGAGAAGTTTGAGCTTCTGTTCTCAACGTTGAAAGATGCTGCGTTCGATGATCCAAGCGAGTTCTTCAACGAGTGGTTCAACTCCATCAACATTGACAACGTCTTCGAGCACGTTGACGGCGTCTTCATCGTGAACCGAAACGGGTTCCTCATGGTACCGCGGTCCATGTTCAGGAAAGCGTTCAAGTTTGAGATCGTGTCTCAAGGCTTGCCACGCTTCTCGCTTGCGCTGCCTTGGGGACCCTTACGTAAGCCGATAAGCAAGCTTATCCAGCTCTTCAGCAGCGCTTCGGTGGTCTGCTTGCTGAGGATGTTCCAGATGGCTTCACCATCGACGCCAGGAGGCAAGTTCTTGACGAAAGAAGCCTTGTCGCCTGCGGCCAAGTAGCTACGCATCTTGGTACCGCTTACATCCACCGTCTGTGTCCTCTGGATGGGCTTTAGAATAATCTTCTTATTGTTCCAAAGGTTTCCAGCGTACTTATTAAGTGATTTTTCTGGGAAGTTCGTGGCAAGGTCGTCAGGGTCTGCATACACTGTGAAAGTGTCGTCCATGTTACCAGACTCGTTAGCTTCGCCCAAGACTTTCCAGATGTTTGCGATGGGTGATCCGCCGTACGTTATCTCAACGTTCTCTGGCATGATTGCTTCGAGGTGCTCTTTCCAGATGCGCAGCATGTCGCTGCCAAGTATGGGAAGCTCGCCTGGTCGCTTCCGGTCGCTGGTTGAAACGAAAAGCTTCACGATGTCGTTTTCACTAGCGGCGATCTGTATCAGACCATAGTGACCTGCGTGCAGAGGTTTCCCTGCGGCGGCGATGAGACCAATTTGCATGCTTCTTAAGTATCGTAGCTCGCGGAGCATGCAGTGTTCAATTACCCATGCTTGGTGTATCATAGGAGCATGAGCGGCAAGAAGAAGTCTATTGTTAAGACGACGTCCTGCGGAACGTTGACGTACCGGTTGGCGCCGCAGTGGATTGATACCGAGATCCTCTTGGTGAAGCAATTTTCCAAGAAGGGAAATTGGGGCGTACCCAAGGGTCACATCAATCCTGGCGAAACAATCGAGAAGTGCGCGATCCGCGAGACCAAAGAGGAAACTGGCATCGACGTTGAGCTCGGGATGCGATTGACTGACACGCTGGCTTCTTACAAGAAGGAAGAGAAGACAGTTGTGACTTACTTGGCCGTGCAGACGTGCGACAACCACCCAGACGCCAGCGATCCAGATTCGGAAGTAGCAGACGTTCGGTGGTTCAAGGTTTCAGAGCTGCCGGGTCTCGTTCGGTACCAGGAGTCAGTCATCCATGAAGGTATCGAGGCGATCAAGGCAATCTGGAGCTCTCAGCATGGATGATGAAGACAGCGATGAGCTTGATCCTGAGTACGATCAAGTTGTCATTGATGTCTTCCGTTACGCTGGTTTTCTTGACGAATGGTCGGCAATAAAGAAGCAGTTGCTGCTCAACATGCGCGTTGAGATGAGGCCTGCGTTGAATTCTTACGATCCTGTGCTTAAGAAGCGCGTCATCACAAAGGTAGATAGAGCATTGGCTGCACGTTGGTCGGAATTGTCTGGCCGCAAGGTCATATTTAAGGGTGATGAAAAGCCAACGCAGCAAAAGGATCCTACGTGAGTACATAAGAGAGATCCTGAAAGAGGATGATGGGTACGGTGGCATGATGGGTGCTGCGTACGACATGATGCCTTTCGGAGCACATTTTGCTTCACAAGATGCTCTTTATTCAACGTTTGTTAAGCCGTTCGTTGACGTTGTGCAAGTTGCTGCTGGCAAGACGAAAGAAGTCAGCAAGCGAGCTCAAACTCTGTTCAAGGTCTCATTTGAAGCTTTCATGGTGTCGATCATCCCGTGGTTGACAACCGAGTTCAAAGAGATCTTTGATGAAGAGAAAGATGCTCTTGCGAAGATCAAGTCAGAGTATAACGATGTGTACGAAGCGACTTGGGATGCATTTCGCAACAATGACATTGCTCTTTGCGCTTTCTTTGCGTACCCGGGTTACGTGATGACAGGCTTGGCGGCTGCAAAGTCGCCAGGATCAGCTCTTCACTTGATGAACGTTCTGTCTGGTGGTTCTTTGGCTACGACTGTGAAGGGAATCAAAAACGCTTACAAGAAGAGTGGCGGTGGGTACTCTGCCCCGCACGGACCGATGTCTCCTTCTGGTGGTTACGTTGCTGATCCGATGCCCGGTGGCTTCTTTGGCGAAGGGGCTCTTCATGAAGACGGCAAAGGGAAGAAAAAGAAGAAGCTCCCGCCGATCGGCCAAGTTGTGACGAACAAGAAGCTAGTAGCGAAAGCTCTAGAATCTGATCGAGCTCGCAAGCTGCAAGCTGTTTCTAGAGAGATCATCAAGAAGACGTTGAGCAGCGTTCTTCAGCAAGCCGAAGCCGTCCTGACTGCAAAGAGCATCCAGGAGCTCGAGACAAAGTTGGGCAAGAAGGTGAAGGGATCTGAGAAGCTCAATAACTTGAAACCCGAAGAGCGCCAGCAGCTCGAGGCCCAGCTGCTGTCAAACGTGAAGAAGTCTATGATGCTCTTCTACGTGAAGAACTTGCAAGCTCAAGTCAAAGTTGCTATTGAAGCTGGAATCCCGAAAGATTCACCCTTCGTGTCAGATTACGCAGAAGTGATTCAGAAGATCAAGCAACTGTGATGCGCCTGACAATCGGTCAACTACGTCAGATCATTCGGGAATCGCAACGTTCGCCCAAGAGAACTTTTGAAGAGTTTCAGCAACGTTGGGACAACAAGCCCGTCTACGTTCGATTTGAAAATAACTCTCCAGGAATCCCAGTTTCACTGAATCGTGATTTCACTTATGGAGACATATTTGGGATCTGGTCGTTTTATCTTGAGTACGGGTGGCCAGAAAAACCAGCGTACCTGACCCGCATGAGCGACGTGTACATCTTTGAAGTGAAAACTGATCGAGTGCTTGACACTTCAACGTACAATGAAGCAGCATTGAAGAGCGATGTGAGCAAGCTTCGGAAGTTGTATGGTTCTGCTGTTGACAATGCGCAAAACGATGAAGATCGTAAGCGAGATATTTGGCCATCAGAGGTGGGTACTGAGTACGATCAGCAGTTGCTGTCAGAAATGTCACCTGGTCGTCAACTGTACCAGATCGTCAGCCAGATAAAGGGCTCAACCAAGTCAACGAACTTCATCTTCAGAAACATTGGTTACGACGTGATCATTGACAGCGGTGCAGATGTTAGCGAAGGAGTGTATGCTCCTGCCGTTTCAGCAGTTGTTCTTGACCCTCGAGTTGTAAACATCATCGATTCATTTCATCGATCTGTCAGATGAAACATTTGGTTCTTTGGGTGGTAATATTCTTCTCATGGCTAAGAAGAAGGTTGAACCAAAGAACTACAACGTAGGTTTGATGCACCCTGACGAGCTCGGCGCTCTGAAGGCTCTTGTGAAAGAGTTCATCGGAAAGATTGAAGCTGTTGACAATGAGATCGAGCTCCTGAAGGGCGATCGTTCTGAAATTATAGAAGAATATTCGACGCAACTTGATATGAAAACCCTTCAAGCCGCGCTCAAGGTCGTAAAGATCCAATCGTCTGTTGCGCACCGTGACGCATTCGATTTGTTCGTCGAAAGCCTCAGCGATCACACTTTAGGAGACACAATGGCCAAGAATTCAAAGACTAAGGCGAAGAAGGCGAAGAAAGTTGCGGCAGAACCATCACGTGAAGAGCGGATGGAATCAGCAGTAAAGAAGGTCGCCAAGAAGAAGGAAAAGGCAGTCACTGCTAAAGTGAAGGTCGCGAAGACGTTCGAGCTCCACCTAACGAAGTTTGAGCTGCTGCACCTTAGAGACCTTCTAAGCGTTGCCCTTCCGCCAGAAGGCCGCGTCACCGTGTCGCAAGCTCTTGCAAAGCTGGAGAATCGACCGTTGATCGAATCTTACCTGTGGAATAAGGTCAGCGATGCATGCATCTCAGCGGATCTTCCGATGGATTCATCAGCACCTGATTACGTGGTTGCCCCTTCTGGCGCACCGCCGCTCGGAGTCTTCCAGCTCGCGCAAGAAGAAGCTTCTGACTCATCTGATGATGATGCCTCGAGCATCTTTGAAGATGAAGAAGATGATCTTGAAGGCCTCGACGAGCTCGATGAGCTTGAAGAGGATGACGAGGAAGAAGAAGACGAAGAAGGAGATTTACATGGACTTGAAAGTCGGACAGATCGTATACGCGGTCTTGCCAAAGAAGATGATCGTGTACCCGCTGCGTTGCGTAGAGGAGATCACAAAGAAAACTTTGGAAGGAACGAAGATCGATTACATCTTGGAGTCTGGAGGTGAAGATCGTGAAAGGATCAACCTTGATGAGTTCAAAGGTGAGATCTTCGATTCTGTCGAGAAGCTAAAGTCTACGCTAGTCGCTCGGGCAGCAAATCAGATCACCAAGATGGTCGATGCTGCCGTTGAGAAGGCTAACGCATGGTTCCCATCCAAGACGAGTCAGCTGCAAGACGATGATACAACTCTGTTCGGTGGATCTCCGCCAGATTCTTCACCGGTCGAAATTTCTACTGCTGAAGTTATGCTACCAGATGGCAGGGTTGTCAACGCAAAAGTCAAGGTTCATGAGTCGTTGAAGAGTTGATACTTAAGTTGTCATGGTCAACATCTTGAAAGAGTTCATCCTTGAAGCTATCAAGGCTTCTTCTTCCTACATGAAGAAAGAACGTGTTAGAGCCGAGCTTCAAGAGATGATCGTTGCTTCTGTGAAGTCAGGTGCAATCACTGACCAGAAGTCGTTGGATGAATTCTTCTCAACGCTGGACATGGCGGCTCTTGCGCTAAAAGCAGTTCCTTACGAGGCTTACGTGCAGCTCGCTGGCGCAAAGAAGAGTGCAAAGTTAGCTCACAAAGCTTTACGATGGTAACATGAGCTCTGAACCGATCCGGACAAAGATCGAAGATGAAGTACGACGTTGGGATGCTGAGATGAAGTGCCTCCCTACGAAAGAAGAGATCTTCGAGTACGAGATTGTCCGAAGCGAAGGAAAGTACAACATGTTCGAGCGTGATAACGTCCAACGTTACGCGTTTGAAACCGGACTGTACCATCTTGTCAACTGGATGGAGCGTTGCAAGGAACATCGCATCAGCTATCTCTCGATGTTCAACATGGCATTTGCAGCAGCTGAGAAAGACTACGGTTCACGGGCGACTTGGATCACGCCTGAGATGAGAAAGAAGCGCAAGGCTGCAGCGCTCATCGCAAAGAAAGACAGGCTCCTTGCCGAACTTCGAGCGTTGGGTGCTGAAGAGAGTGAACTAGAAGACCCGTAAAGCTTACCATAGAAGTATGGAACTGTCGAAGGCTCGTAGCATCGGAGAATCCTTGCTCAAGCTCATCGGACCAGCAGTGAAGCGAGCAGAGATCGCTGGGTCAGTCCGCCGTGAGAAGGAGACAGTCAAAGACATCGAGCTTGTCATCATTGTTGATGATTACGAGGCTCTCTTTGGTGCTCTTCGGTCGCGAGGAAAGTTCATCAAGCCTGGCGTTCCTGACATCATCGAATGGCCACCAAAGGTTGGTGCGAAGTACCTGCGCCTCCTCCTTGAAGAAGGAATCAAGCTAGATGTCTTCGTGGCAACGCCGGCGAACTGGGGCTCGTTGCTGTGCATGAGAACTGGGTCTGCAACTGCACCAAACGGTAACGTCCACGGTGGGTTTGTTCCGAAGATGTTTTCGATTTGGAAGAAAGTTTCTGGCGGCGGCCGGATGCTGGGTTGCTTGCCAACGCGGCCAGATGGCACACAAGTTCACGTTCCTGAGGAGCGAGATTTCTTCGATTTGCTCGGTGTCCAGTGGGTTGAACCGCGCGATCGAACAAGTTCAAAGGCAGTCAAAGCAAAATGAGGATTTCTATGGATGATATTTTCGCCACTCTTACGACTCTTTTCATAGTTGTCATCGTGGCCGGGTTGATCGCATGCAGCGTCTTCGTCATCAAAGCTGACGGTCGAACAGACTATTGCTTCATCACCCGCGCTGATTACACCGGCAGGTACTCGTTGATGGCAAATCGACAGTGGAGGTTCAACAGAGAGATTCAGTCATCCATGTCGATCGATGATCTTCATGCAACTGCCAAAAAGCTGGAGTGCCCTCTCAAATGAACGACACGAGCCTGGAATCGCGAGCCAAAGTCATCCTCGAAGGAATCGATGATGAGATCGCCGATTGGTTCATCGCAGGTTGCCCAAACGACTTGATGACGCACCTGGGAATGACCCCTCAAGAGTACGCAACGTTCTTGTTCAAACCTCAGCGCTGGGCGATCGATTACGTCGTGTCTCTTCATGGAGAGTGAATATCCAACACCAGGGATGCTGTTCATACCCAAGACAGATGATCTACTTGAAACGTGGGTTGTTATATCAACCCGCGTTCACGTGGTCGATGGCGTTCAGAAGTACACGATCTGTTGGTTGAGCGCTCGGCAAGAGTTGTTCGTTGGGCTGCCGCAACGTTGGGCTGCCGCAACCTATCGATCTTGTGTCAATAGCGTACATGAAGGTGCTCTATGAAATCTATGATCACGCCGGGAACGTTGTTGCTTAACAAGAACGATATGACCACGTGGTGGTTGCTTGTAAGCTACAATGTCGTGGAAGACTGCATCTATAACGTAGTGTGGTTTAACATAACAAACAGCGAGATCATCAGCGCACGAATACATGTCGACAGTCTGAAACGCACGGCGATGCGTGAACTTTACATGCTCATTGAACCATGAAGAAAACGCCTATCGTTCCTGGCATGATTTTGCTGTCAAAGTTTCAATCGTTCTCGTTCATGCTGCTGGCGTTGTACGATCATGATGCTCATGATAAGTGCGTCATATGGATGAACGTAGCAACGTCAGAGCTCACTAAGACTTTCATCGCAAAGAAGACAAAGCTGTACGTAGAAGATTACGATCACGAGTTCTGCGGGTTCATATGAGTAATGTTGAACCGAAGATTGTGCCAGGAACGCTAGTGATCTCTGATTCTATATCTTGGCGTGGCGTCCTCTTGTGCACTGCCGTGTATAGATTGGGTAGCAATTGCTACGTTCATTACGTAGGATTCTTCAAAGATGGTCGTGTGAAGTTCGACATAGTCGACGACAATTCGTGGCGACTTCACAATGAAACGTACGAAAAGTGGATGAATAATCCATCACGATACACGGTTGTGCAACCCTTATTGCTCTTGAGGTACAGTAAGATACATGGCAAGGCTTCTTGAGAAGGTTTCTTTCGCATGTCGAAACTCAGAGAAGGTGAAAGACCTCTCTGGGAACGATATCGAAGTTCGTCCGACGTTCACCTTCAACCCGGAATCGAAGACTTCCCCTGCGACTGCAAAGCGTTGGGTCGAGACAAACTGGTACGGCCGGAACAAGGGCGTGTTCGAACCCATCACAGAGCTTAACAGCGGGCTTGTGCTGAAGATCACGAACCTTGAAGTTCGCAGCGAAGGTGGTCGAGCGTACAAAGTCATCGATCAGTTCAATCGCCAGCACGATCTCCGTGAGGATCAACTTCTGGAGTGCATCAAGCGCGAGGGCATCGCTCCGGGTGGGAAGCTCGGCGGGCAGTTCGTGTGGGGCGTTGATGGGTCGACGCTTCGTCTGACTCTCGTTGGCGGTGATTCGTACGCAGAGATGGTTCAGGGTTCGATCGATGCTTCTGCAGCAGCATCTTGGAATCCTTTGACTTTGAAGACGATGACACCGGGCACGGTGTGCCAGAAGCGCGATGGAACGAAGCTCGTCTTCTTGGGCCGTGCAAAATTCCCGCACCTGAATGGAACTCTTCATGCTTTCGTCGAGCTTCCTGCGCCACCCGAACGTTACGATCCCGAGGTGGCTGCTAACAACGGCGGTGATCCTTCCTTCGTCAAGAAGAACAACGATATCGCAGATGCATGGGATTCCATGTCATGGAAGGCTCGCTACGATTACGTGGAGTTGGATCGATACGCACGTTACGATCGACCCGACAGAGAAGATCATCGAATCTACAAGCCCGTCATCTTCTTGAGCAGCCCGAAGTTCGTGTCTGCTGAAGAAGTTTTGAAGGACTTTCCTACATCGATGTTCATGAATGCTAACGATTCACGGCCGTACGTGACCGGAAACCAAGATGAACTGCGCAATTTTTACCTCGACAACAGTCTTGGACCTCAGTACAATGCTACGTGGAACTGCTACGGTCACAACAACAGAAGCGCAGTTGCGGAACGAAAGCGTCTGCAGAAATTGATCGAGGAAGATCATGCAAAGGCACTGAAGGCTGCAAAGGAGGCTGTAACGTGGCTCTTAACGATGGCGCAGTGGAAGGTAAGAAGTTGTCGACAGAACGCATCAAGGAGATGATGAAGGGTTGGTTGAACGATCCTAGCGCTCGTGGACGCTTTGATCACCTCGTTGATGTTGATCATTATCACAAGAATCATGGGAAGCCAAACTACTGGTTCAGCAAGCTGACGCTTCAAGAGTTCATCGACCGATCGGTTGCTAGGTTTGGATTGAAGCCCGGTCTGACGGCCGAGGAGGCTCGCCAGAAGATATGGGATCTGTGGTGCAATCCGAAGAGCTGGCAACGCACTGAGAAGCGGCGCCTCGGTGCAGATCACCTAGATTTTATCTATGAGATGAACGGAAACGTTCTTGGTGGTTTCATGGAAGATTTCATGGGCGATCACGATCGAGAGTTGTGCGCTCGGTATGCGGGGCGATCTGAGGCAGAGAAGTGCATCTACAGGCTCTTCGACTCGAATCTATTCGGTGACAACTACAGGCTCGAGGTCGTCACCACGCCTGATGACAGTCATGTCATCGGTTGGGTCATCGTGGAGGATTTATGAAGATTTACATCCCTGATCTCGGAGATTCGTTCAGCGTCGAGCAGATGTCATGGTCTGTCACGATCAAGAAAGATTTTAGGAACACAGTTGCTCTTAAGTTGCTGAAGCTCTATAATCAGCCAGGTGAGGCAACTGTGACGCTTCCAGCCGGAACTACGTTTACCATCGATGACATCGGTGATGAATTCAACACAAACGACGTGACGATCATCATCACGAGCTGCGAGCGCCACGAGTACGTTGGCCTGCGGTTTGCAGTGAGCTTCCAGACAATCGGCTCTGTCAACTTGGATCTCGTTGCAAAGAATCAGCTACGAGGCGGAAACTACGCTGCATCTCTTCGGTCATCGGCTCGCGCTGCAGTTGATCCCAGTTACAAGGAGAAGAAAGAGAAGCGCAAGGCCGCTGAAGATCACATCAGAGCCATCCGCGAAGTTATCGTATCGATGGTCAACAATTCTGTGCCCGGTGCTAGAATGGAACATCTGGACGCAGTCGCTCAAAACGCTGAGAACTACTTGTACGCTGGCCGTGCACGCCCGTTGATGTACAACAAGCGTTACTTTAACAATCTGATGTACGATAAGAACATGTGGAACGTGCTGTCAACCAAGAAAGAGTCAGATGGTTCTGTTGTCAGGAAAGTTGGCTTCTACAGTCGTTCTGATTCTGGCGGCTTCATAGTTCGATCTCTCAACAACGAAATTCTTTCTGTAGAACCTTACTTGCCCACGGAGTCAACCAAGTGAAATTTTTCGTACCTGCAGTTGGTTACCAGATCGTCCTCGCTGCTGATTGGAACTTCTCGCTCTACCTCGAAGACAGGAACGACACGTGCCTGAAGCTCTTGGCGCCCAAAGTCTACGAGGATGTGAAAAGCAACTGGCACAATCGTTCCAAATCCGGAAAGGGCTGGCCGCTCGATTACAAGCACGAGTCTGTGATGCTGCCGAAAGGCACGAAGCTGGAGATCGATCGAGTTTACGTTCGAACTGCGAACAAGGCCAAGGAAGGATCTGACAACTACGATTCCATCACGTTCAAAGTTGTTGGCGAAAAATCGAAAGTTCGCTTCTGGGCGAAGCTCGAAGACGTCAACAACATCGAGTACGAGCTCCCAGACAACTTCACTGCAGGCAAAGAAGCTGCAGTGAAGGCAGCGAAGGCACCCAAGAAGCTGACGCTTAAGGATATCACAACAACCATCGATGGCGCTTTGCACCTGTACGATCGGGAAGACAAGCGCAATTACCCGAAATGGTTGACAGCAACTGCGCAGGGTGAGATCAAGCACCTGCTTGATACGTTCAATTCATTTGCAATTCCAATCAAGCGTGCCGAGAGTGAAGCTCGCCGGCAAGTTGCTGAGCGCGATGCAAAGTTGCGCTATGCACAAGGTAACTTTCCTGCATACTTGAAGACCACGATCAAATCTGTGGAAGAGTACGTGAAGTGGGACTTGCAGCACCGCAACTATAATCTCAGGTTGCAACGTTCTGCGCTTGATGACAAAGATCTCCGTGAAGATGCGGCTCGAGTCATCGCGTACCATCTTCTTAGTTACTACTGCGTTAGCAAGGTGCAGTTCAAGCGCAGAGCTGATGGTTCTGCAGTTCGAACGTGGTCATTTAAGGTCAGAGATAATGTTCCCACGCCGCCGAGCATCCATGCCATCGACGTGTCAAAGTATTGGTTGCAAGTCGCGGTCGATCCTACCGAGACAGAGATCGTCAGCTTCTCGTGCGGTGTGGACGGGAATCCTCCGCCAGTCGCTTTAGACCGCTCGGAGTTATCACGAGAAGCCCACGAATTAATTCGAGATAAACAAATGGTTAGTACTGTGGTATCATTTATCAGTAAATCGTGGGCTAACATCGACTGGGACAGCGTGTACTGCTGGCTCGTCGTTCCATGCACAGGAAGGATTCAAAGCAGATGTCGTTCATCAGATGGCCAGAGATAGTCAACTTCCACACGCTTCGGAAGAACATCAGGAACTACCCCCACATCGTGGGAGACGGTAACGTCACCTTCAGGCCCAAGGTGAAGCTTCATGGTGCCAATGCAGGGATCCAAGTCAGGCGAAAGGGCATCACAGTCCAGACCCGCGAGCAGTTCATCGCTCCTGGCAACGATTTTGCTGGGTTGGCAGCATGGGCTCACAGAGAATCGCAATCGTTTGTAGACACCGGTGCAGCAGTCGATAAAGTGATCTTCGGTGAATGGTGCGGACCTGGCATCAACAAGGGAACAGCATTGACGCAAGTCAGCAAGAAGTTCTTTGCTGTCTTTGCCGCTGCGACCCTAGACGCATTTGACAACGAAGAGTCGAAGCTGATCGTTGAACCTGACGAACTCGAGATGCTGGTCGCGGGCGTCCATGATGCGTACGTGCTTCCTTGGCACTCGAAGTCGTTCAACGTTAACATGTTGCACCATGCAAAAGATCTGCAACCCATCGTTGACAAGATAAACAGCGACGTTGCTGAAGTTGAGAGATGCGATCCCTGGGTAAAGTCCACGTTCCAAGTTGAGGGCGTCGGTGAAGGTCTCGTTTACTACCCACTGCCAACGACGGTGAAGACGTTCACGAACTTGGCTTTCAAGGCAAAGGGTGAAGCTCACAAGATCTTGACGCACGGAAAACCAGCGCAAGTTGATCCGGAAGTTGCCGCATCTGCAGCTGAGTTTGTCGCTCTCGTTCTGTCTGAAGCTCGCCTCGTGCAAGGTGTCGCCACGCTCGGTGGTGAATATCATCCGCGACTCACGGGACCGTTCTTGGCTTGGGTGTGCAAGGACGTCTTCAAGGAAGCTCAAGCTGAGCTTGAAGCCAGCGGGTTGGAGTGGCACGACGTTCGTGGTCAGCTGCAAGCTGCTGCGCGTGCATGGTACTTGAAGAAGTGCAACGAAACGTTACGTCATGGTACAATCTAAGAAGATGCTACAACCTCACGTGGTTCTGTGCGACGGCATGAATTTTCTGCATCGAGCCCGAAGTGGATGGACAGGCGGTCCTGCGCCCGTCGTCTTCAACTTCATGAGGAACATCAGGTCTCTCGTGGAGACGCTATTCTTTGCCCCTCCAACACGGTTCGATATACTTAATTGAATGAGATATGTTTATCTGATTCAGAATCTAATCAACGGGAAAGTATATGTTGGGCAAACGAAAAATTTTTCCAATAGAAAAGCAGGACATTTGTATTCTGCCAAGAAAGGTGATCTTCGACCTCTTTACTGTTCCATCCGAAAATATGGTCATGAAAATTTCGAGTTTCGAATTCTAGAAGAGTGTGATGATCATGAGTGTGATGATCGTGAAATTTATTGGATATCACATTATGATTCGTTTAACATCGATAGAGGTTATAATCTGACGCGTGGAGGAGAAGGATCTACGGGTTGCGTTGTTTCGATAGAAACTCGTCAGAAAATGAGTGATAAACACCGCGGAAAACCTAAGTCACTAGAACATCGCCAGGCAATTTCTCGTGCAAGACTTGGTTGGGAAGGTTTGCGTGGCGCTAGAAATCCAAATTTCGGAACACATCTTACTGATCAAGCACGTAAAAAAATTAGTGAGCATGCTAAACTACGGATTGGAGTGAAAAATCCAAATTGTTCATTGACTGAAGATGATGTTAAGGGAATCAAGTATCAATTGTCAATTGGAACTAGAGTTTGTGACATTGTGAAACTGTTCAATATTAGTCGTTCTCAAGTAAATCGGATTAAGCTTAACAAGCAATGGAAGCACGTAACAATAGAATTATGCGTCCTCATATTTGTCTAGTAGATGGGATGAATTTTTTGCACCGGTCTAGAACTGGCTGGACAGCTGGTCCAGCTCCTGTAGTTTTTAATTTTTTTCGTAACATACGAGCACTAGTAGAAAAACTTGATATCAGTCGCTTGTATTTCGTGCTTGAAGGCCATCCGCAAGCTCGTCACGATATCTTGCCGCAATACAAAGCGAACCGCATCGTAGAAGCCGGCACCAAAGAGCACGATGAGATGGTGAAGTTCTTCAGCCAGGTCGACGAGATAGTCGGGTTGCTGGCTGGTTCTTTTCCGTTCTCTGTCGTGCGTCATCCTCACCACGAGTGCGATGACACAATCTACAACCTCATCAAGCGTGGCACACGAGCCGTGAAGTGGACAGTTGTATCGAACGATTCTGACTTCACGCAGCTCCTAGATGAATTTGAGGGCGTCAGCATCTACAACCCCATGAAGAAGGCTTACGTTGAGCAAGCTCCCGCTGATTACGTTACATGGAAGGCTCTTCGTGGAGATCCAACAGACAACATCCCAAAGATCATTACGGATGGTGCTGCTACGGCGCTGATGGACGACCCGGATGCGTTGAAGGAGTTCTTCAATGATCCTGCTAATAAAGAAGCCTTTCGAAAGAACTATTCGCTCATCAAGTTCACCACGTGGTCTGACGAAGAGGCGCATGGCATGACGTCTTCGCAACCGACCAAAGATTGGGCGCCAGTCCGCTCTACGTTCGAGAAGTACGGCTTTAAGTCGCTTCTGAAAGATGAAGCTTGGGGAAAGTTCACTGCGACGTTTGATCACCTTTGGGGTGAATACTTACTCGTTATGAAGATCAAGCTTCGCGAGCTTAAGTCGATGATCAGAACGATTCTCACCGAGGGAATGACATCATTTGATGGCTGGAACGTCGGTGACTGGGTGAAGTTGCCAGGCGGTGCTGTCGTTCAGATCGCTTCGTTTGAAGATACGCCGTCGACTGGTGGTAGCTACGTCACGTGCCGGACAACTGACGGCCGAGCTCAACGCGCTGACTACATGTTTGCAGACGCAGTGAAGCCAACGCCAGAAGAGATCAAGTCTTGGTCGAAGCACAAGAAGTCTTCTGCTCGGCACGAAGCTGATTACTACGCGAAGCACGGAACTCGCGGCGAATTCTGACGTAACTTCGGCGTCATCTCTTACCTATCAGCATGTAGCTGATCAAGGAGAGATTGACATGTCCAAGTTTCTGAAGTTTTTGGGTTACGCCTGGGCCGCGCCAGTGACGTTGTTTGGGTTGTTGTACGTTGCCCTGATGACCGCTGCGGGGTTTTACAAATGGCACGGCGTCGAAGGAGACGCTCTTGTTTGGACTGTCAAACCCACATCACCAAGTTGGTTGATGGCGTTGTGGAAGAAGTGGGGCGGGCAAGCGATCGGCAACGTGGTGGTGCTTAAAGTTTCACCCGTTGATCGTCCGATGGTTCTCATCCACGAGCAGAAGCACGTAGATCAAGTCATGCGGCTCGGAATCTTCCAGCCGATCATGTACGCACTGTGCTACGTAGCAATCAGAGTAGGTTGTCCTGGATCAGATCCCTACTGGTCATCACCTTTTGAGGTAGATGCAAGGCGCCATGCTGGACAGCTTGTTGACGTAGAAGGTTTGCTCAAGAAGTTGAAAGAAACTGGGAAGAGCTGATCAATACTTAGAGTACATGCATCAATCAGTCATAGATGCTTTCAGCAGCTTCACGGGCCGCTTCGAAGGCGTCGTTGAGCACATGTACCTAGACGTCAAAGGCCTGGTGACGATCGCTCGGGGAAACCTGATCGATCCGATCTCTATGGCTACTTCGTTGCCATTTGAAAGGAAGTCTGGCGGGCTGGCACCGCCGGGTGAAATTGCTACAGAGTGGCACAACGTTAAAGCTAGGACAGATCTCGCGCTGAAGGGTGCTCCTTCGTTCAGGGCTATCACGGCTCTAAAGCTGTCTCAGAAATCTTGCGACGACCTGGTCAGGCGCAGGCTCCTAGAGATGGAAGCTCACGTCAAGAAGCGCTTCCCTGAGTTTGATTCATGGCCCGCAGATGCTCAGCTTGGGATCATGAGCATGTCTTGGGCTATGGGATCTGGCTTCAACTTTCCACGCTTCGAAGCCGCTGTGAAGAAGAAAGACTTCTTGACTGCAGCGGCAACGTGCAAGATGAATGAAGCAGGAAATCCCGGCTTGAAGCCTCGCAACGAGGCAAATGTAATCTTGTTCACCAACGCTGCTCGAGTTCTTGAAGAACCAGACACGTACCCCGCTATGACGCTTCACTGGCCTGACAAACTTCCAGATCATCCTCTGATCCCAGTTGTCATCGAAGAGCCAGAGCCTGAAGTAAAAACTCAACCGTCAGTTGATATAATTGTGCCTGAGCCGCCTCCTGCACCTCTCCCAACACCAGATGCAAAAGGTTTCTTGGCGATCTTGTTCAACGCTGTCAAGTTCTTGATCTCAATGCTAACAGGGAAGAAGCTATTATGTACGTACCAAAGCTAGGCGGCTGGAAAGCCGACCACGAAGATCCAGATCATGACGCAAGCAAGAACTACGTCTTTGCGGATAATATCTCTAAGTTCGCAGCTGCATCACCAGCTAGCGCTCCGCAAGAGGTCGACGGCGTCCTAGATCTGCGCCAGTGGTGCTCACCGGTCGAGGATCAGGGAGCTATAGGAAGTTGTACGGGCAACGGTGTCGTTGGGGCTCTCGAGTTTCTTCAGATCCGCAACGGCAAACCTTTCGTAGACCTGTCTAGGATGTTCGTCTACTACAATGCTCGTTTGATGTCACGAATGCAAGATCGCGATGAGGGTGCTTACATTCACATGGCGTTCGGAACGCTGTCATCGTTGGGAACTTGTGCAGAAGAAAAGTGGCCTTATGACACCAGCAAGGTCTTCATTCGACCGTCTTGGGGTTCTTACAGGGACGCTTACGTCAACAAAATTGACAGCTACTATTCTATCGGTGGATCTGGTCAAGCGCAGAAAAACTACATCATCTCTGCGCTGCAAGCAAGCCATCCGATCGTCTTTGGCATGACTGTCGATAAAGATTACATGGCGTACCGCGGCGGTCCACCCGTTGCGATGCCAAAGTCCGTTAGGGCCGGCGCTGGAGGTCACTGCCAAGTGATCGTAGGCTACGATCTTGGAAGAGAGCTGTGGTTGGTTCGCAACTCTTGGGGAACTTGGTGGGGAGATGATGGTTACGCTTGGGTGCCGTTTAAGTACCTAGACGAAAGCTCTGCAAACAGCTTTTGGGTACCGTTTTTGGAGGGTACATGAGCGATCAACAGCTGCTGAAAGAGTACGTCTCAACTATCATTGCTGAGCTCAAGCTTGACACAAAGTTCATCGCCCGGCTAAAGAGGCACATGGCGCCGTCGCTAGCATCAAATGGTCGCACTGCTGCCGTTTTCTGGATCAGAAAGACAGAAGAGATCAATGATGAACCTCTGCCTGATAATATCAGACGTGAGATCATCGATTATGCATCTTCAAAGTACGCGAAGCTATTCCGCAAGCACAACAATGATTTCAAGGAAACAGATTCAGCGCTTGTTGGGCTCATCAATGCTAAGTTTGGGTACTTGAGAGAAATTTGAGAGAATAATGAAAAAATTGGGCGCAGTATCTATCCTTCTCATTACGTTGATTATTTCTGGGTGCCCTCGTGGGTCCAACGTAACACCTCAACCGCCAGTTGTGACCGATACGGGTGACTGCCAGGCTGCATGTGATCGTCTCAACAGCTTGGGTTGCGAAGAGGGCCGTGATATCGACATGAAGAGGTTGTGCGCTGACACTGGTGATTGTGACTTGGGTCATGGTTGCGTAGCGAACCACTGCGTGGCAACGTGCAGCGTGTTCTGCCGTGATACGCAAGCAGCAGGCGTTTGGCTCGCTCCGTCTTGCGTCAAGAACATAACGAGCTGCGATCAGATCGAATCATGTCCACTTCCAGAACCAAAGAAGTTAAGCTTCTGAAGCAGCTCATCCGTGAGATGTTGACAGATCCTCGACCGCCGATAACAAACGTCGAAGTGGGTGGTTCGTTGGCAAATGACGAAGAAGACGAGACGCTCGCAGCTTTGAATGCCCCGCGAGCTGCATGCGTTCTTGTTAGGAACCCAAACGGAAAGATCTTGGCAGTCTCTAGGAAAGATGATCCAAACGATTTTGGATTGCCGGGTGGGAAAGTGGATCCTGGTGAGGTTGAGGTTGAAGCCGCTGCAAGAGAGCTTGAAGAAGAGACTGGTTACACTGCTGTAAATCTAACAAAAGTGTTCTCGCAGAAAGATGATGCTGGTTACTTCGTGACGACTTACTCTTGCTCAGTCATGGGTAACGTTGACACTGATGAATCTGGTGTGGTGAAGTGGGTTGAACCCGCTGTTCTCCTGCAAGGATCTTTCAGCGACTACAATCGAAAGCTGTTCAAGAGGGTGGGAATCCTATGAAGCAACACTTGAAGTCGTACATATCACACCTCATTGAAGCAGCAGTGGGCGGAGATCAAGCTATAGATGCTGGGCTAGCTCTTTATAGGGGACAGCGAGAAGGTAAGATTTACTACGTTCTTTACGAGCCCAAGACTCTAGCGTCTGTCATGCAAGAACCGGGTTTCTGGAGCATGCGATTCTCCAAACCTCTCGATGAATTTATCTACGGTTTCATCGAAGCCATCCCACACTCTGACGAGTGCAATGACGCTATCGAAGTTCATCGATCTGCAGCGTCTAAAGGTTACGGTCCGCTCATGTACGATATTGTCATGAGCGACGGCGACGGTGGCTTGATGCCAGACAGGGTATCGACAAATTCTTCTGCCGAGAAGTTGTGGCAATATTACTCTTCGAAGCGCAGCGACGTTGACAAGAAACCGTTTGATGATCGTGATGATCCAAAGACACCAGAAGAATGCGATGACTGCGAGCTTGTGAAAGATCCAAACAAGGTATTGAACTACTCTTACGACGGGCCAGGACAAAGCGCGGCAAAATCAAGCTTGATCCAAAGGCATGGTGAAGTTGCTCAGCAGCTGGCAAAGCACGACGTGAAGCAATCATCGCTAGAAAATGTTCTGTACCAACTTGGTAACACGTACTTTGACAAGAAGTACGGCAGATGAACTTGCTCAGCTAGACGAATTACAATGTTGGCAAGTGGTATGATACCGCTAGCAAGTCCTCACAGTCTCATACAAGAATCTCTATGGCCCAATGAATGGCTCGTCCTCGTCAGCTGCATCATGCTGAACCGGACGAAGAGAACGCAGGTAGAAAAGATCCTACCTGAATTCATGTCTCGTTGGTCAACGCCTGAGAAGTACTTGGAGAGCTCCCCAGCTGAAGTCGCTGACTTGATCCGGTCGCTTGGATTCAAGAATCGTCGCGAAGCCACGATCAGGTCAATGACAAAGGCTTACGTGAGCAAATCTTGGTCAGATGCCCGGGAGCTGCCCGGTATCGGTGAGTACGGTTGGAGATCATGGAAGATGTTCTTCCAATGCGATGTGGGTAGCGACCGCCCGTCAGACGGTGCGTTGGGCATATACTACGACTGGATAAAGAAACATGAGCAACGCAAAGAAGATCGCTGAACGCGTTAAAGAGAAAGCGCCGAAGGCTCCACGAAAGAAGAGAGTGAAGATCGATCCAAAGACAGTGCCTGCGATCGCGGACGGCGTGCTGCTAGCACCAGTTGGTAGCAAGATCTTGGTGACTCGGTTGCGCCATGCTCGTCCTCACACTTCATCTTGCGAGATTCACAAGATCGATGAAGATGGAACGATCCACGCTTGGGACGAGACGCTCAACCAGTGGTTTCTTTTCAAGGCATCAGACAATGTCGATGTCAGGTTCTACAATGCCGCGGCGGCCGGTGCTGCTGCGCTGGAGGGATGAATGCCCGAGGGTGTTGAAGTCACGTTGAGCGTCGAAGAGATCAACAACCTGTTCAGCGGTGAGATCATTCGTGCCGTTCAGCTGCACAACACTGGTCGTTACTCTTCGAAAGAGCCCGCTGGTTACCAAAATTTCGCCTCTGCTGTTCGTGATGGCTACATGATGGAAGCAGCTCGCGTAAAGGGAAAGTTCTCATGGTGGACGTTCAAGAAAGATCTTGAGCCCGATTGGTACATGATGTGCACCTACGGGATGACGGGAAAGTGGACGACGCGGCCCACGGCTGGGCACGCTGTCATGTCAATCATGTCTGATGAGTTGACAACGACGTTCATTGACCAGCGTCGATTCGGGACGTTGAGCTTCACGTCTTCTGCCGAAGCGCTAGCTTCAAAGCTGAAGTCAATAGGTCCTGACATGCTTAACGCACCACCGGATGATGAAGAATTCATCGAGCGCATGATGTTCAAGAGCAATCGAACGATCGCTGAGGCTCTGATGGACCAAAGCTGCGTCTCTGGCGTCGGTAATTACTTGAAGTGTGAATCTTTGTATGCTGCGAAGATATCACCGCATCGTCCAGTTTCGTCGCTAACCCACGAAGACTTTGCTGACCTACGATCAGCTATCATAATGATGATGAACCTGTCGTACGAGCTCGGTGGGGCTTATTCTGTGGGTCCGGATGGCACATCATGGATATCAGACAGATTTTCAGTGTACAATCAAGTCACTGATCCTCATGGATTCCCAGTAGAAAAAAAAGCGACCGCTGACGGTCGAACAACTTACTGGTGTCCAAAAAGACAGAAGTAGAAGATGGAAAAAGTAGCACCGCGCTATTCTCCTGACATGGTCAGAGAGAACGTTCAGCGCAACATTGAAAGACTATTCGCTGGGCACAGCGCTGGAAGACCGGCGAACTGGTCATGCGATGTCAGAACTAAAGAAGTGATAACGACTGCTAACTGGCTCGGTGAAGAGCTCCAGCGCATTGGCCTAGACGATGCTGGAGCCAAAGTTCAGAACGCGCAGTTCAACAGAAGGGTTCGTTCAGAAGAAGATTTGTGGTCAATTGCGTCCCAAATTTTGAACGATGCGCTGGATGGCAACGTTGACAGGAACAGGAGACCTCATCGACGATGGGGCTAAGCCCAGTAAGCGAATTCGTTGCACGTTTTACGTTGAAGGTGACGCAATTGATAGAAACAGAATTGTGTTACGTTTCTTGGGATACGTTTGTTCAGAACGACAGCGGCACACGTGGTGTAATTCTGAAAAAGAACACGATGTGCATCCTCACGCACTTGGGACCAGATTACGCAAAAGTCATCGTTCCTTCGTTGGGTGATTCTTTCTTCGTGCTTCGAACCTTCATAAGGCACCTATGATGAGACGTAAGAACAGCAACATGCTGCTGCGCATTGCGCAAGCAGATGCATTGGCGTTGGGCATCGAATTCATCGATAAAGAGAAGCATGGCGAGCTTTTTGAAGCTGTTGGCTCTATGAATCGTTACGTTCAGCACCCAACGTACGAGCTGATGAAACCGGGCTGGTACTCAGATGATACCCAGCAGAGCATTGCGATCGCAGAGTTGCTGTGCACCAGCGAATCACCCAGCGCCGTTGATTTTGTTGGCAAATTTTGGGAAGTTCATGCAAGAGATCCACGCGATGGTTACAGCAGAGCGATGCAAGAGCTACTAGAGTCTTCGAAGAACGGTGATGAGCTGAAGCTGAAGCTTCAACCAAATTCCGACAAGAACGGTGCAGCGATGCGCTCGGTTCCCATAGGCGTCATCAAAGATCCAGATGCCGTCGTTCGCTACGCTGGGTTGCAAGCAGCTACGACGCATGCCACGTGGGGTGGCATCAACTCCTCGATCGCTGTTGCATTGATGTCGCATTATGCCCTCTACGATCGTCGAGATTTTAATCACATGCTAGGATGGTGTAGCCGTTACCTAGATTCTTTTGATTATTTCTCGAAGCCCTGGGAGGGCCCTGTGAAGGCTCGACCGAAGCAGCCGGGGGATCGTGGCCTCGGTTGGAACACGGCTTGGGCTGTTCATACGTTGCTTGTCGAAGAAAAATCGCTAGCGGGTATCATGTCTCGAGTTGCGAGCTGGGGGTGGTGACACAGACTCTGTCGCTGCGATCGCATGGGGCATTGCATCTGCACGCTACTCTGACGAAGTGTTGCCGAGCTTCCTTGAAACCGACCTTGAAGCTAGCCGTGATGGTAACTACGGTGTACAGTTCCTCAAGGATCTTGGTGAGCAGCTGATGTGCAAGTACGCTTGAAGCTGTGGCTTGTAAAATAGCTGATCTGCAGGGTACATTTCAACTTATGGCACCAAGCACCAAAGCCAAGAAATCTGTCATCGATAGCATCACGACGTTCCACAGCACTTTGAAAGTGAAGGTGTCAGATCTAAGGAACATCCAAGAAGAGCACGGCGACATGTGTTGCACGTTCATCGACGATGTTGTTCATGAGTATGACAATTGCGGCGAGGCAAAAGAGTGCAGCCAGTGCAAGGCGATGAACGATAATGACGCTCGTTTCTGCAAGCGGTGCGCTTACCCACAAGCAGGTTACGAGTTCATCAGCATCCCAAAGATCTATTGGTCAGATGTTGAAAACACTGCAAAGAATTCTTTTGAGAACGTAGTCATCAAGAAACTAGCACCCCTGACAACGGGTCGAGCATTCTTCATCATGACGTACGTCGATCCAGATTATGAGCATGTTACAAAGGTCGTGGGGGCGGCGATCGTAGACGGGAAGTACGAAGAGTGCGACGTGACTTTCACGTCAAAAGCAAACAAGCGAGTTCGTTACAACGTTGAATTTTTAGCACCACGAGACAAAATGACTGAAAAGAACAAGACGCTAGTGACGCAAGTTAGAGATTTCTTCAACGTGAGCAAGGTGAAGCAAGTCATCCACGTTGGAACTGACATCTTTCAAGCATCAACGCCCTTCTTGGAAGATCCCACCTGGTGGAACGGTTTGAAGAGCAGCTTCTCGATCTCCAAAGTGCTCATTGAGCAGTTTGAAGTGTGGGGAGATGATTTCTTCTCTGGTGATGAGTGGTCTGCACCTTACAGCAGGGACTTCAACTCTACGATCATCAAGGTCGTCAGTCGATATCCTTACGAGAACATTCGCACCAACGATGATGCTACGATCATTCGCATGATCGATGCTGATGGCATCAAGATGGGTTACACGATGAACACCCGTCTCAACGTTCCCGGCAACATCTACGTTGACACTGCGAAGTTGAAAGAGGCTCAAGCTCTCATCAAGAAGATCTTGTGGGAATCTTTGAAAGATTCAAACCTCGTCATGAGGCAGAACAAGCGCGTCGGAACGTCTGACGATGATTCTAGGATCGTGTTTGAATCTGACGATGCCTTTCATCCCCTTGCATCTGAGAGAGCAACTTCGTACGCAGCATACTTGAAGCGGTGCATCGACGCTGACGTGCCGCGGTCAGTGATGCTGTACGGTCCGCCGGGGACTGGAAAGTCTACGATGGCTCGAACCATCGTGGAGAACCTTGGCATGCGCAGCTTCCGAATTCGCGTTGAGGATGTTGCTAACCTTGAGAGCTCTACGCTCTTTGAGGCTATCACGATCTTTGAACCCGATGCAATCATCTTGGATGACTTTGACAGAGCGCATGCGCAGGCGCAGCTGCTCGAGACGCTCGAGTTCTTCCAGAGGCACGTGAAGCTTGTCATCGCAACTGTCAACAATCGTAACAGTCTTGATGAGGCAATCCTTCGCCCTGGTCGCTTCGATGAGATGTTGTTTGTGAAGACAATGGACGGTGATGTTGTCAGGTCGATCCTTGGAACTTACGCTGATGAGGCTTACGAGCTCGTCAAGAATTGGCCCATCGCCTTCATCCAAGAGTACGTGAAGAGGCGTCGGTTCATGTCTGCCGCTGAAGCATCTGAGTCTACGATCGAGCTCTCGAAGCGTGTTGCTCGCCTCGAGAAGTACGAGGATGATCCAGCGCCTGAAGTGACAACACTTGATGATCACTCCATGAAGACTGATCCGCCCGATAACGGTCCTATCACTGAAGATCTTGAAGGTGAAGAGAACGAAGAAGGAGGCGGCCCCGAGGGCGACGCCCCTTTTTGTCCACCGCTAGAAACCTTAGTGATCTTACTACGAAGCTAGAATGGGTTCAGTCTGAACAAAAAGGAGAATTTAAGCCCGCGCCCTTGAAGCCTGTTACGCCCGCGCAGCTGAAGAAATTTTACGCTCAACTGCGTCTACAGTATCCTGGGAAGATTGGTATTGCAAAGGTCAGTGAGGCTAGAGAGTTCAACAAGATGCTGAAAAAGCTAGTGTTTGGCAACAAGAAGAAGTGAAACTTTGATCTGCACAGATGTAAGATTGAATCAATGCTAGGCGTTTGCTGCCATTGGCTTAAGTCTCACGTGCAACCACGCACGGGTAACACTGTTCTCGTCAATGAGATGTCTGAACGTACGTTGCAGCTGGGAAGGTTCCAGCGCGGCGCGTACACTGACGAGCAGATCCGTGTTACGTACATCAGCAACATCAAGAACCTCGCTGCGATGATACCCAAGGTGTCAGCAGCGGGGATTCGTCTATTTCGAATTTCGTCATCTCTGTTCCCGCTTGCTGATAAAGTGCCTCGCAAGACGTGGGACAATCCTGCGGTTCGTGCAGAGTTGCAGCGTGCTGGCACAGCAGCAATCTCACGTGGTATACGGTTGACAACGCACCCAGGTCAGTTCTGCGTCATATCGTCCGATTCTGACCGCGTTGTTGAGAATTCTTTCAACGAGTTGTCACTTCATGGCTGGATCTTTGATGCCATGGGTCTCCCGCGGTCGCCGCACGCAGCAATCAACATTCACGGTGGTAAGGGTGACCGTCATTCACGGCTCGTTGATGGCATTCGTTCGTTGCCACAGTCTGTTCGGTCTAGGCTTACGCTTGAGAACGATGAGTCAGCGTACTCTGTCGTCGACTTGCTACCCGTCTACAAGGAAACTGGCGTGCCGATCGTGTGGGATTCGCACCATCATACGTTCAACGACGGCGAGCTAACTGCTGACGAAGCGTTCAATGTAACACAGTTGACATGGCCGAAAGGTGTGATACCTCTTCAGCACATATCAAACACTGAGCCTTCATTGTTGAACGGTTCATTTATTGACAGGAGGAAGCATAGCGACTACATCCATCATGTTCCTGATTGTCAGCTCCGTGGGCTTAGGGATGATACAATCGCCGTAGAAGTCGAAGCTAAGCACAAGAATCTTAGCGTTGACCTCATGGCATCGATGTTCAACATACCTAAATGATATGGGCTCGGAGTGACTACTTATCATGAGAATTAAGATGGCAACTAGAACACCTTCTAAGGGATCACTCACGGACGGTACTGAATTCCAGCTGCACAAATCTCAATTGATGTTGTTCAGCGGGATCATGAGCAAGGTGATTGATTTCACTGAACACAAGCTTCTGAAGTGCATTGATTCGGTTGATGACGTGCAGCAGAAAGTAGTGTTGAAAGATCTCCTTGACAAGTACAGAAAAGGCACAGTTGCGGTATCATGGCGAAAAGGCCGACCGGTTCAACTACCAGTGACTAAGGAAAAGTTACTTCTGAACACTGCGTCAGATTGTGGTAAAATGAAGGTACCATGATCAATGACGTCGAGACACACAACATTACGAAAGTTTTCTTCAAGAACGACGCGAGGCGTAGACTCTATCGAGGAATAGAGTGCACAGCTGAAAGCGTTGCATGCACGCTGGGACCGAAAGGAAAGACAGTCGTCATCCAGAAGAAAGATGGACCGCCAGTTGTCACCAAGGACGGCGTTACGGTTTCAAAGTCAGTCAGGCCCAAAGATCCAGTTGAAAGGATGGGAGCAGATCTGATCAGGGAGGCAGCATCACAGACGAACGAGGTTGCTGGTGATGGCACAACGACAGCAACGGTGTTGACTTACGCTCTAGTCAAGGGTGGGTTGAAGTACCTTGAAGCAGGGTTTGAAGCAAAAGAGCTGTGCGAAGGGATGGAACGAGCTCGAGTGCTAGTCGATGAATACCTTGTGAAATCTGCTAAGAAGCTGACGACCAAAGAAGAGATCGCTCAGGTCGGCACGATCTCTGCGAACGGCGACGGTCGCATCGGCAACCTCATCGCTGATGCGATGGAGAAGGTCGGATCTGACGGCATCATCACCGTTGAGGATGCAAAAGGAATGGAGACAACGCTTGAAACTGTCGAAGGTATGCAGTTCGAGCGTGGTTACTTGAGCCCTTACTTCGTCACCAACCAAGAACGAATGAATGTCACTTACAATGATGCTCGCGTTCTTGTCACTGACAAGAAACTATCATCGCTGAGCGAGCTGATTCCTCTGCTTGAGAAAGTCGTAAGATCCCAGTCAAAGCTGCTCATCATTGCCGAAGATGTTGATGGTGAAGCGATGCAAGGACTGGTCGTCAACCGCGTCAATGCGAACCTAGCAGTCGTTGCTGTCAAAGCACCGGGTTACGGAAAACACAAGGATGAACTGCTTCACGATATCGCAGTTCTTACTGGTACGACAGTTGTGTCGCCAGCTGCTGGATTGAAGATCGAGAAGCTTGAGCTCAACGATCTTGGTACTGTCAAGAAGGTCGTCGTTGATGCTAAGTCGACAACGTTGGTCGGAGCTGGCGCATCTCGGCCCGCTGTTGACGCTCACGTTGCAAATCTTAGGACGCAGCTCGAAGACGTGACGCTAACAACTGATGAAGTGACAAAGTTGAAGGTGCGCATCGCGCGGCTTGCTTCTGGCGTTGCTGTCATCAAGGTCGGAGGCTCAACTGAGCTTGAGATGATTGAGAAGAAGTATCGCATCGAAGATGCTCTGAACGCAACGCGAGCAGCGGTCGCCGAGGGCATCGTAGCTGGCGGCGGAACTGCATTCTTCAATGCCACGTGGATGGTTGACGTGCCTCAAGATGATGTTGGTGCAAAGCTTGTCATGACATCAATCCTAGCACCCTTGCAGACGATCGTTTCGAATGCCGGAAAGTCACATGAAGTCGTCATCAACAATCTACGAAGTGGAATGATCAAGTCAGACATCCAGTTTCGTGGTTACGACGCTGCAAGCGACAGAGAAGTTGACATGTTTGCTCATGGCATCATCGATCCAGTGAAAGTTTCCAGGACGGCTTTGAAGAACGCAGTTTCAGTAGCAATCACATTTTTGTCTATCGGCGCAGTGATAGTTGAAGACACCAAGGATAGTGAAAAAGATGATCAATGAAGAGTTGAACAAAGAAGAGAACGTAAAGATCGAGGACATTGACTGGGAGTCTGTCTCGCACGGCGAGAAGATGTCATTCAGCACGATTCAGTTCCTTGCTGATATGTACGGCAACTCAGTGACCGTCAGCAAGGAAGTTTACAGCGCGAAGCTTGAAACGATGTTCATCTCTGTTGTCATCGTTCTAGTGGGCCTGCTGGTGAAGATGTCAATGGTTGGAATCATCTGCACCGTTGGAATCTACATGTTCTTGAGCACGATCATAGCAGCATTCAAAGAAGGAGCGGCTCGAGTGCTTCATGATGATGCGTTGATCTTGCTTCGTGGCACGCTGCTCGTCTTCAAGAAGAAATACCCGTCTAGCAAGAAGTGAGTTTTACTTATTGAGAAGATGAAATTCCAAGTTGGTGATCTTGTCACGATTGCAAACAACAACGGATACGTTTCAACTAAAGACTCTGGTCTCATCATCTCTGTAAGAGCTGCGAACCAGAATAAGTCTTACCAGTACGAGAGCGTGTACTACGTGTGGCTGAACAAGGGCTCTATGATGGGTCCCTTGTTCAGCCACGAACTTCTAGGCTTCTAGAAGCTTTATCTGCGATTCATGAGCAGTTGTTAGTCGACCAAGGCTTGGAAAGTATACAACGATCGTCCCGTACAGAGTGTAGTCTGGGATTTCGTTGCTTCCAACATCTACTTGAACGACGATGCCAATGTCTTTTGGGCTCAACACGTAGTACTTGTTAGGGTCAGAGCAATTGAGGGCCGTGACAACCCTTGCTCTCTGCGTCTCTACCAAGTCGCCCGGTTTCATCTTTTACAACGATAGCCAATTGCTGTCCCAGCTAACTGTGTCGCACCCGTAATCGTACAAACGACCGTTGATCAGCAACGACACGTGAGTTCTTTGACCCTTGCTTTGAGATCTTACGATCACAGCAATCATGCCGCTCTTGATTGCTATGGATGATGGTCTTCTGATGAGCGGCGCTGCCCATCCCAAGATCAGCTTCCTTGCCATCACTAGATCACCAGGCTTAGGCGTATTCAAATTTTCTCCAAGATTTTCCACGCTCAGATTCCCAAAAGAGAGCAGTCTGCAAGGTGCCGTCAGAGCATAGTACTACAATCTCGTGCGCTCGTACATTTTCACCGAACGAAGTCATGATCTTGACGATCGATCCAAACCGCGGTTTGATTGCACCTTTTCCAAACCATGCGACTAGATCACCCACTTCCAGAGTTTTTGGTGTTGATGTGAATCTTTGAAGCGTGTCTACACTCGGGGCAGCTGAACGTGATCCAAAAACCGCCCCTGACAACGCGCTCTGGGTGCTTTGAGCCACATTCACCGCAGCAACCTTCAGCTTCAGCGCGTAGCTTGCGTATCCAAGGATGTTCATCTGATGATGTTGCTTCGACGAGCACCGTGAACATTCTAACGATATTCAGCATTGCCCGACAAGGTTAAGTATCGCTGAGAATCTCAACTTTGTCAATGATCCACCAAGTAGCAACTTCGAACGTTTGGTGCTCATAGAACAAGCCAGTCTTGTCGTCAGTGTGCCACAAGATCGTCACCAATGCACCATCTGGTATGACGAAACCTTTGAACGTGCGATACAGCTGGTTGAGCTTGACAAGATCGCCAGGCCGTATCGTGAGCATAGATCATTGTACAATGAACTTGGTACGAAGTACAGTAACATTTACAGATGGAATTTGACTTGGGTGAGGGAGCTCACCATGTGCACGTTGGTGGTGTTAATGCAGAGATGGAGTTGCCGGCAAGCTTTAACGTGCTGCCGCGTGAAGATCAAGTGCAAGCTCAGCTAGCAGCTGATTTTTTTCAACGCATCGTTGCTGCCGAACGCGAAGGATCAAAGGTTACGCTGGTCACAGCGATCGGTGAGATCTTTGTTCTTCGTGCCGGTGATGCAGGCCTGCCAGATGGTGACGTGCACCCGGGTGATTTTGGCAAGAAGATCACTGTTGGTGACTTTGAAGCATTGTCAAGTTGGATTCTTGCGTTGAGCACCAAGATAATCAGCGTTGTTGACTTATTTAGTAGATGCGAATCAACGTCGAAAGAGTAAGGCAGATCGTTCGTGAAGAGATCGAAAGAATGATGAATCGATCTGCTGGGATGTTCGGCGGTGGAGGTATAAGCAGGTCAGACAATGGTGTCGTGCCTCCACCTCCAGGATTGGGCAGTCCGAGCGAAGAGATAGAGAATGAAAAACAAGAACAAGATGAACCAAGCCAGTCAGTCGTCCGAGCAAACAACAGAGCGGGAAGACGCGATTGAGCTTCAAGGCGTGGTGGATGAAGCTCTACCTGGGACGCTGTTTAGCGTCATCGTAGAAGGCGGCAATAAAGTTCTAGCCACGCTGTCTGGCAAGCTTCGCATCAACAGGATCAGGTTGATCCCAGGTGATCGTGTTACAGTGGCGGTTTCGCCCTATGACACTTCCCGTGGGCGCGTATTGTGGCGATCATTATCCGACATTTCAACTGCTTACGCAACGTGCTCGACGTGCTGCATAACTTCAGCATGTCGGGCTTTCAGCGTTCCAGCGATCAGCTTTGCTTCGCCGTTCCATTCGGCAGCCAGATCGTTCATTCCATGCGACTTGAGCTCTTCAGCAACTTCTTTGCTTGCGGCGCTGAGCGTTGAGGCTATGCTGCTCCAAGGAACTGATGCAAAAGTCTTCCCAGCTTTCACCAAGTCTGCGTGCTGGTAGACACGCCCGGCGCCACCGAACGATGGATCTAGCATCGTCTTCAGCTCGCCTGGCTTATCACCGAACTTTCCGCCTTTTCTACCGCCTTGCGCTCTGAACGTCAAAGATCCGCCTGGGTCGATGCGCGTTGCCTTCCCTTTGTCTGCGATGACGTTGCCCGATCCGGTGCCGATGACGTCCCAGTTTGCAAGGAAGATGTCAACGTAGACACCAGCTGAAAGCATGCCCGCTAGCTCTTTAGCTGGGATCGTTTCAAGAGCCATCTTGCCTGCAACCGCCGACGTTGCAAGACCAACCTTGCCACCTTTCCGATCGTACACGAGCTCAACGTTTGGGATGTCGACGCCTGGGTACAGAGAGTAAACCTTGTACGCAAGGTACTCAACTAGGATCTGCAAGCTTGGGTTGACGCCATCAAACAACGACTCGTCGGAGAACTTCAAGTAGTACTTGTTACCGCCGATGCTGCACGTCTTCATGACGTGAGTAGAACCTGCTGCGAAGCAGACGTCACCCACGTCTTCAATGTCAACTTCGTTGAGGACTGCTACCCTGATGAGCTCCTTCAGCTCGTTTATTCTTATAAGCATAGGTGGTTTTCCTTGGTTCTTTTTCTTTGAATTAACTGTGGGCATCCTGTGACCACCAGCGGCTAAATATGGAGCCTCACGTAGACTCTTGAGTTTCAACCGCAGGGAATTCACCACGCTCATCCCAGATGATCTTTGCGACCTTGATGGCTCCGAGACCAACGACTTCTTGCTCGTCTTCGTGCTTGCCCAGTTTGCCAACTTTGTACAGACCACCAGGGCCGCTGACGAAAGATCCGTCATTGTCAGAAGTTCGAGCGATCAGCAGCACGTTGAAATCTTTACTTCCGTTCATGAAATCAAACGTTGACTCGTGCCGCAACGACCATGACGAGCTTCCACCATTCCTGGGCGTGAACGTGAATGATGCCGTTTTTGAACCTTTCTGAGGAAGAGATTCATCATCATCCAAACCAAGAGCGCGTCTAAGGTAATCATCATTGACAGCCATGCCCCTGTACACAAGCTCAACGTCTGGCTTTTTCAGCACTGTGCTGTACTTTCCGTCTGCCATCAACCTCTTGATCAGATTTGCTTCATCCTCTGATAGAGCTTCGTTTGCAACGAAGTGAGCTTCTAGCTTATCGTAAAGTGCTTTCTCATCACGAGTGTCTGGTTCATCAGGAACTTGACTATGACGTTCATCAGCAAAGAGGTACTCTTCGAATTCATCGTCAGGTGAAGCTTCTGGCTTGCTGTTTTTTCGTAGCTTTTCTCGCTCCACTTTGACAGCTTCAACGTAACGGTCGATGCCATCGTTGATGCGTTGGAGCAGACGAGCCTTTTCATTGTCTTCTGATTGCACCCAAAGACGAGCTGCTCTTAGTTTAGCTGTCTCATCATTCGGATTGAGCGCGCTTCTGATAGTTCCGATAACTTCAAACCACGATGCCATATAGTCAACTTTTGCTACTGGATCGATCTTTGCGAAGTACTTTTCAAATATTTCTTCCGACCATTTGTAATTGGTCAGCTTTTTGACGCTATCATTTATGCTGTTCCAAGTTGCGTTGAACGTTGAATTATTCAACGCTGCTTGAGCTTTTTTCTCGATCTCGTAGTACTTTGCTAGCTCTCCGAAAGCTTCGACAACGAGGTTTCCACCTCCACGTGCAAGACTGTGAGCCTTTGCTCTAAAGATGTCTTTGTTGGTGCCGTCGAACAGGTACCTTCGGATGACATCTGCTGCAGGTTCAACTATGTAAAGATACTGGCTCAAGACGTAATTAGTGCTCGGTGGCATTTCCTTGAAATTGCTAGCAACTGTTGCCAACTTCTCTACCACGCGATCTAGAGCTTCATCATCGTACGAGCTCTCATCCTCCCAAGACTTTATTATTTCGACGCACTTTTTTGCGCACTCAAGGTCGCGTTGTACAGCAAAGTCAGATTCCACGCTCAGGTATCGTTTGAGCGAGCCCAGATCGTTTCGATAAGACGTCAGCGCGCTGAATTGAACTTTCCTGTAATCAGGTGATACCAGCAGAGCATCCCAATCATCTTCGGATATGCTGCTGACAATCTTGATGATCTCATCGATCCGCTGCTCTTTTTCTGTCTTCGTTCTGGTAACATCTAGCTTTGAAAATTGAAGAAACTCTGCCATCACATCATCAAAAAAATCATGAAAAGCACCAGCAGGATTCTCCTTCATCCAAGCATTTGCAGAGCGCTTCCATATTGATTCAAACATCTCTGAATCGTACATGATTTCTTTCTTCTGGAGCTCTGATCTGGCACTGACGATATTATCAAGAACGTTGTAGAAGAAAACTTTTATGAGCTTTGAGAAAACATTTTTGCCCATAGAATCGATAATTTTTGCCAGCGCTCTCATTCTATCTCTTTGGTTGTCAAGAGCGCCGAGCTTCACCACCACCTCTTCTATCGTTGACAGGCGCAGCTTTCTGTCTGCGAACTCTTCAACTCCTTTTCCTTTTTCTGTTGCTGCTGCTTCGACTTGCTCAACGCGGCGCAGCAACGTTGGCAACATTGAAGAATCTATGCCGTCTTTGTTTCCAAAGCGGTTCTGGAATTCATTCTTGAAGACTGAGTACGTTGCTCCATCGCGAATGAGATTATTCAAAAGACGCATGCGCAACCTAATAGCGGCTGGCAATTTGTCAGTATCAACGTTGCTCGATGACATGGTAGAAAACAACCTCTTTACGTACTCTTCTACCGTATCTTCAGTTGAGCTGTAACTCATGGAGCTTAATTATTCGCTCGAGGCGGCACGGATTATCTCTTCTATCTCGGGCATCGCTTTTGATATTCTTTCGCGGAGTGCAAGCACGTAGTACTTGCACGAGATGCTGCGAAAACCAAGGAACCAAGCTGCTTGCGATATGCATATGTAGCACCATATCTTCATGGCACCATTGTAATCCGGATACTTACAAGGGTGAAGATAACGATCGCTCGTGTGCGGCAGATTGTGCTAGAAGAGATCCTCAGAGAGGTTGGCGGCGGCTTTGCATCGCCGCCTCAACCCGCTGGTCGCTCGCCTAACAATGGTTCAGACATCAACTCAAGGGAAGCTCTAGGAAAGCTAGAGTTCGGAGAGCCAGATGATGACATCACAGCTCACTTGAGAGACGAGTACGTAACAGTTGAAGATGATTACGGACCAGTGCCGCCTATCGCGCCAGAGCCTTACTTGATGCAAGACCCATTTGTTAGGGATGTAGCAGTGAGATCGTCAATACCTAATAAACGTGGCTTCTTACGTATATTGCATTACAAATAACGTTGATGGTAAAAAGTATGTTGGAAAATCTAACAATCCTTTTGGACGTCTTAACAGACATGTCATATCATCTAAAGCCGGAACGCCTAAAAGTTACGTAGCAAGAGCGATAAAACTCTACGGGATCGATCAATTCACATTTGATATACTAGGTGAATATAGCACTGAAGAAGAGGCGTATGAATATGAAACAAAATTCATTCTCGAATTCAAATCTAACGATTCAACACACGGTTATAATCTGACAGTGGGCGGTCAAGGTATAAAAAGTCCGAGCGATGAAACTAGATTGAAGATGTCGACATCACACATGCGCAGAATTGATGCATCACATCCAGATGCCAAACCAAAACCATGTTCAGGATGCGAAAATATGATATATCCTCACGCTGCATTGACAGCATCGAGGCTTAAGGGATTTATTTCACAAAAATTTTGTTCTAGAAGATGTTCAACCTTGTATCGTAACAAGAAAAATAGTGGTTTGCATCGTTCAGAAGATGTACGATTGAAAATATCAAAATCTATGACCGGTAAACATAGACCAGAGTTGCAGAATAGATTTGATATTAATGATTTCGAACCAAAATTTTGCATACGTTGTTCGAAATCATTCTTGCCTCATGAACCTATCACACTTGGTTCAGTAAAAGCATTTAATCAAAGACGTTGGTGTTCAAGTTTGTGTGCAACGCATGATCACAATGTTGCACAACGTGAACAAGCTGCTATACGGCGACGTTTACGATCCGATTGTGCAAGAACCACTCACCCCAACGATCAAAATCATCGTCGATGTACACCGTGTACCACCGCGGCGACCATATTGCCTCTGTAGAGTGTTCTATTCCAACGACGATACCGATTGAAATTCTGCCACTGTAGTACTCGTGCTTCACGAGCGTACCAACAGAGTACCCTTTCTCGCAGTTTGAGCTCATGTGATGTGGCTCTTGGAGACGTAGTAGTACGACCACTTCTCAAGGTGGTCTTTCCCTGACAAGACGATCGCTCTTGTAGTGTCAGGGATCCAGCAGATTATGACGCACCACGCTTTCTCAAGGTGATCGTACAGCAACGTTCCCGCCGGGTACTTTACTTCATGTTGCCACGGCTGATTCGTCAACGTCTTCTCCTGACAATCTTTTCACTTCTTTTTCCACGAACGCTTTGAAGTTTGCGTAGAAGACACCCAACTCGACAATGTCAACGCGGCGCAGACGAGTTTCAACGTGCCTATACTCAACGAGCTTACGACCCCGCGTTGAGATCGTCTTTCCTCGCCTGTTCTTTGGCTGGTACTCAGCGAACTTCAAGACTGGAACGATGTACACAAAGCCGTTGACTGCCGCGTAAGAGACAGGCTTCCCAGTCTTTGCGCTGATGTTCCTGCGCCTCCACCCCCAATGACCCCGAGAGTCTTTTGGCTGTTCTTGGAGCTTCTCCGGCGGATGATCCTCTACGATCCTGTAGATGATGCCGCCGCTGTTCAACCCATGACCGCTCAGAGCAACGAGATCACCGACTCTCAGCTTAAACTCTTCGATCGACTTCTTCTGGTCCATCATCAAATTGTACAATCAACGAGCCAAATGTTCAATCGATGCTAGTCCTTATGATGAACAAGATCTGGCAATCAGCCGAGAGTATGATCATAGCATGAAGGTACCCGCCGCCCCACATTGGGCTCTTGTCTCGAGCTACGATCAACGATGGCGCACCTGTCAGTATCACTTGGACAGTGTCTTCATCAACGTCTCTGAGGCCCCATGCGATGGAACCAGAAGCAACGAGCGCGTCACCTGGGAGGAATTCATCGAGGTTCCATGAGCCGCTTGCCACGACATGAAACACCGGGTCCCTCGCCATGGAACATAGGTAGGCTTCCCGGCATCACTCGATGGCCCACGAATATTCCGTGCAATTAATTTGGGTAGTCCAACCACTTAATTTGTCAGTAAATTCGATGACTTGGTAACGACTATCCCACTCGATGTTGTACGCCTGTATCGTGAGCCTGTGAGACCGCCCGTTGATGCTCAACGAAACGATGATGCGCTCCGAGTAGAGCGGGTGCTCGACGAGTTTGTGCATTCGCTTGTTGTTCCAGGGCTTGATGCGGGCTTCGATAGCCGCCCTAAACATTCGCACCACGGTATGGCAGCGACTAGTAAGAGTTCGTTCGCGAACCCAGAGCCGTCGCAGTTCAGCGCTCTCATCTGCGTTCGGAACGTAACCTTTCTTCCCCAGATCGTTCTTCAGCTCTGCAATGTGCGCGGTGAACTCTCTCGTGGTGTAACCACGGCCATCGTACTCGTATACAGAAACATAATCGCTGTCTGGTTCGATGACGAACCACAAGTACTTCGCACCAGCTGCTTTGCCTTTGGAGTGCAGTTGGTTCATCATCTTCCACACTGCACCTCGAGCGTTGTCACTAGCAATCGTGAGCTTGTGCGCTAGTGCTTCGAGGCGACGGTAATCACGCATTGAATCGTACTTGACGCCGAGCTCACGGTCTCGCAGTTCATAGTACTGCCGTCGATCGACTACGTAGTACTTGGTGACGCCTGAGCTCCACTTGCTGTACTTCTCAGCCTCGTTAATAATCTCTGGGGCGAGGTTGTCAAGCGATATCGGTGGACAATCTGGTTGCATCTTAATCCTATTGTATCATGCCGCGGCGCACAAATGCACACAGGGACCGACCCGTAGGCCAGTCCCTGTTCGCTGTTGAGCGTTAACTCTGCGTAAGCCCTGGAGGGTCTTCGCGGAAGTCTTGCCGTTTCCACCGACTGCGGCAGCGACTGCGGGGGCGACAGTGTCAAGCTGCTTGGCGAGAGCGGTGCCCTCGAGAAGCTTCTTGAGAACGTCGACCACGCTGGTGCCACCCATGATGCTGAGGGGTGCCATCGATGCAGCAACCTTCTCGAGCATGTGACGCTCGCTGAATGCCTGAAGCGCAGCGACCAGATCCGGCGAGACAGCGTGTGCCTTGTCGACCAGCGCCTGCACCTCTGCACGGATGAGGTTGATCTTCACTTCCTGAGCCTTTGCATCGAGAGCAATCTGCAGCTCACGATCAACCTCGGTCTCGCGGCGAGTGACGACCGCGATCTCTGCACGAGACTTCTCAGCCTCAAGCTTCTTCGCAAGCGTCTCTGCCTCTGTCCGAGCGTTCGTCTCCAGGACGATGAGATCGAGCTCGCCTTTCTTCTTCGCAGTCTCGACCTGGAGCTCCATGATTGCCCGCTGCGTTTCAGCACGAGCAAGCTCGGTCTGGCGCTTCAGTTCCTCAGACTCCCTGACAAAATCGAGCTTCCTGCGTTCTGCAGCGAGGAAGAGCGTGTTCTGGATGACGTCCTTCTGCGCACCAGAAAGGAGGTTCTCCACTTCCTTGTTGAGCATCGAGACGTTGAGAACTTCAACATCGTAGATGCGCATGCCGTTCTCATCGAAAGCAGTTCCTGCCCGCTTTCCATCAGCACCAGCCTTTCCAAGAACAACGTCGCGGAGGATGTCCGTGCTGTTGCTGTAGAATTCCTCGACCCCGAGCTTCTTCACTGCGTTGCGGCAGCGAGACCTCATGTGATCCGTCAAGAACTTGACGTAGTTGTCGACGGCGAACCACTTCGACTCGTCGCCTTCGAAGTCAACCCTGTAGCTGATCTTCAGCTGAAGCCTGACAAAGTCCTTTGTCTCCACCTCGACGATGTCAGAAACCTTGTTCGCCTTCGTCAGAAGGTAAACAGTCTTCAGCGGGTTGTCCATCGTCTTCGGCTTGCCTCGCGACAGAGTGATCACCTGCGGGTTCTCATCGTACTCCAGCATGTACGTTCCGGGACCCTGGACCACGCGTCGGTCACCGTTCTTGCGAACGAGAAGCATAGCGTAACCAGTCCACAGCGTGACGCTGACAGCACCATCGTATCGAGTGTTCAAGACGATGCTTCGCGGGGGCGTGTACTTCGTCTTGCGATCGAATGCATCACCCGGCAGGGCCTTCGAAGCACCCTTGATCATGACCTTTCGAGTCGTATCGTTCGTTGCGATGGCACCGATCGCATCGTAGTCAGTGACACCGCGCGCGACAGCAGAAGCATACAGAGCGACTTCACCAGACGAAGCGCCAAAGATGTCCTGGTCGTCGATCCCAAGGCGCGTTGCGTTGATCTCCAGAGCGTCCCTGTTTCCAGGGTAAAGCATCTCGCAGAGGTTCAGCGGCAGGCCGCGCTGGATGATGACTTCCTTCCTCGGATCGGGCAGAAAGATCTGCGGACCCTGGACGAGGTTGATGACGCCGGTCTCGCGGTTCAGCACGTAGCGTGCCTCACCAGTCGGGATAGCGATGCCGTAGTGGATCTCCTGCTCACCGTACTTGATGATGGCATGCTCTTCGCGAGGGAAGTAGATCGTCTGCTCACGGCCAGTGATGAAGAGCTCTTCACCAGCGAGGTGAACAGTTCCATCCTTCTCGGTGTAGTCAGCAATGACCCTGATGTGAATGCCCGATGCAGGCGTCAGCTCCTGAGCTCGGAACTTCTTCGCCTTTGCCTTCTCAGGGTTGCTCTTGATGGGAGCCTCCACGAACTTCTCAGTCGGACGAGGGAAGACAACGTCCGGACCGTGAACGTAGCGCTTGTTTCCGTTCTGATCGAGGAGCAAGCAGTACTCCAGTCGCTCCAGAGTGACAGCCTCGCGAACGTATCGTTCCTCACCGTTGACCTTCTCCGGCACGACCTCGATACCAGTCGACGGGATGTAAAAGGAAACGTCCGTGCCGCGGATGACGAAGAGCTTGCCCATCGTCAGGTCCTTCTCGGACGGGATGTCGATGTTGGCACGAGAGACGCCCTTCGTGGCTGCACCTTCGCCGTCAGTCTGCGTCTTGATGACAGCCTTGCTCCAGTTCGCCCGAGCAGCCTCCTCATCGTAGACTCGAACGAGCAAGTACTCGTTGCTGCGAAGGTTGTGACCCTGGATGACCTTTGCCATCTGACCCGGCCAGAGCGCGAACGATGCGGGACCCGAGATGTTGACTTTCTTGCCGATGCGAAGCGTCGGGGTCGTCAGCTTTCCAGAGCCCGCAGGATGCTTCTCACCTTCGGCGGCGTTCTTCAGGATGATGTACCAGCCTTCAGGGGCGGTGTAGAAGAGCTGCGTTCCCTCGTTGAGGGACACAGGACGAAACCTCTTCTTCTGGTTGTCGAACAGAACGCACCTGTCAGTTCCAGCAAGGCTGGTCTTGAAAGGTCCGACGTAGCAATCGATGCTACCTTTCGTGGCATCGCTAACGAGCGCATACTCGTTGGGTGCAAGAATCAGATCACGCTCGTTACGGGTCTCTTCAGCCATTTCGTTTTTCCTCATTTTCTTTCCGTTTGTGCACTTCAGTGCCTTGCACATGCAAGGCAATTCACCTTACTATTGTCACCTACTAGCAGCTGCTTGTACAAAAAGTAATATCTCTAGCGGTTCACCGTCGATTGTCGACCATGCTAGCGCTGTTGCATCGATAGATACGTGAGTCCTGCACGCTGCACCCCTCCAGATGACTGTTATGCTGTACATGTCTGCAGATGACGAATCGCTGTGCTGCACGTTGTACGAGACAACGATCGCTATGTCACCCTTGTGCACAACTTCACCATGATAGTACCGGTTCGTTGTAGGATACCACAGAGAAGAACGCCTTGTGCAGACGATCAGATCACCAGACTTCAAGTCTCTGATGTTCATGTGCGCTCCACAGCACGTGCAGAAACAAAACCAATCTCATTGTGACTCGCACTCATGACAAACAAGTACTGGTACTCTTCAGCAAGGATAAATCCACCAAGAACAATCATCAGATCATCTGGCATGATGTTAACTACCTTGCCGTGTACTTCGCGCAAGTTGCCAACACGCATCGATGTGTGATACATGTGTGGGCTTAGCTTGATTAGATCGCCTACGCTGTAAGTCATGCCTCAGTCAGATCCTGGGTTTCAACCCATCGCATCCTGATATCACCATTGCCTGTCAGAAGCACGAAAGAGTGCATCGGTTCAACGATGAGAGCAACCGCCAAGTGAGCACCTAGCATGACTTTGCCCCTGGTTGTTGTGATGTCTGGCTTGGATCTGTAGACGCTCACGAACCGCTTTCTTCTGTTGAAGACAAGAAGGTCTCCTGATTTCATATCGGATCAACTTCTCCAGAGTACAAATACACCATCTGATCGCCTAGAAGAAGCATGCTGTAGTCAGTGCCGGCCCACTTAATGTTTGTGATGTACACGTACATGTCGGTGCGCTTCACGATTTTATTGTGCTTGTAGAAGTATATTTCGCCATCAATATTACGACTGGTTCCGATGTAATACACGCCGATTATGTTTTTGCACGGCTTGACGAGCTCACCAGCGATCATGAGATGAATCTAACGTAGCGAGAGTAAACCCAACCAATCGAATCACCCGTGTAGACCAGCAAATCTACGCTACCTTCTTCAGTTTCATTCACTGATATCACTGTCATGAGCGTTCCACCAAGCACAAAGCCGGCCGAGCCATCGATGTCGCCATTAGTTTTAGACCTCAAGTAAAGGTGAACTTCGTGCGAAGATTGCACTAGAGATCCAGGCTTGTAGAGGATCATGATACCACGTTAAAGTACGACGTAAGTGAAGTCCAACCAATGATATCATTGCACAATATGAACAGTTCATCACTGACGATTGATATCACGGTGCAAAGATCAGCTTTCGTAACTCTTCTTTCCTTGCCGGTAGTGCCCATACGCGCGCTATGAAGTGTGAAGAGGTACACAGTTGCGTATGGGCTGTTTTCATTGAGTTGAATGAGATCACCAGGTTTTATTCTGCTCATAGGTGACGTATCCCAAGAAATATCGGAACGTGAATCCAACCGACTGATTCGTTCACCAGAAGCAGCAAAGAACCATCAATGTAATTGATCACTAGGGCGATGCTGTTTCGATCTAGACCTTTTATGCATTGATCGTTGCTTTTTATCGAATATATGTTCACGCTCAAGAACTTGCCGCCCGCTTCGAGGCGAACGAGATCACCGCTCTTGAAGGTGTCAGTCACGATGCTCTCATTTTACTCACTGAATTAGGCTGTGGATAACTGCAACGCATTATCGCTGAATATTCTGTGGGCAGCTAGAGAGCACGATCTTGGCGCCGTTGGTGCACTGCGGGTCATGTGCCTTCATCTGCACTTCGTACACACGAGCGCTTACGTTACTTTTGAAGAATACGCAAGTGACCCAGATGTTATTGCGCCCGAGCTCCTTGACGCCGATGCACAAGTACCAAGCCTTTGGTGAAACTGTGTACGCGAACACGTCTCCTGGGTACATCATGCCGGCTTCAAGAAGTCAAGGTTGCACAGTATCGTGTGACCCATGGGTGCATAGAAGCATAGTGCACCGCGACCCTGAGCATAGGGATCGACATCTTCCATGTCCATGATCTGGATGATCAGTAGCAATGTCCCAGGTAGCGTGATGTAGTGCGATGATCGATCTTCGATGGCACGAAATGCTAGCCTCGTTGTCGTGGTGACTAAGTCACCCGGAGAAAAATTGTTCATGAAGCTCCGCTTGTCATAGTTTCATACGCCCAGCAAGCATCACCACGATAGTTTGTAGCAATAGATTTCATCGCAGAGGTTCAAGGAAGATTGATCTAACCCATCCACCTGATGGTTGTTGGCAACGTATATGCAGCAATCTACTTTATCATCACCGTAGCCTTGAGTTCCTACAACGATGCAGATGGAACCTTTGGCTTTGGTGCAACGTTTGTACTCCCAATCGGGTTCTTTCAAAGAACGTGATCGTAGAGCAACATCACACTGGAATATCATCATATCGCCGGTAGAGACCATCAGGCATCCTCAAGCAAACCAGAACGTAGCCAACCTAGGTGCACTCCCGTAGCAGTGTTGGCGAGAACGTAGCAATCTACTTCATAGTTGAAGCCGCCCAACGGATTGACTCCAAGCAGCAACAGGTAATGAAGTTGACTTCGTCCCACAGTAGCACCATACTCCCATCGAACGTCATTGATCGGTGCAGATCGTAGCGTGATCGCATGGCAATTGATCTTCAGAAGAGAACCGATCTTGAGATTCATGGCAATTGCAGCTCTTCTTCAAACAGCAAGCATCGCTGCCCGCTTGGGTTGATCAACTCTGTGCACTTTGAACCCATGACGATCCGTGAGTCGATGACCACGTGGAAGCCCACTTGGATGGAACCGCAGTAACAATTACTTCCACCGCGTTCTAGGTAATTCTTATTTCCAAACTGCATCTCAGGACGTGGGACAACAAGCTCGCCGACAGAGAACTTGGCTACGTATTTTTCGTGCATGATTCTTTCACAACGTTAACGTGGATAACCCAGGTTCGAACGATGGTACCAGAAGGTGTCATCAGCAGGCACGTTTGTTCGTTAATCTTCCAAGACAGCACGATGTGAACGCCATCTTCAAGCGGTCGAAGCACAACTCCAAGCCCGTAATAGCGTCCGTGACTCTTTACCAGCGCTAGATCACCTGGGCAGTACATCAGCTTACTTTCTGAACATCTGCAGTCATGACCCAGTAAATTTCACCAATTGGCGACATCACGGGCAAGAATTTAATTCTTGCCCGATTCAGCGACGTTGCAGTTCCTACAACGATGTGAACGCCGCTAGCTGGGTCGTTAAACCGTAGTTTCATCTGATTTTCTATGGCATTAAAGTCATAGACCCAAGCATGTTGTGACATGCACACAAGATCTCCTACGTTCATACGATGACCGTCATCTGATCGGAATACAAGTACATTATACCGTGCGTAGTGAGAAGACCGATGATCGCGATCGCCCGCTCTGATCGCTTCCGTCGCTGAACATGCACCACGAGGCAATGGTCGGCCTTAACCCAAATTATATTTCCCAATGGTGAAAGCAGCGGCCAGAAGATATCACCCGTGCAAGGCTCTATCATGCTTGATCCCACAACGACATGTGTACCGCGCTTAATGCCATCAAGATAATACATTTGTTGACTTGCTTCATGCCACTTAAAAGTCCAAATACCTTCATCTTTAGGTTCAATGTGCAACGTAACACCAGCTGACAGTTTTTAGTCATCTTACACCACCGCTCCAGCGCTTTGCACTAGGGTTACGTAGTCTACATGGCTCATCATGATTCGACCATGACTCATCATCAATTTAACGTGCGTGTCAGCCAAGAAACCAACCACTATGAACACACCGGCGTATTCTTCCTTGCTGAACACTTTTAGGTAATGCTGCATGTCGACAAGATCACCAGTCTTGAATCGATTTTTACCCATGGTTCCTTTAGTCAACAATGATCTTTACCTGAGATGAAAATACGAACTTGATTCGCCCGTCAGCAGTGAGCAAGCCCAGCACGTGAAGTTCCGGACACCATCCTTCATGATTGCAGTTCGGTGAATATACGACAGCGCACAAACCAGCGCGGTTCGTGAGCTCACGTCCTACTACCTGTGCCTCTATGTCATCAAAAAAGAAGATGTCGTCAACGGGCTTAACAATGGCTCCCGGCTTAACAACGGGTTTCATCTTAGCTGCTCAATCTCGTCATCGTAAAGTTGAACGATCCTTCCGTCGCTGTTGTTGAGCAGCATTACAACGCTGAGATTGTCAGGATGATAACCCAAGAACACGTAACCAGATGATACGTCAGAACTTGAAATTTCATCTCCACTCGCTGTGAAGTGATTGTAACCATATCCTTCATCGACTACAACGTACATGGCACTGCCCGGTGCGAAGTCAGTGACAACAAGATCGCCTGCCCGAAATGTCTTCATACAACCTCGAACTCCCCAGCTCTCAGCGACAGTATTTCTCCGTCGGAGGTGATGAACTGAGCGTAATTTGCTGGCTCGTTCACGCGCCATGCTGTCCAGCAGATGAACACAAGAACGTCATCTCTCTTGACAACACGTTCAGATGCCGTTGCGCTAGCAAAGTTGATGTACTGCAAATTGCTGTTGGCACATGCTCTCGTTGGGCGGCAGAGATCACCAGACAGAATTTTGACGCTTGAATGGTTCATCATAGTTCTTTGAACTCACCCTCGATCAGTCCAACGATCTGATCACCCAAGATGAAGTAGCACAGCCTTGGGTATTCTCGATCAGCGCTGTACAAGAACACTAGCTTGTGATGACGGAATATGGCGATGCGCTTGTGCATAGCAAAATGAGCGTTGCAGTAAATTTCACCTTCAAGCTCTGGTGTTGGTGAGCAAAGAGCACCGGCTCGGATGCCATCCGTCACAGCGCCTCGATCTCTTCAGCAAGGAGAAATGTGACAGTTTTGAGCTGTGCGTGCAGCAAAATAGCAATTGTGGACATCTCCATAGTTGAAACGTCAATCCTCCGCGACTGCTGGAAGCGCGCCGCCGCCTGCAAGAATCCGATGCACAAGAACGTGACGTTTGGGTTAACCCGCGGAAGATTCATGTTGACAGTCCAAACGTTCGTTCCGTTTTCGCGAGGCGTGATGTTCATGTACCTGAACTGGATGACGTCTCCCGAGGGGGTGCACAGATCACCGACTTTGATCGTCATAGCAACTTAAATTCTCTGTTGTACAGCGATGCTATCGTTCCATCAGGCAGCACAAATACAGCCATCGACGTACTTTGCGTAGAGAGGGTGACAATGTTAACCCAGCCGATGAACAACAGCACGTCGTTCTTTTGCGCCCAAACATTAGTTGGAAAATTTCCAACCGGATCGATGTAGCTTACTGCACCGTTTCCAATCGGAGAGCATAGATCACCAACTTTTATGCTCATATCTTATGAAACTCTCCATCATAAAGCATCACGATTGATCCATCTGGGAGAATGAACTTTGCTATGCGTCGATCACTGTAGGAAGAACCTTCAGGATGCCAACAAACGAACAGAAGAATATCACTGTAGGCAGCTTTTCGACCGGTTACTACGTTGCGAGCAGACAAGTAGTTAACATTCCCAAGCCCTGTTTTGGTGGGTATGCAAATGTCACCACTATCATACATGCGTCACCTCGCTTTTGTGCAGCCAGACAACTTTACCATCGTTTACGCGCATGAGAGCGCAAGCGTTCCAATCGTAACTAATCTTAAAGCCAACTACTACGTACATTTCATCGTGCTCAGCGGGGCTTGACTTTGAATCGTAGATCGCGTGCTTGGCGCCCAATGACGACTCCAAGATGTAGTAACGCTTGCTAAGCGTCGGTGCTAGCTTCACAAGATCGCCAATGTTAAACATGCTGGAGCTCGTTCTCGTACAGGTGAACAATTTTAAGATCTTCGATGCTCCACAATGTGGAAATATTCTTGTACATTCCACCGTGAACGATCGTCATCTGCCCGATGTAAACGTACAAGTCTCCGCGCTTAGTGTAATCCCAGTTTTCGGGGGTTGCTGTAGATCCATCGGGATTGATAAACGCTCTGCCTAGAGCATCTCTTCTTGGCGTCACCAGATCACCAATCCTGAACATAACACTTCTACGACTTCTTTTGAAGTAAGGTAAGTGATGATGCACTGGGGGATCATCAACAGCACGTACACCTTGTTGTCATCAACAAGACCAGATTCTAGAGCTCCTACGATCAAGTAACGATGGTTGCTAGATACTGTTACCATCTTGTGATTTCCTCGCCAGTCACCGGGATATCTCTCGTCAGGTTTCATGTAAGCGTAACCCCAAGAGTCTTCGACTGCTCGGACGTAAGATCCAATCTTCATGCCAGCTCAACTTTCTCCACATTGATGTAGAGCACTGCTCCCGAAACGTGCAGCAGAGCGCACAAGTAGATCGGATCAGAAGACTTCCCAACTGTTACGTAACCCAAGAGCACGTAGCGATCTCGAGCTCTAACGCGCCTGGTTGTCCGGACAGAGCGATGGGTCAAGTAGTGATGAGCTCCCGCAGTAGATTTTGGCTTCAACAAGGATCCAGTGTTGAACATGCTAACACCCATGCATCGACGTCGGCGTCGAACAAGAGGCCAAGGTTTCCAGTGTCAACTATCATGACGCAGATAATCCTGTTGTAGTCCGCCGTTTCTGGTGCGTAACCAATCAGCAAGAATCGATCTGATCCTTGGATCTTGCGATCGTTAGACACTTCAAGCCCGTCGCCCGACAGCGTCAAGTAGTTTTGTCCGATCATGGAAGCCTTTGGTCGCAGCAGGTCACCCGTTTTCATGCCCCTTGAAGCTCGCCTTCCCACATCATGCCCACGTGCGCATCACCAGAGCACATGACATACACGATGTGCTTTGTGCCAAATTCATCTCCTTCACACCGATGACAAAGTAGATGTCTTTGAGCGACGTCACTCGTGAGCTCCACGAAGGCAGCACGGCGCCATTTTCAACGACGAGGAACGAGGCACCGTCCATGCTCCTCTTCAACCTGACGATATCACCAGGCGCGAAATTGCTCATAGCGCAACGACCTCATCGATCCACAATTCACCGACGTGCTGATCTCTGGTTCTCAGCAACCAACAACGTCCACGCTTTCCACCGTCAGAAATTGTCACTTGTTCGTATCCAATGATCATGAATACGTCTCTGACCCGTGCTCGAGGACCATCAAGTCCCCCAAATCCTGCTCGCTTAAGAAATGGATAATCATGCGCAGTGTTGATGATTGTCACGAGCGCGCCGATGCATGAAGCGTTAACCACAAGTCACCTCGTTAACGTCCCAATCGTCAAGGAAGACGAGCGACATGTCGCGCCTCAGGCACATCACGATGTTTCGACGACTCATGTCGTACGAGGAAACGACGGCTAGAAACTCAGATTCATCCACCAGCATAGATGAATCGTTCCACTGACGACACCAACAATCATCCAGCAATTTAAGGCCACGAGCTTCGCTGTGCGGTTTAACAAGCATGCCAGGAAGATGACGCATCCTCTTAACATCTTACCACTCTGGGCCCGAGCTGTGCACAGCGCTCGTGGGCCTCACGATTTAATCGCACAAATCATCCGATGGTTTCCATCTCAATACCCCCAAATAAACTAGAGAGCACCCTCGAGCCCGGAGCAGCAGGTACGTGCTCTTGAGGCCGATCAACGGCGCCAACTCCGGCGATATGGGAATCTCTGAGATGAAGATGAGGTATTCACCCTTCTCAATATCATGGTCGTAGGATGCCCACTGCGGCGTGCCTCGTTCGCCGTAGTACAGCGTCCAGCATCTCTTGCTAGCCTTGAGCAACGTTCCAGGTTTTATCACAGTAGGCCTACTTCATAGGTGTAAAAGTTTCGCTACGTTCCTTGCGTCGACGGTGCACAGTTCACCAGACGATTTCATGACTCGGATGTACTTCGAAGACTTGTTGAACCAATAGTGCATCAACTCTTCTTCTTTGTCACCAACGTTGCAGATGAACACTAGCAGCTGACTGTTTAGGATGACGCCTTGTTCTGGGTGCAACTTCCAATTAGCGCCAGCACCAAAGAAGCAGGGTATGACGTAATCTGTCGGCTGCAGCAAGTCGCCCGTCAACACAGCGCCACCTCATGCGCGTACAAGTTGATCAATCCTATCGTTGGTGAAAAGAGGTGAAGCACAGAGCCTCCTTCGATGTACGCTTCATGCCCAATGCAAAGAAGAAATTCTTTCTTGGTGTTTGGTATTCCATAGCGGAATGATGTGACCCAAGAGCCCTTAAGGTGCCGTGTCAACGGCGGCATGTTGACTGCAGCGTCAGACGGTACTACGATCGATCCGCAGCTGATTTTAGTGCCATGGCAATCTGTGGGCGCGCGCACTTTCATAGGGTCACAACGTCCCTTCTGTCGATGTAGACAATCCTCCCAGACTCTCTGATGACGCGTGCAATGTTTTCTGGTGACTTCGTCCACCGCGAGAAGTACTCGTAATCGCAGTCATCTTGTGTAAGATCGCTGACGTAAATAAGAATTTCTTTCCACAAGATCGTCGTGTAACCAGCCGGCTCTCTGTCAGCGAAGCAGTATATCGCTTCGTGCCCTGGTATCACAAGATCGCCTGACTTCACGGGATGACCTCAAATTCTCTCGTGCATATTTCGTACAAAGCACCGTCCTTAGAGCTCAAAGCATAAGCAGTTGTTTCACCCTCAACGGGAATCATGCCCATGTACGCATACACCGGTCCTGGTGCTTCATAAAACGCTTCGTACGTCTTAGAAACGTTCCACTTATAAATCCAGTGACGAGATCCAGAAGCGTCAGCTTTCGGTCGAAGCAACGTTCCAAGAAGTAGATCATCTAGATCGATCATAGCTTTGATAGCATCCTTTTGTCGACGTACACGAGGCTGCAATCAGCACGCATGATCATCATCGTCGCAGCGGTGTACGTGCCCAACGATGGATGCACCCTTCTTTGGTCATCACGGGAGAGCTTGCAGATGAACGTGCAAATTTCATCGCTAGCTATCGTTCTGATCAGCAGACCGAATTCAGGGTGCACTTCGAAGCACGTTGTTGCTGCGAACCGCGATGCGACAAGGTCACCTGATTTCATAGCTCTTCAACGTTCTCAGCATCGGTCAAGTAGATTTCACAATCTGGCGTAAGAATGTACAGAGCCGGAGCATCATCACGGTCAACCATGTTTCCGAGGTACACGTACAGTGGTCGACCGTGAGCTGTGATCACCTGCGAGTGAATCGGATTTGTTGAGTACAACCAATGAAATGAAGAGGTTGGGATCAACAATGATCCTATCTTCAGCTTTTTCACGCTCTTCACGGTGCATCGCTCCACAGGATCAGCATGTCTTTTGTCGTTCGATCATAGTTGATAACGATGCCAGCTGGCTCCGGAGCAAAATCGTTTAGTTTGCGATCGTAGTCATCCCACGCCGGTCTGACAACATCACCAGGAAGCCAGAACACGTCGCGAGCTGGAATCTCGTAAGCGTGCTCAAATTCCACGAGGTAACCGATCTGCGTCCAGCGATGTTGTATCAGTTGGGGTGACATGGTTCAAAGCAGTAATCAGGGAACACTAGCACTTTTGTGTCTCTAGCCCGCAGGACGATTCCGTACCATCGCGAACCAGCTTGGTCCTTCCAGGACTCTGCATCGCCGAGAAAAATAAGCAGATCGCCGACGTCAAAGGAAACATCATTCATGCTAGCACCATGATATCATAGGCGTAGTATGTTAGCACCCCGCCGTTTGGCAGCATCACTCGAACGATCAGATCACCCCAAGCCCCAACGCGAAGGCCGATGCAAACCATGATGGTGTCATGAGGATGATATCCAATCTTCGCCTGAACTAGATCGCCGATCTTAATCTTCTTCACGGGAGACTCAAGTCGTGGTTGTACACGTAAATCAAGTGACCAGATGGAAGAATCACCAACGCGTAATTACCACCATGCACTCGATAGTCGTTCAAGTAAACAGCAAGTCGCTCGTTAGAGCCAAAGTTGCGAATCTTTGGATGATCAGAATCAAGCTCGCATATGATGACATTGTCTCTGTTGATCTTCACCAAAGTACCGGTTTTCATAGCTTCCTCAAGTTGCTCGCGTAGTACACTGCAATCTGTCCGTTGGGAAACATGACGCGAACCAGGCAGTCGCCGTGAAGGCTGTCAAGCGTTCCCATACACACCATGGGGCTCCGAGTCTGAGACAATCGGTTTTCAAATCGCAGCAGATCACCAGTCTTGAATGATTCTTTCATGCGGGCACCAAGTCAGCTGCAACGATGCGTGTCAACTTCCCTGACGGAAGCAGGACCCACTTGTAATCCTCGCCGGCGATCGTCTCGCAACCTACACACATGCAGATGAAGTTGGGTTTAACTTTGAAGAACGCAAATTTCTCAAATCCCATGGGTATCATGGGTGCTTCAATGATCGTTGTGTGCCGCGTGGTAAGCAGATCTCCCGGCAGCATCATAGCAGCTCTCTCAGCTCGCTTGCGTACGCCCAGGCAACTTGCCCAGACGAGCAGACAACGCAGGCAATGCTAGGGTGAACATGGTCCGTGCCCACGTAGATCAACACTGACCTCTTTGGTATTACGTGGTTATCGTAGATCCAATAGACCAGATCCCCGGATTTCATCATTGCTCCGCGTGCTTCAGATCACAGACGTAGAACCAATCAATCCGCCCATTCGGTGCTATAACGTAAGCGAGTGCAGAATCCGGATCACAACGACACAAGTAGATGTACACGACGCGCTGGGCGCCCCAGTTAACCAAGTCACCGCTACGAAATGAATCGCTCACTTGACAACCTTGAACTGGTGCGGGAAAGAGACCCAGATCTCACCGCGGAACAATACGACAGCGAGGTTACAATCATCCCACGTGACCGTGCCAAGAAAAGTGCCAGCTGCTCGGCATTCTTCATCTGTGGGCTTGAAATCTTTATACACGAGCCGCGCGCCGTCCTCATGCAGTGAAATGGTCGTCACGTACGTACTTCCATGCGATTGTAGAATCACCATGTCACCCGGAAGTGTCACTGCCATCTAACAATTGTAACCCATTTTGTGGCACCAGTGCACAGCGTTACAAAGGCCTTAGTCTTGATGGATGAACTTCTACCAAGACACCAGACGGAAGCAAGATAAGAACCAAGCTTCCGTTGCCACGACCGCTAATACCAACGTACACGAAAGGTCCAGAACCGGGAACTTCGAAGCCGTGAAGACCATATTCATAGGGTGCTTTCAACGTGAGGACGTACAGATCTCTCGAGTCGCTGCAGACCAGATCGCCGATCTTCATAGCAGCTCTAGTGCACCAACGTAGTATCTGTTGACGCGTCCGCTGAACAGCAAGACCCAAGCCCAAGTCGCTCCTGACTTGAGCTGACCAAACCCTATGATGATGCACGCTTCTGGCAAATAATTTTTTCGTGGGACAACCAAGTCACCAACTTTCATAGCGACACCTCATCAGATGAAAAACACGTTGTCGACGTACGTAACAACCAGCTCACCAGTTTCGCGCATCACCATGATGCGATTGCGATGAAACTGGGTAGGCTCGATAATGAAGACACCGACGCACAGCAACACTTCATCGTCAACCAAGCACTGACCCAGGTAATAACCAGATATCGGATTGCAGGTTGATATGAACTTGCTCTTCGAGCAGACAAGATCTCCAGGTTCGATATTCATTCAACCCACTGCAGCTCTTTAACGGAGCCGGCGTACGTAGAGATAACACGACCGTCTGGTAGCAAGATCCACACGTACTGCAAACCGTCAACTTTGAAGCTGTTTACGTATACAGCAACGCAGAAGTTTACGGCGAAATCATCTGCAATCTTTGATTGCCTCACTTTGAGGAAGTGATCTGCCTCGTGCGGATTCATTGAAATTCTCTTGAACGTGGGAACGACCAGAACA